ACAAGCGTATCTTTGGTCAACCGCTTGAGAACGCAGTCGCCGTTACTCAACCTTTCATGGAGCAAGTCTACAACCGGCAATCCATGACGAATCCGTTCGACCTCTTTGGAAAATCAGATGAGTTTATAGATGCAGCGTTTGACATGGGTTATCCCCTCATTCCTTACGACGAACTGCATGACAAGCAACGAGCCATCGTTGACTTTATCTCCAACAAAGATGGGCAGCATGTTCCATCTTACTGGACTGACCCGGCCAGTGGTGAATATGAAACTGAATACTACAGCGGCATGTTTCGGTCGGACAAACACCATCTTTACCCTGATGAAGCGTATGACCAATATCATCGCTACCTGCAGCATTACTTTGATGCTGCAAAAAACACCGCTGCTCTACCTCGTGAAAAGCAGTTTTTCTTGATGTCACAAGGGGCTAAATCGCACCCTGAACATCCCGACAACATCGCTCTTGCTCGAATGGCTGAGGAGTTTCCTGAATGGGATGTCGAAAATCCCCATGAAGCCTTTTGGGAACGCTATAATAAATCTCAAGGGGGGCTTGCGTCTCGCATGGCGTCCGGCGGCTTCCTTCGCTCGGAAGTGCTTGTTAAAGAGCGCAAATCACCTGAGGCCATGCGTCACAAGCGGGAATACGACGCTGCTTACAACAAGCGTCCTGACCAAGTCAAGTATCGTGAAGAATTGAACCAAGAGCGACGACGCCGTGGAATCATGGGAAGTCACAATCACATGGATGTCAGTCACACACAAGGCCATCGCTTGACCCTTGAGCCTGAGCATTCCAATCGGGCTCGCCACTTCAGGGAAAAGGGCACACTGCGTGTGGTGAAATCAATGAAAGAGGACCTTGAACTCCTACGCAACTTGATGCAGGGTCCAATGGATGAGCAAGACAAGAAAATCGCTACGGCCATGGTCGGCATGCTCGAAGAGCGCCACGGTGAAGACGAAGACGATAAGGATGACCTGACCCGCCCGATGTTTGGCGGTGGCGACCTCTTCCTCTGAGCCCCTATACGCATACGCATAAAGAGGAAGGTTGTCCATGTTGTATAGTTTATATTATTTACAATAGTAGTAGTATAATATGTTGTAAGGACTTTTTTCAAGACAACCTGAACAACCAGCGACAACCAGCCGAGGAAGGTTTATCTCTACCTGCTCAGTGCCCTCACCAGTGGTCGCTATGGATGATGACACGCAGCACGAAGCAGAAATCCGCCTTCTTGGCTTGATTCTCGCACAGTCAACGCTGGTTGGAGTCGGCATCGGACTCTTTGATGCTGACATATGGCTAAAGAACGAAACACCGATGTTGAATGGATTTACCTACGCCATGGGGGCGTTCTTCATCCAAGGCATCGCTTACTACATGTTCAAGGTCTTTTTTGAGCAAGGCATGCGAGAGCGTGCTCGTATGTCACAGATTGACCGAGAACGCAACAGCAAGTATCGCACCATGCAGTATTCCTTCGACCAGCGCCGTGCTGAAATGGAACTGCGAATGCAGGAAGCCCAACTCGAAAAGGAGTTGCGGTGGATGGAAGCCAATCCCGGTCAAATGCCTCCGAGTTGGGGCGTCCAAGGTGGCTCACCTTCACTGGTTGGAACCTACGACCAGCAGCGTGCTGACAACATGCGCATTCCCACTCATGCCGCTCAAGCCCCCGCTCCACTTAGCCTCGGCGTCGAAGAAGAGGTAAAGTCAGATGTTCCTCGAAAAAAGGACGGCACATTCGCCAAGAAGGGTGAGTGAAGTGCATGGGTCGTATTTTCAAGACGGTGTCGGACAATGCAACTGAAGAAACCCTTCGAGCGATTCATCTTGCTAACACGGTTGATACGGCATATGAACGAACATTGGGATGGGTCAAAGCGCTCATCGCATCTTTTCTAACCGCTCTCGTCGTAAGCGGCATCGAGTTTCATAACACCGAGTTCAGCGTCTATGAATCAACGATTGATTGGACAGTTGAAAAACTCAAAGACTTCACCAACTGGTTGAAGTGGTGGTAGAGGTGAGTCGATGGTTGAACCTGCAGGGACGGCACTGGTTGGCGCTGCCGTGTGGGGACAGTCCCTCTACAATTCGTGGCGACCACGACGAGTCGGCATCTACGGAGCCCCCAAAGTCGGAAAAACAACCCTTGACCGATTCATGACCACGCCCGGTGAGATGGAAGCCATTCCTGACGAGGAGCGGACCACGCACGAAAAAATGTTCAAAATCATCGGGGCTTACAGCATGCCCACGCCGACACGCAAACGCATCGGCTGGGACGGGCAGAAGCGAGTCGTTTATTCGGCCGATGTCGGTGGGCAAGAGCGGTTTTGGAACCTGTGGATTGAGGATATGGTTACGCGTGGAGTGGAGGCTGTGGTCTACATGTTTGACGAGCGGGCCTTCAAAGGAGGCGATGAGGGTCTGCAACAGATTGCAGGCTTCCGTTTTCTTGTCGACCGTCTTATCACCCGTGATTACCGCTATCGTTCGCTACGCTCTCGACTTAAAGGACGCCGCTACGCTCCTCGGGTTGTCATGTTGGTGGCCAATAAGGCTGACCGCTTCTTCGATGAGACAGCGTCCAAGTTATGGCACGACGGTCGTATCGGTGAACACAAAGTCTTCGACCCCTTTCGTGATGACCTCATTCGTCTGCAAAAAGCAGGCATACCGTCAAAGCGCTCTTTCATGGCGACGCGCATCGGTTGGAATGTTGAAAAAACGATGGTTGACCTGTTGACCTCATGATTGACCTGTGGGGAACCCTTTTATTTGAAGCACACTTGGTGAAAGCATGGGCAGGAATGTGACCACGACCACGCTGCACGCTGCGTCGTCTAAGACCGGTAGCCTGCGGACCACTGTTCCCATGTGGATTATCAATCACTTCAACCTATCAGCCGGAGACGATGTGGATTGGCGCTTCCATGTGCAGGACGGGAAGATGGTCGTTGTCATGGCTCCTGTGGAGGGTGCTTCTCATGATGCTGCGACCGAATAATCCATCTTTGTATCAAACCAACGAAGCGCATCTTGCGATGTTGGCTGCACAGGGCAACGAGCAATTGACTCAAGCCGCACTTGCTGAAATGATGGCTGCTCAACAAGGCATGCAGCGAATTGCTGCTGCTCAAAACATCGAGGTGCCGAAGGTCAACTTCTATCCCAGCACTCACCCCGACCCTCGCAAGGCTCGCCGTCGTGACATTAAGCAGGCTTACAAATTACTGCGTCCCGCTAAACGGAGTCGTATTTCACCGCTGCGCTGGCTTGGTAACAAGTTCCGTTACGACAAGGACACTGGGACCTGCGTCATTGATGGTTGTAACTGTGCTGCGTTGATTCAGCATGACAACCTCTACATGCGCATTTGCGACGAAGATAGCGGTCGTAGTCTGTGGGAGATGTATTGGTCGAACCCCGTTACCGGTCAGCCCGAGGCGTTTATCGCTCGTGACCGCGTCACCAGCGGTAAAAAGATGCGAGGGACTTACTGTCCTGAGCACCTCCATCTTTTCCATCTTCTGACCAAGTGGGAGTCCGAAGAGGACAAGCAGAGCGAGATGAACCCGAACCGTTTGCGTGACAAAGTTAAGCGAGGCGTGTCTATCGTGACCGTGCCTGTGTCTTCAGTGAGGCAAAAGGACCCGCAACCTGCGATGCTGCAAAAGTATGAACCCTTCTTTGCTGAACTTGAGCGTGACCAAGGCAAAACAAAGGGCATCAGCATCCTTCATTACAAAAACCCCGAGACAGGCATCAACGATGTCACGATGATTGTCTTCGACCTGCGCATTTTCCAGCATGAAATGCAGCAGATGAACATGCCTACAGCGGAGTTCCAAGCCTTGCTTGCACAACAACAGGCCATGTTGATGCCTCAACAGAACCTTGATGGCGAAGGAGTCGCTGGGCAGGTGTGAGTCAGATGTTTAACTTCAGCCAGCCCCAACCCAGCAGTGGATTGAATCTTTCGGCCACTGGAGCCCCAATGAGTGGGATGAACGCCATGCAGCAGGGTGGTATAGGCCTTGGTGTGAACACCATGCAACCTCAGCAGAACACCTTCATGTCCGGCATGGTCGGTGGTATGGGAATGCAACAGCAGTATGGTCAAATGCAACAATATGCTCAACAACCGATTGCTCCTCCCAGTGAAATGGAGATTCTCAACGCTCTGCTTCAATCGCAGAACCCTATCCATCGCTTTATTGCTACTGGCGGTCTTGCTGCAGTCATTGACCTCGTGGCTACGGCTACCTCACTTTCGTTGCTCAACATCCTGAAGGACGCTACTTTCGTCATTGATGATGATGAAGGAACGATGAAACTCAATATCGCTTCGTTGCCCGACTCACTCAAAACGCTCAGTGCTGAGAATGTCGCTATGGTTCTCAATCAAATCGTGAACAACAGCCAGCAGACAATTCAGCAGGCTGAGATGCAGCGTCAACAGATTCTCACCATGAGTCAACAGTCCATGATGGGCGGTGCTCTTCAAGCAGCATTGGCTGACGAGGGCATGATGGAACGAGTGGGCGGAGGCATTGGAAGCGTCGCACGGTCCTTCATGGGACTACCTAAACAGTGAGGGATAAACATGCAGAGAAACCCACCGAACTATTCGCAGCAAGCCATTACTTCGTTTTCACAAAGTAGTATGCAGGTTTTCGCTCCTTCACGCAGCGTTATCACAGACATGATTATGGTGCAGTTCATCAGCATGATTCTGATTTTTGGTTTGATTCTCATGCTCAAGGGCAACACGCTGAGCGCTGACGCAGTCAGCGCCTACCTCATTGGTATCATGGTGTCCTCACTCATTCTTGGGCGCATCTACACTCGACTCACTCAATGACCAGCGCCCGAGTGGGCAGTCACCTGAAGGTAACGCAGCCTTCACTTTGGTAAAGCACCCACACTGACGGCAGACATTCACCGCTTTGAGCAGATACTCGCAATCCATGCAGACTTCTAAACGGCGGATGAACTCTTCTTTGCTAACTCGGCGGCGTTTTATGATGTCTTTGCCTGCATTCTTTAGTTCAGTGACTTGTTTCGGGACCCGAGGCACCTTCCTGAACATGCAACGGGGAGAGCGTTTCTTGAGAAAAGGGTTATGTCCGATGCTGCTTTAGAAGGACGCATGGGGGGTGCGGAGCGTGTCACAAAGCGGTCCTGCCCTTTTTGTCAACATCCGTCTCGTGAAGAACTTGAACAGGGCATGTTGCTGGGTGAAATAGCAGCCAAGCAACTCGATGAGGACATGGGTTGGCGCTTTAACACCAGCGACCGCCATTACCGCAACCACATGGGTCAGTTCCACATGGCGTCTAATCCCCAGTGCAAGGTGTGCGCCGACCCACGACGCTCTGAGTTTGAGCAGCGTTACTTTGCTGACGGCTCTGAATCGGACGCCATCGCAGAAGAGTTGGGCATCCGTGAAGAAAGCGTCTACCACCACATGAAGCATCACTTTCAACCGCTGGTGCAACGCGCAGCCGTGGCTGAGGTGGCCATGGTTGTCGGTCAAGAGGTTGATACACTGCGCTCGAATGTTGAATTGCTTAATCACAAATTGTCTGAACTGCTTAACGAAGGCAGCGTGCATGAAGACGGCTTCGTTCGTGACGCTGTGATGCTGCACAAGGAAGTCAGGGAGTCCATCAAGGACCTCGTGAAAATGCAAGAAAACTGGGGCCCGACTTCAGAAAACGGCGAGATTCACAACACCATCAACATCCTCAAGGTTGAACTGGGCAAAGAAAGCCCCGAGTCGTGGGCTCGTATTCGTGAGAAACTCATTGGGCATGTCGAGGAGGAGTTCGTTTGATGGAAGTCCCTGTTCCCGACTTGTTGCAGGTGGCTCATCCCGGCTACCGCCTCGTTATCGCTCGACCTCATCTCAACGATGAAGACATCATGAGCGTTGTCGACTATGCTCAGCGAATGGCCGAGCGTTTTGAGCACTACGGTCAAATCGTGGTGACAGCACCCTTTTTGTTTGAAATGCTGAAGGAGAGTTTCCACACTTTGCTCAACAACGATGACCCTTCAGTTGTAATCCCGGTGCGTGAACTTACAGCCCGTTTGCTTCAAGAACACGAACACATGACGAACAACATGGTCCGGGCCTTCCCAGTCAACCCGGTCGTTAAAGGCGTCTATACTGACCTCAGCGAAGTGCTCTTCGACGCCTTCGATTCACTAACTGGAGGTGACATGGATGACTGAGGGCATGATGGGTCGTGGCTCGGACACCCGCATCTACGCTCCACGCTCCGAGTCTTCGCACATGTTCCGTGCAAACCACGAAGACGAGGAAACCCCTACTGGCTTGGAAGATGCTCGTGACAAAGAAGCACGGATGGACCGCAAGCAGAAAAAGCAGGAGCGGGAAGAAAAGGAGGACCGTCAGATTCGACACATCAAGGTGCGTCGTCATCACATGGGTCTTGGTGACAAACCCGAAGAGGGAATGGAAGAAGAAGAGTCTTTGTTCAAACCTCGTGAGTCACCCACTGAACCAACGCAACCTGCTGGTGCCGGTGGATTCTTGACCAGCCTCGCTGCTCAGGCTAAGGGCCCCGGTGCTGCCGGTGGTGAAATGATTCAGATGAGTGAGTCGATGGCTTACGCTTGGTCTGATATTCTCAAGTTCGACCGTTCGGATGAGTTGTATGAACTTGCTATGGAAGCCATGGCTTTGGGTTATGCTGATAATTTGGAGGATGCTTACAAAATCGCTGAAGAAGAGGCTGAGTTGACTGCTCGTATGCCTTTACCACCCGAACTCGATGATTCCATTCCTGACCCTGAGTTTGACCCCCAGTTCCAACAGAAGAACGCCAGTGAGCCGATGGTCTACGCTTGGTCTGAATTGTTGAAGTCCAAGCGTAAGCAAGAGAAGCGTCGTAAGACTGAAGAGCGAGCCAAGTGGCGGCCCTCCACTGGTAAGTTCAAGCGTCCTCGTGGCGGCTACACCGGTCGCTCAGGCACCTCGGCTCGGGCTAAATTGTTGTCTCGCAACCTCCCCATGGGTCGCAAGACGGGGTTGATGCAACCTCACTTGTCAGTTGAGATGTCTCACCGCGGTATCGCCAGTAAGCAGCCAATGTCCAAGGACCCTCAGGCCTACGGACAGTGGCGAGGCTACCAAGAGCAGCAGAGCATTCGTGGTCAAATTGCTCCTCAAAGCGGAGCGGCACTGCCCTTTGGGCAGGTTCGGATGCCCAGCGCCCCTCGACCTCGTCTTCATCCTGTTCGTGCTCCCCCAATTCAGCCGCCTAAGATGCGCATGCCTCACTTAAACCGACCAAGTATGCCGGGTATGGTGACCATGAGCGAAGACCCTGTGCCTGAAGGTGACCTCCTGAAAGCGGGCACAAATCACTACCTTCTTGCTGAAGCCCGCACTGCTCTCCGTGAAATGCGACAACTCATGCGTCGCATGAAAGACAAGGATGACAAAAAGAAAAACATGGGTGCGCCTGACACCGCTGGTGCGGCGTCAACGCTACCAAAATACCCCGGTAACAATCCAAAGCAAACCACTCGTGGTGAAGGAGGGACGGAAGACGAAAACGACCCTCGAACATGGGGACTTGACCCCATTGGACAACTCGTCGGACGAGGGGGTAACCGAGCATGAGGCCCGTGTTCGTGTTGAAGTCAGCGGACATTCTGCTGAAAGGGCACGGTAACTACGCTTTTTTCAACGGTGTGCCGCATCTTTTGACGAACCCCCCTCCCGAAGCGATTAACCCGGACCCCGAAGGGCCGGATGTCCCACTTTTTGCTCACTACGGTAACTCTCGACCTCACCCTTCCGGTCATGCGGGCATGGGTGAATTGCTTGAGGGTGAGTTTCAACGAGGCAAACACGGGGAGATGACCTATCACACTGACGGCTTCGACCATCACCACGGGCACGACGGTGTATGGCATCATCTCGGTGAGGCACTTGAGCGAGCCGGTTACGACCCACGCTTGGCTAAGGAACTCCTACAGCGAGCCATTAACGAATACAATGACACGCATAAGGACCGAAGCGGAGCGCACCATCTACCTGATGTTGACTCCATGGAGTGGCGAAAACTCAAGGCCACTCCTTACAACGCAAACATGGAACCGACCCGTCGTCCTAACCGTAGCGTTGATGGACATTTTGTTACGACTTTTACCAATCGACCGAACCGAAACGAAAAGGTCGGTCACTTTGTTGAATCCTATTCGATTCCTTACTGGAAACAACTGGCGGCCATTGTCCGAGAATACGGACTCGACGACATTGCTAACATGGAGTGGACGACACGAGGCCACATCTCAATCGACGACCTTCATCCAGCCGGTCGGCGTTTGAAAGGTCGCGGTGGAGATGTCATTGGTCAGGGTGGACAACTTCCTGATTCACACATCACCAACGCTCCCGGCGGTGTCAACTTTAATCCCGCATTTGACTCAGTGCAGTCGTGGTCGGTTGCGCACCACATGCCTGATTTGATGCACTACAAGTTGGCTTCGCAAAAAACGCCACCGTCTGAAACCATGCGCAGTGCTCGTGGTCATATCAAGGAGGCTTTGAAGCGGGCTGCTGAAAATCCCGATATTATCCCTGATGTGCAGGTGCCTATCAACACGGCTCAAACTGCTGGCGGGACCAACTACACGATGCAGCCTCTTAAGACGGTCTTGTCCAATGAAGAGATGCTGAAAAATCTCCTGAATGAATTGGGCTCAACTTCGGCCCTCACGGCCTTATTCGGTCGACTTAAGTCAGGTGGTCAGAAGCGTCCCAGTTCAGGTGCTCGTATTTTCAGTCACTTGTTGGATGCGTTCGGTGGCGACCCTGACGAAGAAGGCAAGCGAACTCAGTTTGATAATTTGATGGAGCATGCTCTTCAAGGTGAGCACATTCCACTTGAGCCTGAGTTCATGTCGGGCACAAAGCATCCGACGAAGAACGGGAGCACACACAAGAACATGGCTCAGATGTATGTCAAGGCCATGTTGGCTCATCACAATGAATCCCTTCCTCAGTTGAGAGATTACCAGCCGGATGCTCAGACGCTTCAAGCCTTGGGCGTGAGTCACGAGGGTATTAAGGAAGAGCAAGTCAACGCTCGCCGTCAGGCTATCGAAGGTATCGCCGACATGATGGCTCGTGCGTTTGGGCATGAAGAGCGTCGTGCTGTTCCCGATGAACTACCGACGACCGGTCTTGCTGGGCGAACGGTGATGGGTTACCCTGAGGAACTTATCCCGTCCGTCCCTGAGCATGTCCCACTCTTTACTGACTTGTCCATGGGAGCAGCATCGGTAGCACCTACAGCCGCACCTCGTCCTGAACCTGCACCTCGTCGTCCTGTGACTGAAGGAGTGGTGGCTCCGCCTGCCGCTACGCCTCCGATGGCTGCGCCAGCACCAGCACCTGCACCTGAGGCAGCACCTGCACCTGTGGCAGCACCTGCACCTGTGGCCGTTCGCCGCACCGGGGGCATCCCAATTGGGCAATTGTCGCCTGAACAGCAGGCTGCCCGTATGGGTGTGGGTCAGGCTGACCCAGCGACCTTGCGTCAATTCATGGAATTGAGCGGCATTGGTCCAAAGCCCGGCACAGGTGAACTCACTGAGCAAGAGCGACAATTCCAGCAGACTTTTGGTGACCCACGGCAGCGTCTTCTTACAGAATACATGAAAAGTCAGGACAACATGTTGCCTGAAGCGGACCGGTTGATGAAGGCCATGGAGCAGATGCAGCGCGATGACGCCATGAAGAGTGACCGCGTCATGAAGCACGCTTTGACTCGTCCAGTTAACATCGCTGATGAGCACGGTGTCCGCCATCTTGCTAAGCACCTCAATCTCACACCTGTCGATATTCGCTCCATCGCCCATCAAATGGGTGACTGGGAGCGCATAGCCAAGCGCCTCAACATCTCATCGGATGTGGTCAAGGTTGTCAAAATCAGTGTAGGGGGGATTTGATGAGTAAAGTCCTCGTGCTGAAATCGTTTGAACTCTACGCTGACCCTGCGGGAAACTTGACTCAGCAGCAACTAATTGGCGGCCCTGCTCCGAAAGGGTTGCCGCTGGAAGCGCAGACGCAGCGAACGCCCGAAGAAGTCTATGTCGCAAGGCGAGATGCGGCACTCACCGCTCCTAACTTGGAAGGTGCTGCTTCGCCTTCTGAGTTTGAAGACCCTGACCTCGCCGCTCAGCAGCGGCGGGAACTTGCTGAAATGAAGCGCAAGGTCAAAGCCGGTGAGTTTCGTAGTCATCAAGAGCGCTACGGACATCAGGGCTTCGCTGGCGTTGTTGAAGGGGGTAGGAGAGGACGACAAGGACCGATGACTGAACAGCAGATAGGTGACGCTCGCACTGCTGGTCAACGGGCAGGTAAGGTCGGCGTCTTTGGGCGAAGGCTTGGTGCTGGTCTTGCCGGAGCACTCGGTGGCCTCTCGGCTGTCACTGCGCTTGAGCAGGCCGGGGCGTCAGGTGCAGGTCTTGAACAGGGTCTTGGCTCGGCTGCTATTCGGGGGATGACAACCACCAGTGCTGCTCGCCCTCATCTTGAAAGCGCTGCTGGTGCAGCGGGAGCACGCCTTGGCGCTGGTTCAGTTGGTGTTCAACGCAGAGCCCAGCAAGGTTTGGAGCGAGGGCGTCAGGCTTTGGAAAACCGTCGTGCAAATCGTGTAGCCGTCGCTCAGCCCACCGTGGCTCAACCCACACCTGCACCTGTCCCGTCAGGTCCTACTCCCCCTCCTTACGCCGAATACCGAGCCGGTCTTGAGGCTGAGCGAGCCCGACTGCAAAGGGCTCTTCAATACAACCTGCCCGGCACGCTACGAGGGGCAGAGCAGCGTTTGATTGGTGTTGAACGACTCCTCAACCCAACCACAGCGAGGCAACCGTTTGACATGCGAGGAGGCGCTTACAACACCGATGTTTTCGAGCCCGTGCCTCAATTTAACCCAGCATCACGAGCGCCCAATGACCCAAATCAAACACAACTACCCGGTGCACCTGTCACGGCATCGCCAACCACCGCTTCATCGACGGAGCAAAGCAAACTCCCCATACCCCCCAAGACGGCGGAAGGTATGGCTGCTGCGTTTCCTCAATCAACTGCTGCTGACCCGTCAGATGGAATTGCTGAGCCAACGACTGGTAAAGACGCTGCTGAAGCAGGTGCCGCTCTTGCTGAAAAGTTCAGTGGGAAGAAGCAAAACATGTCGACAATGGGGGTTGAGGAATGAGCGACAAGTCTGCTGAGATGCAAGAACTTGTCATCGAGATGGACAAGAAAATGTCCGCTCGGTCGTTCAAATACTTCTTTGAGACGGTGCTTGAGTTCGACTATGCTAACCACCACGGCATGTGGGACAAGGGATTGGCTGACAACCGCTACTACTGCGTGAAGGCATCTCGTGACCACGGTAAGTCCGTGTTCTTCATGTCCTACGCCCTGTGGATTGCTGCTTTCAATCCCGGCACGCACATCATGATTTTCTCTCACTCGTTGGAGCAGACGCTTGAGCACATGCGTTTCATCCGACAGAACATTCAGAACTCACCGTGTTTGAAGGATTTGATTCCCTCGGGTAAGCCATGGCGTAAGACCTACTTCGAGTTCACCAACGGTAGCCGTATCATGGCCAAGTCAGTCGGTGGTGGAACTCGTGGTTTCCACCCGGATGTTGTGTTGTGTGACGACATTCTGTGGGGAACCACTGGGTCTGAACTGCAGCGTGCTGCAGACTGGTTTTACGGTGTTTTGCTTCCTGTTCTCCACCACACGGGTCGCTTGATGATGGTGGGCACACCGTTCAGTTACAACGACCTGTATGCTCAACTTGAGAAGACGGAGACATTTGTCGTTGAAACCTACCCTGCTATCAACAGGGAAGGTGTGGCTCTGTGGCCTGAGCGTTGGAACCTTGAAGCACTCGACCAGCGGCGCATGTCGATGCCTGCTATTCAGTTCACTCGTGAGTATCTCTGTGAACCAATTCACGATGTCGCCAGTATGTTCCCAATGACGCTGCTTGAAAAGGCCCGTGACCATGAACTCAAACTTCTCGATGTCGCTGACGCTGAGTATGATGAGAACGGTGAGCGAGTCGGTGTGCTCGGTCATCATTTCATTGGTTGGGACACGGCCATCGCATCGGACAAGAACGCTGACTACACAGCCATAACAGTTTTACGCACGCTACCTGACGAAGATGTCAAGCAAATCGTGGGCAGTGTGCACGAGCAAGGTATGGGGTCAGCAGCACAGAAGCGAGCCATCATCCTTCTCAACAACAAGTTTCAGCCCGACCTCATCGAACTCGAAGGTAACAACTTCCAGCGTATGTTCGCTATGGAACTGCAGGATATTCGCCAAGATATTCCAATCCGCACTTTCATGACGACTCGCACCCGCAAGGAGAGTTTGTTTATGTCACTCTTGATGGCGTTTGAACAGGGTCAAATTAAGACGCCTTACGGTGACGACCGCTCTCGTCGTTTTACGCACAAACTCGAAGAGGAATTGACCCGCTTCGGTATGCAGAAGAATGGACGACTCGAAAGCGTAGGTGTGCATGATGACCTCGCCATGTCCCTCGCTCTCGCCAACTGGGCGACCAAAGAGTTCCGAGGAAGCGTAGTGATGCTTGATGATTACATGCCCGGATTCGATGATTGGCTCACGGGCGAACCAAGAAAAAATGATGGATGGATGATACCATGAAGGAAGAAAAAGTTGGAAAGAAAGGCAAGGGCATGGTCCTCGTTATCTCTGTAGGGAAACCCTCAGACAAGAATCCTGCAAACGCTGCTGACCCGGACAAGCAAGAAAAGATGGACCAACTTAGCAGCGAACTCTCAAGACGCGGAAAAGTTTTGTCAAATGCAAACGCTCGCATGGGCGCTGGGCGACAAGTTAGGAATCAAGTTCGTTACCAACAAGGTGACCTCGACGACCCCAACGCTGAACCTGAAGAAGAAGCCCCAAAACTCGCTGATGATGTTTCAATCGGTCACAGTGGGCGACGAGGAAGTAAAGAAGAGGCTGAGGCTTTTGAGAGCGGCAAGCCGTTGATGCAGCGTCTACAAGAAGAAGAGGACAGAAAGAAGCCTCAAACAGAAGAAGAAGACCTCTACGCCAACATCTTCGACAGTATGAAGCGAGCCAGTTTTGACGCAACCGACCCCTACGCTGGTTTTCATGTAGAACCTCCTGCTTCCTCAAGTCCTGCAGATGTAGAGGCTTTTCGTGAAAGAACACGGCAGAAACTGAAAGAGATGAAAGAGCAGGGATTGATTCATCCTACTGAAAGCAACCCTGCAGGATTACCACCACCCACCCTCGCTCAAGAACGAATGGGAACCTCCCTTACTCCCGCCTTCATATCAAAAGCCACTCCGGCTGAACTCATGGAAGAAGCACAACGCTTGCGTGAAGCCGGTGAGAAGGGACAGGCTCGTCGTTTCAGCGATGTTGCTTCACAAATGGAGCGAGGTCCAGCCCTTGCTGAGTCAACCATCAGTCGTCTCGGTATGCAGGCTGCTCAAGCCCTCGACCCTGAAGAGGAAGACCAAGAAGCCTTTGCTCGCTTCCTTTATGGTGAGGGTAAAGCCGGTGCTGATTATCAAGACATGCGTCTGAATCCAAACTTCTACGACCCCGCCCAGCGTCGTGAGTTCATGCGACTTATGTCGCAAATACAGCGACAGAAGAATCGTGCTGACTCTATGGGTGCTGAGGGAGAAGCGCAACTTGCAGCACTACGAGAGGAAGACCCGACTCAGTTCTTTGCTGACCAAGACATGGTGCAGCGGGCTTATCCTTCACCGGCTGACCTCGCATGGGTGGTTTTGAAAGCGCAAAAGCGTGACCCTCGTCTCGCTCGTGCCGGTGTGAGTGGATTCAACAAACCCAAGCGAACGCCCAAGCATCCGAAAAAGAGCCATGTTGTCGTGGCTCGGGAAGGTGGGAAGGTCAAAACTATTCGCTTCGGTCAGCAAGGTGTTTCAGGCTCTCCTAAGAAACAGGGCGAGTCTTCCTCATACCGCAAGCGTCGTGAGTCGTTCAAGGCCCGTCACGCCAAAAACATCAACCGTGGAAAATTGAGTGCTGCATACTGGGCTGATAAAGTAAAGTGGTGAAATCGCATGTCCTCAGCCTTTGACATTGCTTTTGACGACCTTCGCAAGAAGTTGTGTCCTGAAGGCAAGGCAGCGGCCAAGAGGAAGTTCAAGGTCTACCCGTCAGCCTACGCCAACGGATGGGCCGTGCAATACTGCAAGGGTAAGTTCAGGGGGAAGAAGAAGTGAACCCGTTTGATTTTGCGTGGCTTTTATTGAAAGGGGATGTGAGCGCTCGTAGTGTAATCGGGTATCAGCACCTCCCTACTGAGATGAACTACGATGCAATTTCACAATTCCTTCAAAATAACCCCAATTCTACTCTTGGAGATATGATGACTCCTTATCTTACTGGTCAATTCACTCAGCCTACTTCAGAAGTGGTCACCGACCCTCGTTCGTATCAAGACGGTAGTCTACCCTTTCCTATGACCGCTCAAGAGGCTGAGTCTTTTACGGGTCAGTTCAAAACTCCCGATGGTTATGCTTTACCTGAGCGTTACATGGCAGCGGGTCGCGGTGGACCTACAGACCGTCCTTTGTTGATGAATACGCTACGCACACTTCAGGGAAGGATGCGTCAAATGCCTGAAGCCTTTGCATTTGAGCCTGTAGAAAGTCGTATCAGAGGAGGACAGGAAGACTCTCGCCCTACTGGTAAAATGGGTCGTCTCGGTGCGAGACTTGAAAATTATATGAACACCCCAATATCAGTGCGTCAGGCGACAATGGACCCTTCTTCTATGATGGGCGCATCTAACACTCAAATGGTAGGGGTGACTGCGTGACCGACCGCTGCACTTGTCACGATGTCCTTGTCATCAAGGATTTGAACCGTTGGTTCAAGGAAAAGTGGGTGGATGTTTCACGCAAGGACAAAGACGGCAAGCATCCGCCATGCGGTCGTTCCAAAGCCAACACTTCAAGCAAGGGCTACCCGAAGTGTCGCCCATCCGTCAAGGTCAGCGACAAGACACCAAAGACCAGTGGCTCCATGAGCGAAGGGCAAAAGCGTGCGGCGACTAAGCGTAAGCGAGCCAAGAAGCAGGGTGTCGGCGGTAAACCGACGATTGTCAAGGCCGACTACCAATACGACATCACCGATGACCGCATCGTGACGGGCGAACCAATGGACATCGCTATGCGGTTGCTCAAGACTCGTATCGCATCACCGGATGAAGACCATCCTCAAATTGGCAGAACTGTGTATGACCCCGAAACGAATGAAGTTTTAGATTCATCAGTAAGACTCATGCCGACCAAACATGGTAGGCATAACGAACCCGAAAACTTCATCCGTGATGTAATACATGAAGATATGCACACAGCAACATTACCCGAAGTAGGTCATAGCAATATCGTCCATGCGGAGTTCCCTGCATTTTTGGGTGAAGAAGTGTATTCACAAAGATTGGCAGAAGAAGGTAAATCAGAAAGGCGACGAGAACCTTATGATTTAGAAAGAACAACTCCTTTCAATCAAGCATTGTATCGTGTGAGCCAACACCCTAATGTTCCCGCTGAAGATAGGGCAAAAGCGAAACAATTGTGGTTTAACACCATACAGACAGGTGAACCAATGGACCTCTCTTGGCGACTACTCAAGCGACCAGTCAGTCCCGAGGCCAAGCGAGCCAAGAAGCAAGGTGTTGGCGGTAAGCCGACCGTCGTGAAGATGGTGGGCGTTAAATAGAGGTATCTCGTGAGGTAGAATTATGTGGGGGTCGGCACTTATCGAGGATGATTTTGTCATCAAGGCTGAAGTCCCCTATCAAGAGGAAGTTGTCGAGGCTATTCGTAAGACCTACCGTTTCGCTCCTAACGGCGACGGGTGGTTTGAGGCGAAGATGAATTGCACTGCGGACCAGTTGGTAAAGCGACTACGCAAGGCTCGTCGTCACAACAAAGACACGAGTGGTGATATTGACGCTTTTATTGATGACATCCGAACCATCAAGGCGTTGGAAACCGAACTTACCATTCGCAACCTCTCGTGGGCTGACGGCATGGAGCACTGCATCAAAGGACTCGGACTGTCTGACAGGTCCCTTAAGCACCTGCGTCAATTTGGCGAATCCCGAGCAGTGTCGCTTCAAAAAGCCTGTAGCCTTTGGGAGAAGGCTGAGGCTACGATGAAGATGCTCGATGAGCATGAGGATGTGTGGGGTGAGGAAGAGCAACAAGCGTGGGCGTCGGCTATGCGTGACCGCAGCGACGCACGAAAAATGTGGCGCACGGCTTTGTTCCAGTCTGACAAACTCACCAAGGCCGAAGTGTCCTACCTTGAGTTCGTAGCCGAACAACTGAAGAAAGGGCCAATGCAAGTCAGCGACCTGCAAGAAGACATGAATGAAGCGGGGCTAATCCGCAAGTCATTCACAACCCGCAAGTTCACCACGCTTCTCAACATGTATGGTGAAGAGTTCGACATCATCAAAGGAGCGGAGCGTGGCTCGTATGTCCGTGTCACCAACGAAGGTCTTGTCTTGAAGGATGTGTGGGCTTACGGTGCTGGGTTCCTTGACGCAGACGGTTACATCACCATTACCGAGCGTGGGGAGCCTCGTGCTGGAATGATTGCGACAGGGGAGAGGGGTCGTGTTCACTGTGAAGACCTCTACAAAACGATGGACTGCGGCGTCCTGCAACTGGACAACAAGGTTCACAAGAACTCCACTCGTAGTCAACATCGACTGCAATTCTATTCCAAGGCAGACCTCCGTAAGTTTCTGAACGGGGTCTTGCCTCATCTCAAAATGAAGGGCACGCAGGCAAAGGCCGTCCTCGCCTTCATTGACGAGGCAGACCCCGTGAGAAAGGAAGAACTGAAACGCTTGGTTCGTTTCAAAAATTGGGAAGATGACGCCAAGAAGTCGTCCGAACTGCTTAATTCGTGGGGCGTTGACGCCGATACCATCGGCAAGTATGCGGAGGGTCTGTGATGGCGGAAGAAGAGCAAGGACCAGTTAGCCGATTCCTTTCAGCGTTGGCGAACCCGTTCCGCCGTCGAACGACGCCTCAACCGCAGATGCCTCTCTACACAACGGGCATTCAAGAGCCTGTGTTGGCGCAAGGTATCACTCTCCCAGCCCTCTACGCTGTGAGTCAAGAGAACCTCATTCTGCGAACGGTGCAGTCAAAATTGCGACAGGAGATTTTCCGTCGTGGTTATCACTGGGAGAAGAAGTTTCGTAAGAAGTGCGTTGAGTGCGAAGAGGAGTTTCACCACGACATCGAGATGTGCAAAACCTGTGGTGGAGAGGTTCGTTCCCCCGACCCTGAGCAAGTCATCTACCCGAAGTGGCTGCTTGAACAGGAGAACGCTATGGAGCAGACCTTCATGCAAGTGCTCGGTGAGATTGAGAACGACCTTAACATCGTCGACGATGCCTTCCTTCTTCTCATCAAGGAATACTATGTCGACCCTGACTCGGGTGAAATTGCCTTTTACCGCGTCAAGGAAATCGTTCGAGGTGACCCTGTTTTCATGCGTATCATCGCCGACAAGCGCGGTGTCCGTGGCGGGCGTTACAAGATTTGCCGCCTTCACCGCGACCAAGTCGCCTATCCCGGTCAAGAACCCAAGTGTCAAACTTGCGGCTCTCGCCTCGTTGATGCTCATTATGTCAACATGGCGGGAAGCGGTAAGAACCAGTATTTTACGAAAGGTGAAGTCATTCATCTGAGCAAATACAACCCAAGCAAACTCTACGGTCGCGCTCCTGTCAACACCATGTGGCGTCAAGCCATGAGCCTCACAGCCATGGACAACTACATCTACACGGCTTACCAAAAGCGGCGCACACCTAAGGGTATCATCTCCGTGACTACGGACAACCTTGAGTCAATGAAGTCGTTTTGGAAGTCCGTTGACGAGAAAATGGAGCGTGACCCCCACTATGTGCCTAAGGTCGGTATTGAGTCATCCTCCGGTCGCGGTGGAGTCAACTGGGTCAAGTTCATGGACACGCTGGAAGAGATGCAATACATCGCCGTGCGTGACGAGATTCGTAACCGTATCGCTGCCTTCTACGGCGTGTCGAGCATTTTCATGATTGACAACGGGAAGTCCGGTGGGTTGAACAACGAGGGTTTGCAGATTCTTGTGACCAACCGTGCTGTTGAGTTTGGACAAAAGGTCTACACCGAAAACCTGTTTCCTCGCATGCTCAAAGAGATGGATGTCACCGATTGGAAACTGACGCTCTACCCCAACGAGGAAGAGGATGAAATCACTCGCCTACGCCGTGACGAGATGGAAGTCAACCTTGCTCAGCGGATGGCGATGCTGGGCTATAAGCCCGAGTTGCTTGAAGAAGGTGACCGAGACATCCGTTTCGTCTACCGTAAGCAGCCCGGAGGTGAGGAACAGGCTGCGGCGGGTCAACAGATGCCCGGTCAAATGCCCATGCAAGGTGCACCTCCTCAAGTTGCCGGTGCTCAAGGTATGCCTCCAATGCCCCCGTCGCAACCCGGCGGTGAGGGTATGGGTATTCGCACACCACGCTCTCCAGCAAGCCCGCAGGCACGCTCGTCAGCAGGCTCAGGTTCGCCGCTGTCAAGCGTTCAGCAGCGTGGAATGCCTCCCGGCATTCAGCAACAAAACAGCGATGCGATGTTGAACTCCCGCATGCCTCGGGGTCAGTAACCTCTTTTAATGCGGCATCACTACGAAGGACGAGAGGGGAAAAGATGGACCTACTGAAGATGCACCCAATGGCCCGCAAAATGGCTGTGCACAGCGAGGCTTTCGCTAAGGCACTGGAAGAAGGAAACGCTAACGAGGCCCAAGGTCACATTAACGAAGTCATCAAGTTCGCAGGCTACTTGTCTGAGGACATCCACAGCGCCATCGTGAAGAGTGAGCGTGAAACCGTTGACTTCGGCACGGTCAACCCCATGCTGCAAAAAATGAATGAGACGGGTCAGAAGTTCGATGTCACCCAGCGTGACGCCGTTCTCCCCGGCACCGTCATCGCAGCCCGCACTCACCGCAACATGAGCGTTCACCGTGGAACCTTCGGTCGCTTCGTCCCCGATTCTTGAGGTGAATAGATGAGCGAAGAAACTTCGGCTACTGAGCGACTTATGACGACGCTCATCTCTAAAATGGAGAGCATGGACAGCGACCTTCAGTCTCTAAAGCACGAAAACGCTCTTCTTCGCAAGGCCATTCGTGACCCATCCGCTCTTCTCCGCAAGGCTGGCTTTGTCTCTTCCGCTACTCCGTTGACTGAAGGTGTCGAAGTTGATGCTTTCCGAGCCAACGATGACGCTATCATCAAGGGCCACAACGAGTTCTCTAACTCTCAGATTCATCAAATGACATGGGATGAAATCCATGAGATGGCCGAGCAGGCCAAAAACACTGAGGTGACCGCATGAAGCCTATTCCCTCCCCCAGCAGCCGTGAAGCCCAAGACCTCCTGAACAAAGCCCAACGCCTTCTTGAGAAAGCAGACGAGTTGGAAAAGGCCAAGTGTGACTGCGGCAAAGAGCCTTGTGAGTGTAAGGACTGTCCTAAGTGTGGCTCTAAGATGAAAGCAGGCGGCTCTTGCATGAAAGCAGGTTGCTCTAATGTTAGCAAGGCCCAGCCCGGTTACAACACCACCTTCAACTCTGAACCTCAGAACATTATGTTTGCTGCTGAAAGCGGTGGTCAAACTCGCAACGCCTACTACAATACCAACCAGCATGAATACACCGGCACGGATGTTACCAACAAAGGTGCAACTTCTGAATCCGTGAACTTCGAGTCACTGGGTCAACAGATGAATCCTCATCACGACAGCGTTCCTCGCCAAGTCGAGAACGGCACGCTCTCTAAAGCCGAGGAAGCCTTGGCCAAAGCCAAAGATGAACTCGTAAAAGCCATGTGTGAACAGTGCGGTGGTAACCAGTTCACTGGTTGCCGCTTCGGCTTCGGTGATGATTGCCCCGGTCTTGAAGGCACGACTGAAATGGGCGAAGGAGAGAGGGACGACTACCATCCGTCAGAATACATGCGTAGCCGCTATTGACGGTGGTGTGAATGTGCGAGAAGATGCTACTGACTGGTATCTCCGAGCACGCTCAGACCTGTTGAAGTCCATTCTCGATGAACTCGACTACGAGAACGCAGTCGCCAACTTCGTTTTCGCCAGTGAAAACCTTGAGCGTCACGGCTACGAGGTGATGAAGGGGGCTGATGATTTCATCTGTGACATCGTAGCGAAGGAAGAACTCGATAGGTTGTCTGTTAATAGAGGGCGAGAGGCTCGTCGGGAACAGCGTCGTGCTGAGCGCGAAGGCATGGTTGAGCGAGGTCGTGAGCGCCAAGGACGCGTCTCCTACTACAGTGCAGGTCGCCTTGCTGATACCATTCCTGCTCATCATTGGACTGGGCGTTTCAATGAGGCCAGCGTTCACGATTTTGTTTCGCTGTGGCCTAAGGCTGATTTTCAGTCCCATGCGCTTTACCCTAACGACCATCCTTTCCAAGAGGAACATCACCCCTTGCTTCAGAAAAATGTCGTGAACGGCTTGCCTGCCTACATCGAAACACTGCGTGACTTATACCTCCCTCCCGCTCCCGGCCGCCCATCCTTGGCTCAACAGTTAAAGCAACAAGAATCGCTGCAAGAAGAACATCATCGCAAGAAAGGTAACATGAACATAGTGGGACACAAAGACCCCTACAGCGGAGAGGTGACACATCCCTTTGCCGGTCCTTTACATGACAGTCATCTCCACGACCTCTACTTGCATAATCTTGAAGACTGGAAGCAGGAGAATCCCGGCACGGTAAAGGCACTCATTGAGCAATACCCCGACCCCGAGGAACATGACTTCGCCATCGCTCAAGCGCACATGGACGACGCCATTCAGGGTTGGATGAACAAAGAGCCTGACATGAACGGTCTACGCACTTCCCTTGGATGGGGTGGTTACAACCTTGGCCTTGAATGGCTTAAGCCAGCGGACCGAAACGCCGTCGTCAAGCACTTGCAGGAGAAGGGCTCTCTTAGGAGCAGTGACGATGTGCAAAAAATTACTCTTAGCGACGGTCGCAAGGTTTCGACAGGGCGCATAAAACGCAACATCGCTCATCGCTTTACACCTGAGTTCTTTCACAAAATGCGCGGTCAACTCCACACTTCACAGAATCAACGCAAACACATGGAAGGAGAAGACGACATTCGTGACATGAAAGACCACGCTTACGAAATCCTCCATACGGCTCTCAACGAAACACCCCATGATGAACACGGGACAATGGCGCAAGCCATTCTCAGTGCACTCAATGAGAAGCACGACGATGGGGGTGAACCGCTCACACATCTTAGTGCCTTGAAGAGTTTTAGCCAGTTAAAGGGTCACTTGGCGAGTAGCACTCCACTCGATTCGATGCGCAACGCTGAACAGTCAGAAAAGCAAGGCGTCAATGAAGCCGCATTGAAACACTTGCTCGGTTACAAACAAAACAAGGATGGCTCCTTTGAGTTCACTGGTAAGGGTCACTTTTCCGAAGACGAGAGCCCGCTTTCCCTTGAAGACTTAAAGAAACTTGAGCAGGGTAAAGCAGAAGCGTTCAATGAATTATTCAAACACAAGGGTGTGCGGAATGTAGATTCCCACTCTTACTTGGGTTTCAACGGCCCTCGTGACGAGGCCATTCCTGAGGATGAGGCTGACCTGTGGGTGCGCACGCCTCATGGGACGGTCGGCAACGGTGCAATTTTTCACCTGCCTTACATCCGTGGCGGTGGTGGTCGTGACCCTCTTGCTCATCTTGAGATGCTCCATGATTGGATGCCGAAAGACAAAAGCGGTGAAAGCCTGATTGGTCATATCAGTCAAGACGGTATCATTACTCCCAGTCGCAAAAACAGCGGTATGTTTGCTCGATATGTCCCACCTGTGCGTGGCCATGGGATGAAAGGCGACACTCACGCTGGGGCTCAATCGCTATGGGATGCTTCCACTCACCAAAAATACGGATTCGGGATGGGGATTCGCTACCGCTCTCGCAATACGAAAAACACACCGTATGTCGGCCACTCCACTCTTGACCCTGAAACAGCAAACATACTCGGACCTCTCACACCTGATGAGCGTAAAAGTTTGATTGGAAGTGAGAGGCCTACCCACAGGTTGGAAGAACATCCAACCTCTTCTCACAACCCTATCATGTCCGCTGGTGAAGTTGGGAGTGAAACTCGACATCGTCACAATGCCCGTCTCACACATAACATCACAACTCGCCTCGGTCGATTGCACCCGCCTCACGACCCTGCTGATTTCATCATGTTGCGTCACGACCAACTGTCGCAACCAAAGTTTGAGCAGGCTCGCTCTCACGACCCCACCAACCCGCAGGTCTTTTCCAACTTCCATGGTTTGACTGGACGGAGCGTGATTGAAACCCCGATGCGGGCCAGTCAGGAATACCAAGAGCAAGTCGAGATAGCCATGGAGGAAGTTTCGCAACTCGAAGACTTGGTTGAGTCGTTCGCAGGTGCCGAAGAGGAGGTGCCTGAAGACTTGATGGAACGACTGGCTGAAGCAAAGTCCAATCTCCGTCACCTCGAAGAAGTTGAGGGGATGCGAGAAAAGACAGGAAGGGCCTACAAGTATGCGCATCAGCAGTTTGATGAGAAGATGGGTGCTGACCTACAAGCCATCACCGAGATGGCGAAGCGGCTCAAACCAATCATGGAGAAGGCAGACCCTACGGCCTTTGACCCTACGAATAAACTGAAGTTTCTCGCAAACACCTCTCGTCTGTTCTACGACGCTAACCGCATGCTGATGCGAGTGCCGCATGATACACATGGTTTGACTACCTATGGACCGGGTTTGGATGAGGAAGAGCGTGAATCTGCCAGCGCTGTTGCTTCAAAAGTAACCGGTGAAACCATTGTTCCTCATCGTAACATGCTCACCAGTGTCATGCAACATGGCGTTGACATTACCCGTGACATGAGCACTGAAGATGTGATGCAGGCGCTTGGCTTCCACTTTGATGAGGAAGACCCACTACATGAACAGCACAAGAGACTCGCTGAACAGGTGCGTGACTCTGCACCTGAAGACGGTGGACTTCGGGCGATGACTCACGGGACTTTGCTCAGCACCGGAATGCAATTTCACCCTCGTGGTCAGGACATCTCGCTGTCGCATGACAAGCACATTAACCACATTGAGGAGTTTGACCGAGTCTATGACAATGAGCCTGTTGTTCAACGCTACCGTGAGGCTGAGCGTCAAAAAGCAGCCACGGGTCGAATGGCTGAGGACTCGAAGGGGAAGAGCACGAAAGGATTGAGCGATTGGGTAAAGACTGCTTACGGTGGAAAACTCGGCGTCATCCCTCGCTTGTTCAGTCGTGGTTATGAGGAAGAAGCAGCCAAGTATGGTCTGACTCGCCATCCTATGGGCCCTGTCAAAGACCCACGGAATAGTGCGCTTAAAGAGAGTGTGAAGTCACTGATTCACGATGTAGTGACAGTGAACCCTGCTGTCATTGACAAGGACCTTCTTATCAAACCTCAAATTGACACCGACACGACTCGACAGACAGTGCTGAATCGTCAACATGGTCGCCCTATTCACCCCGCTACCTCTCTTAAGGGGGCCAACATCGGGGACTACTATGTCAGTGGCGGTATGGAACACGGTTATCGACAGCAACCGACGGTGGGTGTGGAATGGGATGGTAAGAAGTTCGTTGGTGGAACAAACATGCCGAACCAGCAGTTCCTTCATTCAGTTCAGCGACCTTTGCTCAACGAGATTCATGGTGAAGAGATAGTCAATCAAGCACTTGCTGGGCCCGGTCAAGTGATGAGCGTGCCCAACGCCATCACCCCTTCCATTGAACAAGGAGGTCGAGCGGAGTCTGACATCCCTGTGGATGTCGCTAAGTCTCTCGTGGCTTTGATGGACCCGGATGTTCTCATCAAGAACGATGGTAAGAAGCCGATGCCGATTCTCCCGATGCACCGTATCTTCTCTCTCAAAGACTTCGAGGCCCTCCGTGGTTTTAGTGGTGAGTGGGCTGTGTCAATGTTGCCTGAAGGCGAGCGTTTCATTGTTCGCCGCAAGGGTGGTCACATTACAGCCTACGACACCGAAGGTGATGTTCCGCTGTCTTCGGAAGACAAAACACAGTTCAAGGCCATGAGTGAAAAGAACTGGATGTTGGACGCTGTGCGCCATGGTGATGAAATCCACATCGTGGACATTATCGAATACGATGATTCCAACATCGCTGACATGAATGTCCGTGAGCGACTAAAGGTCCTGCGAGGACAGTTTGACAGTCACGAGCACATCATCGTTCCCGGCCCTCATAATCTACGCTTGACCGATGACGAAGGTCTACCTTCAGTGGTCGAGAGCCTTAGCAAAGAAGACGGGCGCATACTGTTGCGTGACGCTACTTCAACTTACATGCGTGGTGAGCGTCGTCATCCGAAGTGGTTCTTGCTCCGTCCTGACAAGAAAGTCAGCCTGATAATTCTCGATGTTCGAGGTAAGGGTCCCTACACCTACCGCTTGGGAGCAGGACCATTGGATGCCGAAGGATTGGGTAACCGTGGTGTAGAATACGAAGGTGAATCCTACCTCGATGTCGGCACAGTCACCAGTCCAAAGCCATTCAACGAAGGTGATGTTGTCAGTGTCTCAGTGTCGGGTGTTAAGTCCAAAAAGCGTGGCGATAAGACCATCTACGATGTTACGGCTTCCAAGGTGACTGGTGAAAGCGATGACGCTCCTGTTTCATTGGAGACGCTTTCGCTATTGACCAAGTCCCATCCTGTTATCCCCGTTCACTTTTCGGTAGACATTGAAGAAGACCGTCTCATCCTGACCTTCCCTGAAGTCGACACTGTTGTCTACAAAATGGAAACGGGCACCCATGGGACTTGGGCACACTCACCAAAGTCAACAATTGGTGAACTTCAAGGTAGTGAATACCCGTTGTTGCTGGCTGAAAGCGTTCGACCTCTATGGTCGCCCGCTGCTTCACTGATGATGAAGGGCGTTAAACCCGAGAAGATGGAAGAGGGCAGAAGCATGGCTGAGCCCAAAGAACGAGAGCAGGCTGAGGAAGAATCAGCAGGCGTTATTGAGGCTGACGATGCAGAAACAGTGCTCAAGCCGAAGAAAGTTGAAGTTATGGCCAAGACCCTACTACGCATCGCTGACATCGTTGACCGTCTTGAGAAGGAAAAGATGACCGGTGGTCCCGGTGCCCGTGGTATGGGGATTGATGTTGGGTCCGGTATCGAATCGCCTCGTGGCCCTACAAGCCTCACATCTGAACAATCCATTCCTGACTGGGACATGTTGGACCGTCCTACGGAGGACCCGGAGCCGGAATACCCGAGCGCCCGTAGCAAGAGACTGAAAGAGAAAAATGGAGCGCAGTCATTCGCTTATGAAGCAGAATCGGAAAATGAATGATGCCGCTTTATTTATGTAGGAGAGCAAACAGAGGGGTGGTTAGTGTGTTGCTCAGAACTCGACCGGACAGCCTCTCCCTCCTCAAAGGGAGCAACGACCTCGTCGTTGCAGGCTACGCCAGTGTCGAACTCGTCGACAAGCAGGGGGATTTGATTACTCGTTCGGCCTTGAAAGACGCTTTCAAGAAGTTCATGGCCGACCCGAAGTTCAGGAATGTGCAACTGGCGCACTCTAACATTCAGGTAGGAGAAGTCATTCCACAATACACAGACAGTGAAGGGAGGTTTTGGAAGAGCGAAGTTGATGACGCCGGAATGTTCGTCGTAGTTCAACTCAGAAATGACATCGAAAAGGCACGAGAAGTGGCGGCCGAAGTCAGGAAGGGTAACTTAGCGGGATTCAGCATCGGAGGACAAGCATTCAAGCGAGTTCGGAAACACGATAGCAGCCACGGCAACTACCAAGAAATCAGCAAACTCGAACTGCACGAAATCACCATCTGTGAAAAAGGAATCAACCCTGAAGCAACATTCAAAATCCTAAAAGAAGACAACAATAAGGAGATGAAAAAGATGACCGACGATGTTATGGAACAAATGAACAGCGTGTTGGAGCGACTCGAAGGTCGCCTTGACTCTATGGAAAAAGGCGAACTCCCACCGGGCTTGGCCGCTGCTCAGAAGAAAAAGAAAGAAGAGGGTGCTGATGCTCCTTCCAAAGAAGAAAAGACCGAGATGAAAGACAAGGACGACAAAGAAAAGTCCGAGTTCTCTGATGTCATCACGGCCGAATACCTCGACTGGATGGAAAACACCCTCAAATCCGCTGGTGTGGACACTGACGGTGCCCGTGCCCACTTCGACGGTATCGCCAAGGCCAACCTTGGTTCTACCCCTGAGGAACTGTCTGACTACGACACCCGCTTCGCTGCTCAAGTGAAGGGTCGTGCTCAAGAAGGCGGCTCCCCTTCCACCAACGCTCTGTCCCGTGCAGGCCTCTCCCGTGGCGGCGCTGTTACCAAGGCTGACTTCGTTACCTCCGTTGACCCTGTCTCTCTTGAGCACGCTTACGAGGTCTTCAAGGCCGCCAAGCAAGAAGAGGAACTCCGCAAGGCCATGGAAGGCAACTTCGAGTCCCGCTACAAGGCTGAGCGCACTGAGGAGATTACCAAGGCTCAGGCTCAGGCCTTCGACGCCCGTGGTCCTCTCGATGAAATCATGAAGTCGCTGGCTGCTCTCAACGACCGCATCGACAACATCGGCTCCGTGCAATCCACGACCATCGCAAAGTCCGCTTCCCCCGCTATCGAGGTCCCCTCGACTGCTGACATGGCCAACATGTCATGGGAAGAAGTTCACCAACTGGCTGGAGGCTTGTTCCGCAGCGAGTGAACACTCGACAACTGAAAAAAAACAAAAGGAGATGAAAACATGGCACGAAATTATGTTCGCACAGTAACCGACATGGAGCGCTACTACTATGGCGCAGGCAACGCAATGGGCTACTCTTACAGTGGCTCTGAACTTCTCAAGGCCGACAGCCCTATGCTGTCCACGACGGCTGGAACCTACCAAGCCATCTACGGACGCAAAGTGTGGTCCCAGTTGAACCAAGAGTTCAACGCCTTCTCAATCCTCCCCAAGCGCCCATGGGAGCGCAGTGGATGGCGAGTCATCACGGACAAGCCCAACGGCGGCGTCCTCACTGGTGGTATCGCTGAGAACGGCACCTTGCCTGAAACCATCAAGCCAACCTTCCAGCACATCGCTGCAAAACCCAAGACCATAGCACACTCCTTCGATGTGAGCGAAGTCGCTGTCTTTTTGTCCGACAAGGACGACGGCATGGGTGACATGCGAGCCGTCCTTAAGGAAGAGATGGGCAAGCACCACGCTGAGATGGTCAACAAGATGCTCCTCACGGACGCTGACACTCTCGCAGGCAACAACTTCGAGTCCATTGACCGCATCACCGGTAACGACGGTGGCGCTTCCGGCGGCCTGACCTCCATGGAGACGGGTTCCGCTGCTGCTGACCACTGTGGGACCGATGACCTTGACATCTACAGCATCGACCGCAGCGCCAACGCTTGGTCCAACGCTGTCGTCAACTGTGGCTCTGACCAAGACGCCGCCAACCGACGCACCATGTCCCTCGACCAACTGGATGACACCTTCCAGCGCATGTGGGAACTCGGTGGTAACCCCAAGGTCATCTTGACGGGCTACGACACCCTCATGCGACTCCAGCAACTCCTCCAAGCCCAACAGCGGTTCATGGAAGAAAAGCGAGTCACCCCCACCTACAACGGTGTGAAGGGTGTTCCCGGTATCGAGGCTGGTTTCATCGTGGCTACCTACAACGGCGTCCCCATCATCCCCTCAAAGGATGTTGAGAAGGACGGCATCAGCCGGATGTATTTCCTCGACACGGACTACCTCTACTTCTCTACTGCAATCCCAACGCAATACTTCGAGTCCGGCATCGAGACTGGCGACCCATTCGCCATCAACCGCCTCGGTCAAGAAGGCCTCTACCGAACCATGGGCGAGGTGTGGACCACCTTCTTCCGTGCTCAGGGTAGCATCCGTGACCTGCAGTGAGGACAACAAGAAAACAAGGAGATGAAAAAACATGGCAGAAGAATTGACTCTAACTGGAACAGCAACGCCGACCCTTGTCGGTGCATGGGAACTTCGTGCAAACTCGCATGATACGACCGAATGGCTCGACGGTGCCGCTGATGTGTCCTACCCCGGCGGTGGACCCGGCACCTTCAACGCCTCCAACTCGGACGGTGCGAACGGCTACGACCCGGCTCCCAAGATGGCTCTCATCACCACGACTGGTGCAGGCACCATCATCCTCGCAGGCGGCGTGAACAGCATCCTCCTCGCTACGGCCTCTCAGGCTGGCGGCTCGGCAGGCGCACTCAAAGTCGAAGTGTCGAGCCTCACCATCACCATTACCGGTGTAGCGGCAGCCCACAGTCTGATAGTTCTCTACAACTGAGGTGAACCTCAGTGCCCGTAGTAACCTACATTGGACGCTCGCATGTCCGTCGTGCAATCGACCCAACCATGCGTGACTGGGAACAAAACCAACCTGTTGAGGTAACCTCGGCTTGGTTGGACCGCTTTCACCCACGCCTTGACTCGGACAACTTCCGCATCGAAGGCTGGACCAAGGCTGAGGCTGAGGAACGCACCGTCGACCAAGGCGGAGACGGCATCCCTGACGCTGGATGGAGCAAGAAGGACATCGGCAAGTGGCTGGAATCCTACAACCTCAAGCCTTCAGGCTACGCTACCAAATCTCAACTTCTCGAAATCGTCGCAACTGTTATGAGTCCCGACGGTGTCGAAGAGACTGAAGAGATAGCGGCTGAAATCGCTGAAGAATCACAAGGAGATGAATAAACATGGCTGTAACGATTGACCCCCGACCAACCTACATGGGCGACCGAATGATTGTGACTGGAACCTACGAATTAGGTGACACGAGCATTGACCTCAGTGGTCTTCTCGCAAGCATTGATGCTGTCGTTTTGACCCCTACTGCGGCCCCCGGTGCCGCTGACCCCTACCATATCAACGCAGCAGGCACGGGAGTTACACTCACCGGTGCTGGTGCTACGGCAAATGGTCAGTTCTTCGCAGTTGGTCGCCGCTCCTGAGGCGGTGATTGAATGGCGAAAACAGTCACCATTCTCGGGCCTTACGCTCCGAAAGACTTCAACAACGCCACGGACCGTGCAGCCATTGAGGCAGCCGCCGTCGCAGCCATCGGTGCTAACACGCCTGTGGCTGTTGACCCGCACACCATCCTCGGTAACATTTACTTGTTCGTGACTACTCAATGAGCGTGAGGGAGATGAATGGGCTTCGACTTGTCGAAAATCGACTTTGACGACATCAGTCGTTTTCAGAAGCAAGGCGTTCGCTCCGATGTCACCATCGACCAGTCAGCATTCGTTGACCCTGAAAACCCACTGAAGGGCATTGTCAAGAAGCAGCGTAATCGCAATAGCGAGGCCGCTGATGTCATGAACATCGGTTCAGGCACTCGCTGCAAGCACTGCGGCATGCTTCACTTTCTATGGCGTGAGACATGCGGTGCATGTCAACGCCCGATGGAATACAACCTTGTGAGCAGAAGTGAGGAGGCCCGAGAGTAATGCCGATGGTCTTCAACCCCGGTGAGGCTGAAACTCGTCCTCTTGACCCCACAGCCACGGTCTACACGACACCGCAGAAAGTCGCCGACTACCTCGGGATTGGACCTCAAGAGCCTGTGGCTACCTCTGCTGACTCTGTGAGCGACGGTGTATTCATCACTGGCGAAGACTACCGCCGTTGCGGCACTGAGGTTGGCGATACCATCCTCATCTACAGTGATGCAAACCCTCTCGGTGTTGAAAAAGAAATCATTGACATCACCAACGGTGGTAGTAGTGGCGTGAAGTTGGTGTTCAGCACTGCTGATTTTACAGCCAGTGACTTCGAGGCTGATGACAACACCTATGTGCAGAACCTCTCTTCATTCACCAACGCTAAGGTTGGACGCCAGCGTGGAGCGACCAAGGCCATCGTTGAGGCTCGTATTCGTGAAGTGCAGGATAAGATTGACAACATCACGCACAACGCTTGGCGACCTTATCTCGTGAGCGCTGAATACATCAACTTCGACACCTACAAGCCTTACCGGCGTCGTTACTACACCGACTATGTTGGGACGACTCCGCTATTGTTCCGTAATATCCAGCAGATTCTACGCCTCGAACTATGGCAAGGCGACGACTATCGTGAGATTGGTGCTGCTGAGGCTCGTATCGGCATCCCGAAAAACTACAACGGCAACGCCGATAGCGCTCTTTTCCTATGTCCGGGTAACGCTTCAGCCGCTCGTCTTGATATTGGAACAGCGACAAACCAATGGCGAGATGATTTTGACCATGTTACTACGGCTCAAAATCTCGCTGACCTCATCAACAAAGAGGACAGGGTGGGTAAGGCGGCTGTGGAGTTCACACCCACCTTCAAGTTGGAAGGTTCTTCATCCAATGTCGCAGTTCATAACGAGTTCTTGGCCACAGCCAACAGCGACTACGGTAGCGGTGTGGTGAAAATCACCAGTATGCGCCCTGTCAAAGCAGGTGAGACTTGCACTATCGCCAGCACCGACGACAACCTCTCCATCTCACAAACTCAAGTCAACACGGCGACCTTCGTAAGTTCAAGTGGGTCAAGCGTTGTTGTTGATTCAACTGCTGGGTTTGCGCCAAGCGGTGTTGCTTCAAATGGGACAATAGCCTTTCGATATGACAGTCTTGACCCCGATGGGGTTACTTTTTCCGGTTGCGCTGTTGTTAGCGCAAGCGGTGACCTTGCATCCATGAGCGGCACCATCACGCAGCATCAGTTACAAGTCGACCTACAAGGCGGTAGTTCCAGTGGTGATAACGCTCGGCTCAAGGATTGGTGGATGGACTTTGAAATGGGCATCATTTACTTCAACAACTCCTATCCGTTCTTTGAGTGGAACGCCGTTAAGGTGTCTTACATCTATGGGGAACGCTATCTCGAAAAGGCCATCGAGGAGGTTGCTACGAAGATGGTGGTCATTGACCTGTTGATGTCTGACGACCGCACCGTGCTGTTGCCTGAAGGCACCAGCAACATTGACATCACCGCCAAGGTGCAACTCCTGCAGGCTGAGATTGACAAGATTCTCCCACGCTATCAGGAGATTGTTCTCTTCGAGTGATAACAATGGTGAAAGACGAAGCCGATGAGTTTCTCATGATACATCTCACCGAGGAGATGCTGGACCCTGCTCAGCAAGAAGCGTTGCGTCAAGTCGTGACACAGACGCCGGAGGCTTACCGTCGTGTCGTTGAACAGCAGGAATTGGGGATGGACGGCATCACTCGCAACGAAGCGGGTGAATACGAGCAAAAAGGGAGCGCCCCTGACCCCAGCACTCTTAAAGCAGCACTGGATAGGGTAGACAAGCGGATGCTGTCCGAGTCCCCTGCCCTTGTGACCTACAAGTTGCGACTCAGTGGTGGAAAACTCGTGCCGGATGTCGCAGCCTACAAACGGGAGGTGAAATGATGGTCGCAACATGGGCAGAAGGATTGGATTCAGTTATCGCTGTTCTCGGCGACTGGAACCGGGGCAACACCAACAACATCAAGCCCGTCATCGCCGACATCGCCACTGTCGGTCCTGAGCGTGGGAAGCGCATCGACATGAAAAAGACGGACTATGTTCTCTGTTACGAGACGGCGCACAACGAAGAAGCGCCTGAGATTCTCTACGATTTTGTCACCACCCGCATCAACATTACCGTGGACATTCGCACCACCAAGTCTCGCAAGCATATGCAAGCGATGGAAAACGAGGTGCGTCGCCTCATTCACACCAAGCGCAAGGGTGATGGTGTTGCCTTTGACCGCCTTGTTTTCAAGACCCGGACGGACCTTTCTGACCGGACCAAGAACCTATTCCGCATGACCTTCCAAATCGAAGTTGTTATCTTTGCGGAACTCGTGCCATGAGGTGAGCCGGATGCCGTCGACAGTGTATAAAGGGGACTTGACCGAGATTTCATTCGGTCACGAGACAGGACTTCAACTTGACCATGGCTTCGCAGGGTCCTTTTTGTTCCGTGCGAAGACCGGTGGGAGGGACCTCAAGGCGGACACCAGCGTCATTACTTTTGACAGCGGAGCAGCCTCGCAAGTCGTCAACGCTGGCCAACTGAAATACCCCGTCGGGATGCTCGTCGGAGCGAAGGTGTCCTTCCGCATCGCCAGCAGCAGCCCCAATTTCAGCACCGATGACGATGCAACCATCAGCGGCCGCTCCTTCACTGTTGTTCAGCATACTGTGACATCGAGCGATGTCACTGAACTGACCATCACACCTGCGCTGACCACCGACCATTCTGCTGGGGACAAGGACTCCAAATCGGGCGACATCATGTTCATTCACGGCTTTACTGTGCCCTCCGTCGATGTCAGCATGGCTGCTGACGGCGACAGTGCTTCGGGCTCCAGCGAATCCGTTCTAACTGACCAATTCGTGGGCCTCGCCGCTACGGTGACGCTACCGGAAACAAAGGTGGACCTCAAGCGCTACCATGTCGTCGGCCTCGGCCGTGATGTGGCCGTGCAAGTGCCGGGACGATTCCTCAACGAAGGCGGCTCTTTTGAGGTCAACATGCACAACCCCCGCTGGCTCTACTACTGTCTCGGTATGGAAGCGGTGGATGTGAGCAACATCACAGGCCTCAATTCGTTGTTGGTCAGCAACGATTACCAATTGAATGGCAAAACTGAAGTTGGCGCTACTGTCATCCCCTTCGACGGCACCGGAGTGCCGACTTTCACCGCTGGGACTTCTGCTGTAGCGGCAGGCGACTATGTTATCGTCGTTGATGAAACCCGTGCTGATGTCATCACCTACAACGAGGCTGACAGTGCTGACGGCACCGAGTTTGGTGCTGTGGCCAACCCTGAGGTCACCTACTTTGACAAGACCGAGACAACTGAGATTCGGCGTATCGTGGCCATCACGAGCACGCGCATCTTCCTCGACGATGCTCTACTTTACCCTCACGCTGATAACACTGTCCTGCGCTTTGTCCGTCCCGCTGCAGACAACGCTACGGGTAGCCCCAACCGTGAGTCCAGCGGAAACATTCAGAACCCAATCACTCGCCTCCTTTACTCTCGCAGCAGCGTGCCTTCCTTTGCTATGGAAGTCAGCATTCGCCGCCGTGACAGCGACGGTAACACCGACGATGTGGTTGACGGCGGCCCCAGCGACACCAAGCAACTGAGTCGAGTCTTCCGTGGCTGCAAAGTCAAGGACTTTTCGTTGACTGCAGACACCGACGCTGCTCTGCGCCTGAGTGTCAACTTTGACTCCGCTCTCTGTTACACCGACACCGGTCGCCTTGAAAGCACACCGGGGGACCGCTTCAATCCACATCGCATGTTTGAAGACACAGCAAACAGCGACGCCAATCGCAAGACCAGCGGCATCGCCAAGGGCACGCAGAAACCCTACATGTTCTACAACGGCACCATTGACCTTGCTGGTGTTCGCATCGGGCAAGTTGTTTCCTTCACGCTCAACGGCAATACGGGCGTGCAGCAGTTCTACACCATCAACGGCTCCCCCATCGCCGATAGCATCACGGACCAAGTCCCGCACGCTGGTAGCCGTAACGCCTCCATCGCCGTGGAAGGCAAGACTGAATACACGATGGACATGGAGATTATCGTGGACGACCCTGTCTTCTATCATCACATGCGTCGCGCCGTTGACTTCAGCGCCAGCACTGACAACATGATTCGGCTTTCCTTTACCAAAGCAGGTAGCGGCGCTACTCGTGAGCGTATCGACATCCTCCTTGATGACTATGTCATCACCGAGGCCCCTCTGCCTATTCCTGAGGACAAGGGACCTATCCGTGCTCCTTTGAAGGTGATGCCGAAAGCCATCCGTGTTGTGTCGACGGACACACTTTTCCATTGTTGAGGTGACTAAGTATGCCTACACCAGCCGAATCTGTTCGCAAGTATCGACGCCTAAGCCACGAAGACTACGCTGTGTGGTTCGGTGGGCTCCTTGGACTCAGCGAGGCTGAGGCTCGACCTATGGGCACTCACCGTTCAAGGGAACTGATTGAGGAGGCTTTGCGCTCTCTCATCGACAAACCCTCCGAGGAACCTGCCGAGGTCGTTGAAGAGTCAGTCGAAGAGTCAGTTGAAAGCGCTGGAGTAGAAGACATCCCAAACAGCGAAGACTTCCCCGCTGACCTTTCTTACGATGCTATGACGCTTACTGAACTCCGTGAGGAGTGTGCTTCCCGTGGTCTACCAGTCTCGGGAACCAAAGCCCAACTGGCCCTCCGTCTCAAGCGAGACGATGAGGGCATTACTGAGTCCACACCGACGCCGGAGGCCCCCGCAGAAGCGGCTGCCGAGGAAGAGGTGGATGCCCCCGCTGATGAAGCGGCTGCGACCGAGGTGGAGATAAATGCCGAGATTACCGAACAAGAGCCAACTACTGAGACAGACGAATGAAACGAAGCACGAGATACCTGTAGACCCTCATGACCCCGAAGTGGTCATGGAAGTGTGGGTCAGGGACATCTCCTTCTTTGATGTTCAGCGTGCTGCTCAGGAGATGCTTGTTGTAGGTAAGAACAATGAAATGTCTCTTGACCTCGAATCCTACTGGAAACATGCTTTCACGCACTGGCTTGTGCGAACCAACCCTGAACTCACGGTTGCGGAACTTCTCAACCTAAAAGGCGACATCGGTCAGCGAATTGCTTCCGTGTTGCCGAGCCCGGAAAAGGTCGGGCAGATGTTGCAGGGGGATTTTACGAGCGGCGACGCTCAGTGATTGAGGCTTTCCTCAGTCGCAAGACCGTCGCCACCCCCGACGATGTCGGGATGCAAATGGAACTGTGGGGGTATATCGTGGCGAAGCACTACGGTATTTCACTGAAGGAAGTGCATGAGATGACGCCCGAAACTTTCCAGCAATCTCTCGTTTGGGCGCTTGTCGGCAGAAGTCAAGAGGAAAAGGAAATGAAGAGGCAGCGACAAGAGGCAAAAAGCGGAGGTCAGGAGACGGTGTCTCTTGATTATGCTTGGCTTGAGACGGAGGACTTTTGATGGTTGCATTTGCTGCTTTGACGGTTGCGCTGAACGGTGCTCTTACGAGCGCTGGAGGCCTAACTGGTATTTTGAGCAGCATTGGAGGAATTGTAGCAGGAGCAGGCTCAGCCATCATGGGCGCAATCGGCGGCGCTATGACATTTGTTCAAGAGAAGTTTCAAGGCATCAAGGATTTTTGGAACGAAAACATCGCTCCTGTGTTTGATGAGTTGCTGGCGTTCGCTCAACCTGCTCTTGAGGCTATAGGGGCTGTCTTTTCAGCCACCTTCGGCACGGCTTTTGACCTTCTTAAAGCAGCATGGGAGGTTCTCATGGCGGCCTTACAGGTGGTGTGGAACACTGTTGTTGACCCCCTCATCAGCGTCTTTACTGGCCTCTTTACGGCGGGCATGGCGCTTGTCAAAGGAGACTGGGACGGAGTCATGGAAGGATTGAAGACCGTTTGGGACGCGGTTATCATGCCTATCATTCAGCCTTTCGTCGACCTCTTCAAAGTCGGTATGGAACTGGCGAAAGGCAATTGGGACGGCGTTATGGAAAACCTGAAAGCCGCATGGGACAACAGTCTCGGTAAGATTCTCCAGCCGTTCATTGACCCGTTGTTGGCGGCATTTACCAGCATCAAGGAGCGATGGGGTGAAGTGGCTACTGCACTCAGCGTTGCTTGGGAAACCTATGTCAAAAATCCAATTATGGCGGTATTCAGCCCTCTATTCGACTCCTTCGCTCTCATTCAAGACAACTGGGATGTCATCATGGCGGCCATGGGCGTAGCGTTTGATAGGTTCATGAGCCCCATCAAGACCGCTCTCGGCATTATTTTGGCTCCGTTCAAACTGGCTTGGGACGGCATCCTCGCAGGCATTGACCTTGCGAAAGCGGGCTTTGACGCTTTTGCTACCGGGCTGCAATCAGCATACGACAGTTACATCTCACCTGCACTTGATGCGATTTGGGGTATTTTGGGACCCATCGTCGAAGGTATCGGAAAGTTAGCCAGTGGTGTAGGTGGCTTCATCGGCGGTGCTGTTGACGGCGCAGCGGGCCTTCTTGGCTTCTCTGAGGGCGGCGTAGCCAGCGGACCTACTGGCGGCTACCCTGTCATGCTCCACGGCACTGAGGCAGTCGTGCCCCTGTCCGGCGGACGCTCCATCCCTGTAGAGATGAAGGACGGTGGAGGTGGAGGTGGAAACACCTTCAACATCAGCATCAATCCCAGCGGCATCACTGACCGCACGGACAAGCGTGAGATGGCCCGTCAGATGGGTAACATGATTCAGCAAGAAGTCTCCCGCGCACTGGGCGGCACGACGATGCGAGGGAGGGTCTGAGCATGGCTGATGGCTACGGCACGCCCATCCGTCTGCACTTCGATAATCCGACAGCCATGGCTGCTGCAGGTTACAGTAGTGGTATGGAACTCAGCGCTCAGTCCATCGCCTTGAGCGTAGAGCGTAAAGTCGGCGGCATGCCTGCTCCCTTTACTGGCGGTCGTCGTTACGGCATCGACCTCAACCGTGTCAACTCCACTATTATCATTGAAGGCGTGTTCGTGGACGATGACCTCAGCCGAGCGACCAAAGCCGCTACGGCTGCTCAAGCGGAGATTGACTTTGCATTCGAGAGTAAGTTCACCCTCAGCAACGGAGCACTCGCTGCAGTCAACCCTGCTTTCTATCAAAACTTAGCAACTGGACTTGGGACGCTGCAGTTATACCTCAAACTCTCCTCAGGTGCAACAAGCGCTGCTATCATTCAATTCGAGTCATCCTCGGGCTCAGTGGGCTATGTGAGCGGCACTAACATTCGTGTTTATGACACCAGCACGGGGGCTTCCATCACCGGTCCTCAACTGGCCACTGCCGTGTCCACGGCCATCAGCACTGCGCCTGCGCTCAGCAGTTATCTCACGGTAAGTGTAGTGGCTTCCAAAAAGGTCCCGTCTGCGGGCAACACTCGCCTCATCATCAGGCAGATAAACAGCGGGCCAATGAACCGGTCCACGAGCCTCCTCTTCAACAACTCCGCTGAGTTCATTCCTTACCACACACAGTTCACGGGTGGCTTTGACGCATCGACTACGCTGAAATCAGCAGGTGACAAAGTGCAGGACCTTTACGGTATTCTGCACAACACGCAGCGAACGGGCTCAGCAGCAGTTGCTGGTGGCTTGATTGCAGCAGGAGCAGTCATCGCCACGGGTGGTGTGGGACTCATAGCAGGTGCTGCTATTGTCGGAGGCAGTTCTGCTGCTGCTGGCGGACTCTTTTCCCTCTTTACAGACGGCGACTACCCCATTGGTCTGCAAATCCCTTACAACTCGATGATTACTGCACCGGACGGGCAAAAATACGCTGCTCGCAACTTCCTCGTGCCTACTGGGCTGGGCCTCAATGTCAATGATAAGATGTCGCAAAACAACAACAAGCCCGCCGGTGGTGAGTTTCTGAAGGACGATAAGTTCACAGGCATCAAAGGCGCTATTCAGAAGTTCGATGTCGGCTACTCAGCAGGTGAACAGGTCTACACCTTCCAAATGGTTTTCGCTCCTATTGATGTGCTCGCTTGAGGTGATACGATGCCGATTATGCTCCAGTCAAACCACGCCCTCTTCTTTGATGGCGTGAGCGACGGAGTCATCATCCCGCAAGGTGTCTTCAGTAAATTGGGCCGAGACACTGCTGACGGCGACCGTAGCGCTTCGGACATCATCAGCACCTCTTCTCAAGGTGCACGGGTAGCCAGCGCTATCAGCGACGCTCTTGGCGGTCAAATTGCTATTGAAGCGTGGGTCACGCCTGACTGTGGCGGCGTCGTGTTGTCCAAGGACAAGCAGTTCCAACTCAGCATCGGCAGCGTTGACACGCCCGGCCCCGCCGTGTTTGAGGTCAACATCATCAGTGAGGGTGGTGTGCGCAAGGTTATCCTCAGCACCGCTACGACGCTCACCACGGGCTACGACGGCACCGTCTACCCCAGCACAACCTACGGTGGCTTTGAGGACTCCTACAACCGCTTCGACGCCGCCAAGGACGATGCGACAAACCTCAACATCAATCAGCGACCACTCATTCATATCGTCGCTGCTGTCACCAACGGGGCGGCTGTGCTCTACATCAACGGCGAACTTATGGCTCGTGAAGCCATTCCCGGCAACTACACATTACCTGAATCGGACGAACATGTCTACATTGGTGGCTCAGGAGGTCAGTTTCGTGGCGTCATTGAAAACATCCACATCTCAGCGGTATTCAGTAACGAGATGGTAACTCGCAACGCTGCATTGGTCGGTGAAGATACGCTGGCGTTGTTTCGCTTTGAGGAGCCGATTGACCCCATCGAAGGCACCTTTACCATCAACTCCATCTCAGCAGACAGCAATCTTTCGGCTATCAACATCAGCACAAGCGATGCTGCTTTATTAGCGAGTAAATTGACGGGAACCGCAGTCACAGCAGGAATTATTGACTTCACTTCGTCGCCCTACTCCTCCGGCAACTATGCGGTGGTCGATTACAAAACCACGCCGGGCACCAAACAAACACACGCTGTGCCCCATGTTCCTTACAATCTCCTCATCAATCCGGGGGCTATCCGACGAGAGAGTGAAAAACCAAATCAGTCTCCTCCTGAGCGTGTTCGACTCCACCGTATCAATGTCGATACGGGAGCGATACTCGTCAGCAGCGTCCATCTTGACTTCGGCAGTTCCACCAACGGAGATGGGCTACGCCCTGTATTACACACTCGCAGCGCTGCAACTGGTGATAACTACTTCGTGGTGGTTGCTGCAGACCTTCTCCTTGACAATGGAACGGGTCGTCCTTATCAACCACCTCACCTCGCATCGCAACTGATTGACCGCACGGGTCAAATGGTGCTTGACGAGAGTGACTTGGAGCAGCACGGCATTGTCTTCTCCAGTCGTATGGCGACGACAAGCAACGACCCCAACAACCCCTTCGCCGTTGTTTGGCCCAGCACCCTCAACGAGTCTTTCCAAATCGGTCACTCAGGTCGGCACACGCTCAACCATGTCATCGGCCACCACTACTTGCGCAACATGCCTCGGGCCAACGAAGAGATTCTTGACCAGCAAGTGGGCAACGCCGACATCGTTGAACTCCTCTATGACGAAGGCGCAAAAGGCATTGAGAAGCAATTCCCCATCAACAGTCGTGTTGACTATTACCGTGACATCGCTCAATCCCGTATTGTCAATGTTGTGTCCACCAGCACCGTTCACGAAGCGGTTGACAACGGCCTTACCGGTGCCTCACGCCGCTTGATTGCGATTGGTGGTGCTGGGTCCACCACCTTCGACCCTATGCCTTTCGTGCTCAAAGGGCCGGTGCCTCAAAAGGTGAGTGAAGTTGACGCCAACATGCGAAAGCATCACTTGCGTCCTTCAGCCACCAGCAGAGTCGCCATCCTTGAAGTGGACTTGTCGTCCTACGGGATGGCCCCTTTCGTCGAGATTCACTACAACGCTATCGACTTCACCGGAGTCAGTATGAACAAGACGGCTCCGATGCTTATGGTCGAGAAGACTGTGCCTGCTTCTAACCTTCTGCTTAGCACAGGACCGGACTTCTATGTCATCGACGCTATTGAAGCAGCATTGGGCTCAGCCACGATTCATGCTCCCGGCGGCATTCTTGAAGTCGCTGATGCTCATGAAGGAGGCTACGCTCAAGCCTCGTTTTCGCACGCCCTCGTGGGTGATAACAGCGAGGGCTACGAAAGCGACGACGAACTGGACGAGCGTTACACACCGCAAAATTATGCGACAGTGCGTGATGAACCTCGTCGCCCTCCGCAAAACATTTCCGCTTCACACACGACAAAGACGGCTCACGAGTCCGTGTTTCATCACATCATCGTTGAGGCAAATGCGGCGGAAGACTTCGTCCCCCCAGTGCGCTCGCCGGGCGAAGAGATTGCGTCACCGAGCGCCGGTGAGTTTGACATCGGTATCGCTGCTTCAAGCGGCCCCGTGCATGAAATGTTTGACATCGTTGACAACCACGCTGTCGCTTTGCCGACCATCGCTCAGCGTATCTTCGTGCAACCGTCTGACCGTCGTCGAACTGCTCAGTTGCGGCACATCAAAACAGAGAGTAGTCATGGTAAAGACGCTCACTACGCTACCGTTATGTTTCTTATGACTCGTGCACGCTTGCGCAGCGTCGCTGAAGAAGAGTCTGACGACGGAGGCTCTCGTTACACCAAGGTGCGTTGTGTGGGCCTTAACTCGGCCGCTGTTGAGCGGAGCGTCGACGAGATTGGCTCAGGTAGTCCTGATTCGCATGTCGTGAAGGAGATTGACCCAAACGCTCCTGTTGTGTCCGTGACGCTTGGTGGTGTAGGTCAGGGTGCCTACGACACCAATCCGTCTTTTGACCCGAGTGCTCTTTCGAGGCTGCCTTATAACACTCGACGAGGCTTCTCATGTTTTGCTACTTCGATTCGTGTTGACCGCAACATAACTGCGGCCGACCGAGTGCAATTTATCGAAGTCCGAGCACTCAACAACGGTTCAGATGACCTCAAAGCATGGGGAACCTATCCCTTCCCCAAAAGGGGGCGACTTTACCTCAAGACTGGTGCAAGCGCCGAATACACCAGCAAGAACGGCGTGGGCTTCTTTTTTACTGACGCCACCGTAGGTAGCGGGCGCTTCGTTTTGCCTGACGGGTCCGAGGTCGCTAACTTCTACGAATGGGCCGATGCGTCCGGTCTAAGTGCCGAAGCAGGTGCTGTAGCGAGCGGCAGTGCTGGCTCTTTCTCTCTTGGTGAAATTATCCTTGGTGACGGTAACTTCTACATGGAAAACGCAGCATCTGACGGCACCACTGTCAACGACCGTATGTTCCAATCCATGGACACCGTAACCCACGATTATCAATTAGGCACTCAGTTCGCCAGCACTCGTGCGCTTGTTGAAATCCCACTCTTCAACGAACAGTTCTTTGAAAACGCCGCTGAAGGTATTTTCCCCGGTCCTGATAACTCACTGAAGTTGCATCTCGACCCAACCATGACAGCACACACATGGAACCCCTCACCGGTCGGGCGTCGCTACCCTGAGGTATCTCCCGCTGACCGGACGGCCCACGCCGCTTATGCCTATGCTCTTTCACAAAGTGAACATACCCGCAGTGCGTCAATTCAACACAGAGCAGAAGTCGTCAGTGGTTTCTACCGACTCTATGTGAGCAACCCCGACATCTTCCCCGCTGCTAACATCAACAAGGTGGTCGGCTCTGAGCCTGACTACTTCTATGTCGAGGAAGTGCAACGCCATCAACGCGCTTTCTTACCCAGCGGCGATTGGATTATTTACGAGAACGACCCTGCTGCTGACGGTTATTTGGAGTTTGAAGATGAACCTTGGGCCTACTCTGAAAACTTCTTGCGACTGCATGAGCCGGGCATGATGCTTCTCGTCGGTGGTTTCTACCAATCTGAATCGTTGGTGCCGCTTGAAGGTAGCCCTCTCTCTCCGTCGTCCGCCATTGAGCGACGCAGCGAATACTACCATGACTCGGCCAGCGTTAAGACGCAGGGTGGGAATGTCGATTATGGTCTGCGTCAGTATGTCAGTGCTGTTGAGTTCAAAGCAGGGCCGACTACAAACCCTCACGCTCCTCGTGTCTTCAGCGGGCGTGCACGGGGCTCGGTGCTTGGTGTTACTCCTATCATGAACGGTAGCACTTTCACCGGGCTCGCAGTCATCTCTTTGTCTGAAGAGGACGCTGACCTCTTCCCAAACATCTCACCTACGCTCGACTCAAACGGTAACATCGTCTACGAGACAGGAGATTACCACTACGGCCTTGAGACATTTTCACCTGACGGCACCACTCGTCGCTTCATCTACTGGGGTGACGCCTCGGCGACTTTCGCTGCATTGAGTGGTAGTCCAACCAGCCCCGAGCAATTCCGCAACTCCATCCTTGTTGAAGACATTTTCAACAAGGGCGGTGCTCTACCCAACTACCTCGACCGAACACAGCCTGAGTTTATTCTTGACCAAGATGCTCTACTCACCCGCCGTGGTTTTGACCTCGGTTATTCTATCGACCGCTTTAGTCGTGCGCTTGAAGACAATCTCAACATTAGTGATACTTACCGACCGCCTACCGGTCGACATCCTTGGATTATCAGAGCCACGCCTACTCCAACTCCCGTTAGCATCACCGTAACCAACCCGACACACAACGGTCTACTGCAAGCCAACACGACCGGGTTGGATGTGCAGGTGGGTGATGAGGTCTATGTTGAGCGTTATGTCATCGCTACGGGTAAAACAGAGAGCGTGCTCTACCTCGGTCGAGTTCAACTCATTGACGAGGGTCAGGCTCAAGCCATACCGACCACGGACACAATTATTACGCTGGACGGCTCAATGCTGCCCGATGTCTTGATTGACTTGCAGAATATCGCTGCTGACGCTGCTTTGACGGCTTACTTGCGAGTGGGTTGTCACAATGTCATGAAGAACGATGATGAGGCCATTCTCAATCGCTCGTGGCTTTTCCCTTACGCCCAAGGTGGTTTGCGTCACGGTGATACGGTGTGGGCTAACATGACTTACAACAATCCGCACGCTATTGAAGGACTCTTCGCGAAGAGTCGTGGAGTCTTCAACGAGGGTTTGGTGTGGAATGAGTTCAACGGCGGCCAAGGTGCTCTCAGTGGCGAGGCTCGCGATAGTCTACCGCTTGAAAACTTCCTCATCGGCAACACTTGTCGTGAAACGGCCATCAACTACGCTCAGCATGTCAATAAGACCATCGAGGTCAACTACGCTGAACTGGGTATCAGCAATCCGCCAGTAGTTGCTTATCTCGACCCCATGCTCAACGGTGATGACCACGCTCGTGTCCTTCTCTACGATGTCGCTCACGACCGTGAGTTCGTCGCATTCCAAGACCTTCACATGCAGGTTCAAACCAGCGCCAAGGTAACTGAAATCGGGTTCCAACGGCACACCACGGCGCAGAACATCGTTGACGGTAGCGACCAAATTGACCTTGGTAAATACGGCATTGAGTATAATGGCGCTGGACAGCACGGCTACATCACTCAAATTGACACGGCTGCCGGTTATCCCAGTCAGAACAAGTTCGTCCGCAACACTACTCGCTCTCGTTTCATGGAGAGTGCTTATGCTCATGACCTCGCTAACCACTATGCTGCGAGCGTCATGAAATCACCTATCACGGGTAAAGTCACTGCTCTCACTCCTTACTATAGTAGCGGTGCAAACGGTTCAGGTTACACGGCTGGAACCAAGGCAACGACCACGACGGGCACCGGTGCTGGGCTTACCGTCACCATTACAGTGAGCGGCGGGGCGATTGCTACAGCGGTGATTGCATCTGCCGGGACAGGTTATCAGCACAACGATGTCATCACCGTGAGCGGCGGCACAAGCGGTAGGTTCCGCGTGAGTGTCGCTCCTTCGGGCACTTCAACCCACCTCACGGCACTTGACCGCATCACGCAGTATGGGAAGGCACACGGACACATGGTGCACACGGGTTATTACACCGGCGGTCCGTTTAGCGAGCGGTCGATTGGCGACAGCATTCAGCCTCGAACCAACGACGCTACAGTCATCCCCTACTGGGCTAATGAGGCACACACTTACACTCGCAAGGTTCGCTCCAACCTCGACCGCTTTATCGTCGCTTTAACGCTACATCGTGAGGAGAAGGCAGGGGCCACGACCCGTGACCCATCTACCCTGTTCGATACACCCGACGGCACTCGTGTTGTCCCTGCCTTCCTTGCTCTGCGTGGTATTCGCTCAGGTGCTCTTGACCTGTCTTCGCACGACGAGCAGCGTTTGCAGCATCTTAAGCACTGGACTGAAATGGACTTCACCCGTCGTCTTACCATTGACTGCGGTGAAGTCGCTACTCGTGACGGTGTCACCGACATTGAGGCTGCTGCTCGTGAAGTAGTGCGAATTATTAACCAAGCAGGGGCCAAGAACGCCCGCACCAATCTTACCAACGGTGAGACGGGCTCTGCTTTCGACCCTGCCGTGTGGTGGGACTCAGACAAGGCGTTCAGCACGCAAGACCAAGGCAGTCACATGGGTTACTTCCGTGCTCATCTTGGCCGTGTCGTGCAAGACACCAAGGGACGAGAAGGTTTCTCCGTGGTCATTCACAGCACCGTGCCCGGTGCTACCGGTCGCAACTTTGCTGTGTGGCTTGACAACGCTCGGGGTCAATCGGCTTACCAACCTGAGTTCTTGATTGGTCACGGTGGTCGCTTCAGGACTTTTTGGTGTCAACCTGATGAACTCAGTGGCGAGAACATGCACCCAGCGCCAATGCCTCTAAACAAGCACGGGCGACCCTTTGCACCGATTACTTCGCTGCGTCAATACACCCTGCCCGATGCTTCATCTGCTGATGTCAAGTCCACCGGTGACTTTGCTCAGCGTGGTGATGAATCCTCGGACCCGGTTATGCGAGCCATGTCGATGGTGACGGGCTCCGGCCAGTCCTTCAACACCGTCAACACGGAATCGTTGGAGGCTGAAGGCTACATTACCAACTACACCGAAGGGCTCCGCACAGGTTCGCAGGCTACCGGTCGTGTGAACTTTGGCGGTCTTGTTGCTGCCGGAATCCCCGGATTCGCACCCGATGCCGGGAAGTGGGGCTTTGGTCGCAAGGGTGACAAGCGCTTCGATAAGCGATATGGTGATATTCAGAACACATCGGGCGACACTCTCCCGGTGACCTACACGGGTCATGTGCCTGCTTCTCAAATCTCACACGACGCTATCGGTGATTCGCCACTCTACGGGTTTCAATTCATTGACCACCTTGGTAGGCGTCATGGTATTCGCATCGTCTACCGAGCGATTAACAACAACTTCACACTGGATGAAACGCAACTGCCTGACACGCTTGAGGATGAAATTGTCATCTACATTGACGACCGAGATGTCGGGCAGGGCGGCTTGACCATCGGTCGCCACATGCGTGGATTGGGTGACGCTACTGGTCGTTTCGGTGCAAATCCGAGCAACGCTACGCTGATTGGTTGGGAAGGTAACCGGTGGAACGGTGTTCCGAGTGTCAACGCAGCCTACGACTGCAAGGCCACTTACGACAGTTCAGCCAAGACGCTGACCTTGGAGATGACCGACCCTTACAACAACTGTCCTCACTTCGATGTGCTGGGTTACATGGGCTTTCCAATTGAAGATGGCGTCATTCAGGTATCAGACCCCTTCAACGCAGCCACCGCTGTTGGCTCATGGGGTCACATGTTTTCCTACACGAGTCGCACCCGTAACGATAACACAGGCCCCCACATTTTTTACGGCGTCGAAGGCACCGAGTTCATGACTTCACACACTTTCGCTACGGCTTCGACCGTTACCGTCGGTGCTAAGCGTTTTGGCCTCAACACGACAAGCATTCGTGCATTGGTGTCGTCTTGCGCTAATTGGACCACATTGGTCACCGACGAACTGTTGGCGGCAGTGGTCACGACGGCCATCAACCTACCGAATCCAAACATTGAGGAGGGTGTGCCGTTTGATTGCACTGAGTTTTTCGCTGCTGATGGACGCACTCTCGGTCAATGGGGCGTGGCTGAAGATGCTATTCGCATTCGTGCTTACAACACGGCCCGTAAAGTGCGACCAATCTCTGACTTTTTCACCGCCACGCTACATCGTGACATGGCGATTCAAGCCGCCCATGTTGAGCACGGGGATGTGCAGTTTGTCAAGATGACCAAGGATGGTGTGACCCTGCCCAGTTCCAACAACCGGGCAGCCACCGATGCTCAAATTGATGCTGGCTTAAGAGCAGAGTGTGGCTACATTCCCTACACTGTCGTGCAAGTGAGCACCAAGGGGCGCGGCTCTAACGCCAACACTGCCTCACCGGTTCTCGTCGACTCAAGCAACGAACCTGTTGACACGGAAGTGTGGGAACAAAATCTCAACGGTCAACGCTTTACTGCTTACTCAGGCGACCACATCCTACCAATGGTCAACAACCCAACTCTTGAAACCGATGCAAACGACTCTTACATCAACTCACCTAAGTTCCCTGAAGTGGGGTTGGCTGCCGGTAGCGGTAAGCCATGGCACTTCTTCCGACCTGCTGGTAACGAAGGAGACACCATCAGCAGCCTTGCGAAAGTTGCGTCCTTTAGCAGTCAATCCGAGGTCTATTTTGGAAACTTCTCTTCCGCTCTCGCAACTACTGTCAACGGTGGAACAGCGTCTTCCGGTTTTACTTCACTTGACCACATCTTGATTGATGAAGCAACATTGACTGGAACTCCACCCGACGCCAAACCGTCCACCGACCCAACCATTCAGCGCTACGGTGCGCTGCGAGCCTTCAGGACTGCCGGTGTGCGTGTGCTTGGTAGCCTCCACTCACGGTCGCAAGTGTTCTTCCGTGGGGGTCGGGACAGCAGCGACCATTGGGTTCCGTTGTTCTTCGGTGGCGGCTTTAGCGGTGTAACCATTGATGTCAATGACGGTAGCGCTAACGACTACAGCGAAAAATACACTCATCCTTATGCAAACGGGCCGACCGGTGTGGCGGGCATTCAGCACGCCAACGAGACACTCTCGTCCTTCTCATTGGTGGACTGCAACGCAATCATGGCCTTCTTCCCCGGCACAGCACTTTTGAATCAGCATCGTGGAAGCATCAATCCACCGTTCTTCAATCAGGATAGCCTCCTCAGTCCTGACATCAAGGGCGGGACTCAGACCGTTCACCCTGACCATCCCAATCCCGCCCCCTACACGGCAGGCGTTGCTATTCAGGTGCCCATTCCTTTGGTGCTACGCTTCGCTCACCCAACAGCCCGCTACAACGACCACCGTGATGGTGTTGAAAACAAAACAACATTCCTCATTTTTGGCCCCGGTCAGGCCTTCCCATTTACGCAAGAGGAGGCGACGCCCGTCAACACCTACGAACCTGCGCCCGGACGGGCTATCACGGTGGGTAACACTTGGTCTAAAGTGCCTGCTCACACGGGTAGCAACACGGCATTCATGCCCAACCACATCATGAACGACGCCGGTCACTACATGCCGTGGACCAGCACCTATCAACTCAACCGCGGTCGATTCCATTGGCGTCAAACCATCAACTGGGAACCTGCTCAGGGTAAGCCCAATGTTGAGATTCTGCGCCAGCGTCCCGAGGCTGGTCGTATGTATGGTGAAGTGTTCACTTCAGGAGCGACTAACCTCACGGTGTCCAATGTTCATGACTACCGCATGGCTCACCCCAACCGTCACGGGGTCTACATGGGCTTCTCCATGGCGAGTAGTTCAGACTGGTGTTTCCACATGGATGGCGGTTACCATCCGGGCGGTTCGTGGATGGACAATCAAATTACTTTCAATCCGCCTCATCCTGATGACAACAGTCGAGTGTCAAAGAGCGCCATTAGCGGCAACGAATTGCATCCCAGTGCTTTCCGTGTTGCCGCTCCACTGGCGACCAAGATTCTTTACGGCTCTTCGGGTGCCTTTGTGTCTGAAACAGTCACGCGTGACATCATCGACATGGAATACATCGCTGTAGACGCCACTCGCTGTCAAAACGGAGAAGAGTTAGCCGCTCTACTCGGTGCCGCTATCAACACCTATCCCGGCGGCGGTGCACTCAAAGCCATGGGCGGGACCTTCTTACCGAGTTTTAGCAACGCCATGAAGCAAGACCGTTACGGGTGGCGGGAACTTGAAGGCGCTAACATTGTCGACTATGCGCAAGGAGGTGGAGGCATCGCTCTCAATTCGTCCTTCATCACCGTCGACATTGGTAGCAATCCTGACGATGGTTACAACATTCCTGAAACGGGTTGGATTCGCACCACTAACTCGTTTGCTACAACTATCCTCGGAGAGAACTCACCGGCCTTTGCTCCCTATCACAGCCGCATCGTCCTGTATGTCGGTGGTAGTTACAAAGTCAAGTTCTTCCTTGGACAGAATCGAATCAGCGGTTACGGTGCTTTTGAGAGTGTAGCGACATGGGATAACTACCTTGACGGTAACCCGTTGACCTACCCAACGCTGGGCTCCGGTGTATCGGGACTAAAACTGTATGTGTGGGTTAAGGCAGGTGTCCACCAATGGAGGAATACGACGAGGGTGAGCGGTTATGGACAAGTCCACTTCAACGGCCTCGTTGACGCTATTGACCGAACTAAACCCGTTGGTGTTGCAGGTTGGGCTGGTGAGCGCTATTCCTATCTCAACACACTGAGTGGTGGGCTTAGCGGACAATATGCTGCTGGTTTGGGAGCATGGCACGCTTCGCTTGGTTTCTCACCCTACGGTGGAAGCATGGGCTGCGCCAGCGTGCTCGGCCATCTACCGAACATCACCCCCATGCCGAACAGTCCTGAATCTGCACCACCGAACAACGGTTCAGATGGGTTGGCTACCTTCCCCTCCAATAGCAACCCCGATGCGCCGCAAGACCGCTACGATATGGGAACAGACTCAGGTTCCTACACCCTCGCCTTTACCGACAGTAGCGACTTCAACACACCGCCCATTATGGAAAACGAGCCTGAGATGCAGAAAGAACTCACTCACATGCAAGGTGTGTTCTCCCGTGCGATGCTTGTTATCTCTCATGAGTCAGAATTGGCTCTTGTCGCCAAGACGGACCGTGACGGGCAAAAGAGCGTTGGTGACTGGCTGCGTCTTGTCGACGCTGCTGATGTCACTAAGGCGGGCACAGTGCGCTGGGACGACCGCATTCACGGTCAAGACCGCTTCTATGCTCCAGCGCACGCAGGCCCGAATGTCGAGGCACTCATCCACAATGCAACTTCTCGTCCAACTATCTCAGATTACACTGTTACGAACGCTTTGGACGGCGCTCCATTTGACGCAGAGTTCTCACTTCATCCGCCGATTACTGCTGAGAGTGACTTGGAAAACGCTGAGCCCTGCTTTACGAAAACCGGCGACCTCTTTTTTGACCTTGACAAGAGCATCGGCTCCCACTTCTCAGCCAGCGCAGGGGCGCAACGGAATGTTGCTGCTAACTTCTATGCTTCCGCATCTGTCCAACCTTCTACACTGTTTGGTGGGACGAAGCAAAAAAACACCTTTTGGGTCGGAGATGTCAACGCTTACGAGATGTATGCTCGCTCCCCTGCTAAGAACTTCAACATTGAGCATGTTGTGTGGAAACGAATGGACGGTGGTAGCCTCTCGATGCCTGCCGTCAACGCTCGTGGACTTGGTGCTGTGCCTTGGGTGAACCGTGTCAGCGGCGGTGTAGGCTACACTACGGGTGAGAAGTTGCTTGGGAATGTCCGTTTCTCTTTTGAGACAACGAACAGCGCTATGTTACCTGTCCTGCAAGCGCAGGAACTGGCGCATCCGCAACTGGCTGAAAAGCACCGTATCAAACTACAGAATGTGCTTGAGATTCCCAACGAGCATCTGCAGTTTGAAGAGATGGAAGTCATTGACGACACGGGACAAACACACACGCTTAGCGGCGGCTCGCCACTCGGTGTGGTCATTCGTGCCTTCCGTGCTGCTGGTGAGCGCCTCGCCAGCGGTTTGGCTCCTTCGGTAGCCAACACCTCAACCTCGCCAAACCTCGTGGTCCAACTTCCTGACCCTGAGTCCATCCCCGGTAACATCCTTGTCCGCAGCGGATTTGACCGGCTGCAAGCCTATCAAAACGAGACAATGGGCGACGGCGGTATGATTCACCCCGACCTTGGTGCGAGCCACCTCGGACATCTGTTTGACAACGCCATCAGCGGACCGCGCTACGGTCCGACCATGAACGAAGTGGGTTGGGAGCACATCGCTGAAGGTAGTGCCTTCCCCGACAGCACGAAGAACGGATGGGTTGAAACTACCGGTAACCGCCCACTGCAGTCGTCTTACGAATTGCACGACCGCACGCTCTTCTTCCATGTCACAAAGATGGGGCACAGCCACACGGACCGCTTCCCAACCGTCTACACGCACAGCAACGGCGTTGAGACGCAAAGCCTCACCGTGTCTTCTTACAGCAGCGGTGTGTTGACCGCTTCAGCCACCATCAACAGCCGTGTTTTTGATGCAGCGTTTGCTTCCAAAGAAGTTAGCGACAACCGTCGTTTCTTGCGCCTTTCAAGCAGCGGCGACTCGTGCGTAGTGTCCTACACGGGCATAAGCGGCGACACCTTCACTGGCGTGGTTGGTGACATTGACTTCACCGAGTTTATCGCAGCCAATCCAAGCGCCACCATCACACCCTCCTACTACATCCCTGCTGGTAGCACTCGCTTCTTTGCAGCACGCCGCTTGCGTGACCACGCCGAAGTGAGCGGTAACAGCCCTGACATGGCTCATACTGAATACATCACCGGCACTGCGTTGCTGGCTCACACACGCTACAGCAAACCGCAACTCACACCAATGCCGATGCCTCGTATGGGACATCACTTCGTTAACGCTACGATGCCGATGCTACCCGGTCACTGGGCTCATCCTGCTTACCAAGGCCTCTACGGCAAGCACGAGGCCGAGCGCAGAGCGACACTCCAAGATGCCGACCTCATCCGTCTACTGGAGAATGTGGACCCAACCACGACAACCCTACCGGCCAGCGTCACCGACTACCTACACCCTCTCAACCCGCAACTGCGCATCGGTAGTCTGACCGCTACGCCGAGCGGTCCCAGCGACATCCATGGTGGGGCCTTCACGCTGATGTTTGAAACAAAGGTGCGCTTTGATGGCTACGGCGTCCTCGCATCCAAGGGCGATGCTGGCGACATCAACAAAGCCGGTGGCCACTCCATCGTGCTTGAGGCAGGAGCCAACTACACGCAGGACGGACACTTCCCTGACCCTGCCGAGGTTGGTGCCTATCAAATTGTCATCCAGCCTAACCTGCGTAAGCAACAACTTACTGGCTTCCATCATAACAACAGTGACGCTTCAGCCTTACCCGACGGCACTGCTCGTGAACTCACCGGTCAACAAGTGCACCTCGTGGTCGGCATCAAGTATGACAGCGAGCGAGGGACGGCGATTGGTGCGGCGACTCTCATCCTTTCTGAAGCGACGCTTGCTGATGTGCGCGGCTGCGAGATTTTCGTCAACGAGGTCATCCTTGACCACGACCCTGACCACGGCAGTCAGTTTAGCAATCTCCCACCGATGCTGCTTTACAACGCATTGGGTGTGCAGGGTAGCGAATCGCCCACTTTCACTCGTCGCTCTCACCCCTATCACACGAGCATGTTCGTTGACGCCACACCCGGTTACACATTGAACATCCCATGGTGGAGCATTTTGCACAAAAACTCCCCCGATGACGCTACGGCCACAGGTTTCCGCCATCTCGCCCTCTATCGTCTTGACAACTACTACGAGTTCTGTCGTGCCTCTCATGGAGCACTTGGCGCTCAGTTGACGCTTGGTGGCTATCCCTCCATTAGCCCTGACATCTACTCCAAGGTGCTGGCTAACACCTCCATTTCACCTGTCGCCACGGTGCAGAGCACGGGCGTTGGTTACATTCAGGTCGATGACGCTTCGTTGTTCCCTGAAGTGCCCTACTACGGTCAACAACTGGTCTACACCGATAATGACGGTGTGACTCAGACGCTGTCTTACACCAAACGCACAGGCTTGACTTACAGTAGCGGAACAATGAACCAACCCTATCGTTTCATCACGACTGCTTTGAGTTTGCCGAGTGCGGGCACCGTGCTCCGCTTAAGTCGACCTTACAGTCGTGAAGTTTCGACTTCGCTATTGACCAAGTCGCAAGGTGTTTTGTCGCTTAATCTCGACCAGTTGCGTGGTGGGACACGAGATACGAACAGTCTCTACACTCCTGACGCATTCGTTTGCGCATGGCATCCAAACCTCGGTCGACCCCATACTTTCTACTCCGACAGCAGCCGAACATGGGGCGACGCTACTGATGACCGGGCTGTAGACAAAGCGGCCTACAACAGCATGCCTGAACACTTTGAGACGGTGCATTATCACGGCGTCAACTACGCCGCCAGCCTTGGTCCGTTCCACCTCGATTTCAAGACGCCCGAGCCACCCAGTCAGTTCTCAGGCACTTTCCAATCAGCGGCCGGTTCACCTTCCACCATCACGATGAATGCTGATGTCAGTAGCGACGGGGCTTCAGCAGGCGATTACATTTTTGTCGAAGGTAAGGTGTTGGGTAAAATTGCAGGCGGTGGAATAAGCGGTGTGAACATTGTTCTGACTACAGACATCCTCTTTACACCGGCCGTTGGGTCCAAGGTCTACTTTGGCGCTGACGGAACAGCAGAGACGGCTGCTAACATTCACATTATGTCGGGTTATCAAGCGCAAGGCAGCAACACTGTCATGCTCAGTCACTATTGGCCAAGCGGTAGCCGTGGCGGACCACTCGTCAGTCGTCTTGACGGCTATGCTGCTTGGTCTGCTGCGTGGAATCTACCAGCCCTCTACGAAGCAGGCGGCGGTAAGCATTGGGAAGACACTGGCGATGCTGCTTCTTATACTGCGAGCGACGGCATCGGCATCGCATCGAGTCTTGTGAGCACCCGCTCTTATCCATTCGGCTACCGATTCGGTCTGCGTCAACCGTGGAACCGCCCTCAATGGGGACACTACGGCATGCGTGCCTTCACTGAATCCTCCTATAGTAGCAGCAACCTGACCCTCGGTTACAAGCCCGGTCCACTGGTCGAATACGAATCGCAAGATTGGAATTACGCTGGTGGTGCTGGTTTGACCCCAAAAACGCTACCAACGACCTATGTTGGCGTTATGGAAAGGCAGACCAACTTTAGTGGTATGCTCGGGCCCGACAAACCTGAATGGCAGGTGCGCTACAGCGACGGTCGCCGCATGACTCGCTCGTTTGGCTGTCCTGTTCGCATCATTCGCAACAATGCTGACGCTCCTCGTGACTGGTGGGGTGATAGCCAAGGTCTTGGTATCGGCACCATTGAAGGTGCGGCGGGCTACTATCTTGTCGACTGGTGGGGCAACACTCGCGGTGAAGATGTCCGCAAAGCACCGGTGCGTGGCTTCGGCATCCGTCCTGCTTGGGACGCAGGCGACGCATACGAATACGACCGCACTTACGGTCGTTCACCTTACGCTCGGTTGTGGAACGGAGGTAAGCCGATTGTCAACTTCAAAGGTGTCGTTGACCCTCTTACGGGCAAAGTGTTGAGCAGCCCAACTGAAGTCATTCCACGCTTTGGTGGTCGACTCAATGACACAAACAACAACAACGCCTTCGTCCTTGTCGATGTCTTTGCCCCAACCAACGCCATGCGTGTCGGCGACATGGGTGGTGGGCGTGGTGTGCGTTATCCAACGCAGTTCAACGAGGATGTTCTAACCGAATTAAGCGCCGTCTACGAAGGTTCGGGCGTCGTTCTCTCGCATCACACGGCTGAGCCAACCTTCGGTCAAGGGTTGCTGCGACCTCGTGATGATGTGCTGCAGCCCGACGAAGTCAAGCGTGGTATCAGTGGTCGCCTTGAAATTGCTGAGGACGGTTTGCTTAAGCCCGAGGCTGCAGTCAGCGACCGTGTCGAGAGCATCACCGGCACCTCGGTGCACAAAGAGCCAATCTCTCGCTCCTCGCCCCGTATCGGTATTGACGCTGACACGCTTGAGTCCTTCTCCACCGGCATCAATGCCGACATGGTCGCCATCAACAGTGAGGCTCATAGCCTGCACACTGACCGTGGTGTTGGGCAGCGTATCGTCCTGCAGGGTGGATTGCAGTCAGGTTCGCAGACGCTGGAAGACTATGACCTAACGAGCCTCTCCTTCGCTGCTCAACCTCAAGGCGGGGTCATGCGTTTTAGCCACACTGGTAACATCAAGCCCATGGGCGGCACCTACATCCTTGAGTCCCGCTCGTTCGTCAACCCATTCGATGACACCGGTTGGGGTCGCAGCGGTTCGGGCACAACCAGCAATCCATATCAGACCACGACAAGCACGACGACACCTCATAACCTCACGGACACGACAGTGCGATTCATGTTGCGTCCGGTGCGTCTGCTGGACAACCAACACATCGAAGTCTTCCGCCCTGTTCGCGCTGTCGCCAGCGGCACACCTCAATACGGAAGCACCTTCTACACCGCCACTGCTGGCGGCAAGTATGGGCTCTTCACCTACGAGTCCACCAACGCCTCAGCGGGCTCTTACATGCGTGCAACGGTGCCTGACGGAAACGCTCCTTACCAGCCCGTTTATTTGATGGAAAGCAGTAGCGACACTGTGCCGGTGTCGAAGGGTCCGAAACTCCCCGGTTCGGCGATGCCTACATTCGACACCGGCACACTCAAGTCCACAGTGACTCGTTTGCTCATCAGCGAGAACACGCTGCAGCACTATCGCAGCGACGCTCCTCGTCGCACAGGTAGCGGTAAGGACTACTCAGTCAAGCCCCGCTTCAGTCAGTCTCTGCATAGCAAGGGACACAAGGCCGATGTGACTTACAACACATCCGACCACAGTGGTGATGCTCCGTGACCTTCCTCGCACAGCAACGCACGACCGGTGACACCGATGTCGTGATGAAACAAGTGCGCAAGCCAGTCTTCGTCGACAACGCAGTGCACCTTGGTGAAATTGCTATGCAGGGCACAACGCAGGCTAAGGTCACCGTCAAGCAACGCAAGACCTCAACCTACGCTGTCGCATCAACGCACTCTTACACCATCGACGAGCGTCAAGACAGTGTCGTTTTGACTCACACATCAACGCCGGGTCACACTTCACAAAATCGCATCTTCTACATGCGTAGCGATGCTGCTTCAAATAGTCCGAGGATGTTGTATTCTATAGACCAGCAGACTGAGCGCCTGTCACTCGGTAGTCACTCCACTGGAAACAAGGGTTCTGTTTTTGCAGTGCGGAACATGAAAGGCAAAACGCTCAGTGAACTGGGCTTCAACAGCACGGCAGGTTACGCAGCGCAGCCAATTGATGTCGGTTTCCGCACGACCGACATGGCCATGCGTCTTGGTCGTGACATCGCTGATACGCTCACCTCGGTCAACATCGCACTTCCGCTCACTCCCAGCAACTCCAGCGGTGACCGTCGCCGTCACAGCACCCGCTTTATCGCTACCGACTTCTACGGAGTCAACCTCGTCACGGCGTTGCGTTTCCTTGGGCGTCATGACAATCGCATCATCTACTTTGAGCGCTTTGGTAGCCTGCTCTATGTGCCGTTCAACTTCGGTGAAAGCGGTCGTTTCGTCGACGCTAACAACAGGACCGGGCCTGCTGGAACCAACCCAGTCGACAACACCAGCAACCGTGTTATCGTGCAAGGCACACCCCTCTCGGTCAACGATACCGCCTACGCCGAAGTCAGCGATGCTGAGCGACAGAGTGGTCGTGGTGGCGATGTGCAACAGGACCCGCAGGTCATTGAAGACTTCACGGTGCGAAACAACGAGGCGGCCCGTCGTGTTGCACGCAGCGTGTTGAAGGCCAACAACCTTCTCGCCGGTAACAAGACCAGTTCAGGTCACACCGCTTCATGGGACTTGCGACCGGGTAAAATCATCGAATATGAAGGACGCAACCGCATCCTCACCGAAGTGCGTCACAACCTTTCGGAGAACACCGCTGACCTTGTTTTCCTCACCGTTGACAGCGGCATTGAAGGCGTGCTGCAAGGCATTCTTGAGGGTGCTCAGAACACCGGCCGTCGGCCTGAAGTCGTCGAGCAGGTCATTGAACAAAACTTCTCGTTGTTTGGTGACATCGAAATTGTCACGGTTCCCATCATTACAATTCAGAATCACGGCCTCTCAGGGTTTATCATCGGTAAAGCCATGAACAGGGGCGTGCTCGGTGGAAGTAGTGACGAAGAAACCCTCGGTGGTAGCAAGTCCACTCCAATCACATACAGAGGTGACGCATAATGCCGGTAAGCGACCACATCAAACGGGCGCTGCTCGACACGATAGCGAGCAACATCAACGAGATGATTATAGGTTTCGATGGAACCCCATCTACGAGTTCTGATGGGGCCGCTGGTCGTCCAGCCATCACGCTCAATCCGACGGTGCGCATCGTCGACGACAACACCATCCTCGTTGAAGGTTTTATACCAGCATCGGAAGAGTTCACGGACTCCTTGAAAGAAGTCTATGTCCAGTTCCGTGGTTCAAACTCTTTCACGCCAGTCGCTCGGCACACGATTCTTCCTGTGCTTAAGACGACGCAAAACGAACTACGCATTCAATTGTTGATTGAGGTGAAATAGAATGACGATGACTACAGATAACCCCCTTTCGGGACACACAGACGGCGCTAACGATGGACTGACTGACGGAAGTCACATCCTCTCACCGTCCTTGACAAATCTCTACGAAGGCGTGCACGGCAACGGTATCTTGTTGCCGCACGATACGGCTTACGACGATAACGACCGCAACGACCCACCCGACCTTCCCGGCGCTATCAGTGCGGGAGCGGGCGCCAACCAGTTCGTGGTCAAAGCGTGCGATGTCATTCTTGACGGCATCCTCTACGCCATCGGCGGCGGCAGTGACATCACGGTCACGCTGACCAGCACGACCGCTGAGAAACTTGGCTCCTTCGTTGCACTCAATAGCGGCGAAGAGTGTCTTTTCGTAGTCGTTGCTACGGCTGATGGCCTCAAGATAACGCAAACGGTCAACATCACGACCGCTGCAGGAGCCTACCCCTCCATTTCAGGCACGGCTGCTTCTTATCTCACCACCGGTAGCGGGGCTGGTGACAACCGTCAGACTATCGTGCTGGGCACAGTGCGTGCTGTCAACGCTGGTGGAGCGACCACGGGTGACTTGAACATCGAATCTCTGTCTGAATACAACGACAAGCGCGTCTTCGTGCGCCCCTCGCCGCTTTACTTCTCCCCAGTGCGTGACGGCACCATCTCGGCAACCACGGGCATCAACAGCCACACAGCGCTACAGACGGTGCACACGGGTCAACCCGCTACTTTTGGCGACAACGGCATCGTATGGCAATCGTTTAACAGCGACGGCGAGTCGATGCTCTACTATAGCGCCAAAGACGGCAGCAACCGACACACTCATTTGCTCGGTCCTACCAACATTGATGTCTCCAGTCCAAGCACGAATCAAACCTTCACCTTTGACGGTAACCGGGTCTTCGTTCTAACAGCAAGCAGTGGTATCACGCTCAATCCCAGCGGCACCTTCCCACCGGGCCACACGGTCTTTGTCTCAGTGCCCAGCGGCAGCACCGTCACTTTTGACAGCACGGGGCTCAACCAAGCCATCACTGCAGGCAACGCCCTCATGTTCGCTTACGACGGCACCAATTGGAAGCGTGTGCTCTTCAGCAGCACCGTGGCTACCACCTCAAGCGGGACCAGCGGTCTTGTGCAACTCTCCGATGGTGCTGGTGGCTTCACCAGTGACTCAACGCTCTCATACGACACAGCAGCCAACGAACTCACCGTTAACGGTAAATTGACCGTGACTGGGCTCATTGACCCTACCGGCTTAGTCGTCGACGAAAAGGCTGACACAGCGGCCACTGGTCATACATCGGTTGCTGGCAAGGGGTTGTATTGGGTCAAGAACGAAACACCCAACCGACCGATGTTCACCAATAACGCTAACGCTGAGAAGAAGGTGATTATCGAGGGTGACAACATCAGCGAACTCAACAACGACGCTGGCTTTGTCGATGCTGCTGGCGCTGCGGCTGCTGCCGCTACCGACCTTGCTTACGATGCTGCTTCAAAAACTGTGAGTAGCAGCACTGGGACGAACGCCACGCTGACTGAAGTGGTAGCCGGTGGTAACTCCGGCTTGATGACAGGCGCTCAGGCTACCAAACTCGACGGTATCGAAGTGGGCGCAACAGCAGACCAAACGGCGGGTGAAATCAAGACGGCTTACGAGAGCAACGCCGACACCAACGCCTTTACGGATGCCGAGCAAACCAAACTTGCTGGTATCGCTACGGGCGCAGAAGTCAATGTCAATGCGGATTGGAATGCCGTGAGCGGCGATGCTGAAATCCTCAACAAGCCAACGGATGTGACCGACCTCTCAACGCACAGCGTGACTGAACTTAACGATGTGACCAACGCTGGAAGCGGAGCCATCATCACTTCAGCCGAGCGCACGAAACTGACAGGAATTGAAACAGGCGCAACGGCAGACCAAAATGCCGATGAGGTTCCTGTCGCCACACACTCTCCGACCAACTACACCGCCACTACCGCTGATGTTGAGGCTCACCTTGTTGGAATTGACAACGCACTTGCTTCTGCTGGTAGTGTATCATCCGTGTTCGGAAGGACGGGTGCGGTTGTTGCTACATCGGGAGATTACGACGATGGTGAAATCACCGCCGCCGCAAGTGCAACAAACTACACTCCTACCGCATCAACGGTTGAAGGTCACCTTGCTGGAATTGACACCGCGCTTGGCTCGGTTGGAACGCCATCGGGTGCGGCTGGTGCTATCCAATTCAGCGACGGTGTGGCTTTCGCCAGCGACAATGCGAACCTTCACTTTGACAACGCAAACAACAGACTTGGTTTAGGAACGGCCTCCCCGCAGGTTGCCCTTCATATTTCCAAAAACTCTTTAGACGAAATCCTCCGTATTGAATCCACCGACCCGACTCCGGGTTCTAACTCGGCTCCCGATGTCATCATTAAAAGTGCAAAACAAACCACAAACGATTATCTCGGAAGTCTATGGTGGTATGGAAACAACGATGGTGCAAATCCCGAACCTTATGGCCGAATTGGAATGGTTTTAGACGACCCCACGGGCGGTGCGGAATCGGGTGCTATGTTTATCCAATCCGATGTGGAAGGAACCCTTAGAACCATGATGTATTTAGAAGGTTATACCACAGGCGGAACGGGGCAAGTCGTCACCAATTATAACGCTAAAAACATCAATTTCCGAACCTTAAACCTCGGAACGGGTGATGGTGGCCCCGGTGGATATGGTATTGCTCACGAAGCCTCCACAGGAAGAATCGGTATTGGAACGATTTCACCCTCTCAAAAACTTCATGTGGACGGCACTATCCGACAAACTAACGCTACAAACGCTGTTCTTGTCGCTGACTCCAACGGTGACCTCGTTGCCGCAAGCAACCTTACTGACACCGCTTACTCAACGACAGACACGACAGATGCGGCGGCGGATGTTTATGCGGCAAACCCTGCTTATTGGGCAGGCCCTCCGCCAACAACAGTAGCCGAAGCGTTAGACAGGATAGCGGCTTGGGCAAACAATCCGGTTTACACGCCGGGACCAATTCCTTGATGTGATAGTTAATGCTTGAAGGCACTGTCAACCCATAGGTGACCGCAGGCCCTACAGCACCACAGGCTGACCCGCTCTTTGTCACCGTCAAGAAACCGGGCTTGCAGACGACGAGGGATGTGCTCGTGCTCGCAGCGACGGCACTTGACTTTCATCTTGTCAAGCAGCCGACCCATTATTCTTCCTCGCTCTCCCAGCAATCAAGGCACCACTCGCCATCTACAAGATGTATTTGTAGGCAAGAGCGCTGACATGCGATGCAAGTAGCCACTTACTCACCACGCCGACCAATGATGTCGTCGATGCGTAGGATGGCTGTCGTGACCTCAGTAGCGCTCGTGATAGCGCTGCGGATGAGCGACATCGGTTCAAAGACCTGAGACTCACCCATGTCCATGATACCGCCAGTCTCCACATTGGGCCCGAAGGGCAGTCCAGCGTGGCGCATAGCGAGCACAGTGTCCAGTGCATCATGACCAGCGTTTTCAGCGATGGTGCCGGGGATAGCCTCCAGTGCGTCAGCGTAGGCTTCAATCGCCATCTGAGCACGACCACCCACCTCAGCAGCACGGCTCCTCAAGCAAGAGGCCAGTGCGAGGTAAGTTGCACCTCCACCGTAGCAGACGCTGTCGCCGTTGGCCACGAGGGACACGACGCCCAATGCGTCGTCAAAGCCACGCTGAACCTCGTCCAGCGTCGACTGCGTTGCGCCAAACAGCACCAGTGTAGCCTCGCTTGAGGCGAGGTTGTTGCTGACGAAGAGGTAGTCGACATCGTTGTAGCGGCGACGGTCGATGAGAGCCTCGCACAATTCCATGTCGCTCTCGGGCGTGTGGTAAGCGTTGACACCGAACTCGTTGCAGAGACGCTTCATGGTGCTCGGGGGCACACGGCGGCAGACAAAGACACCACGCTTGTGTAGATATTGCACGACCGTATCGTGCACCCCGTCGCGAACGAAGACGACTCGGGCACCTGAGGCTTCGATATGCTTGGCTGCTTCCAGCAGTTCCTCACGCCCTGCATTCTTCAGCGTGCTGTAGGACGAAGCGTCCACCTGCACTTGCACATTCCCGTCTTGCTTCTGCTCCTCCAGCCCACTGTTGACCAGCAGGATGGGCGTAACGGCGTTCTCGAAGTCACCATCAGCCGTAACGAAGTCCTTGTTGACCACGACGCCCTCGAAAAGATAGGAGTCATTGAGCGAGCCACCGGGCGCAGCGAGCACACGGACATCGGAAGCATCGCCGACAGCACGGATGGTGTCGACGCAGAGTTGAGCAACGCGGTCTTCGGATGCTTCCAATGACTTTCCTGTGATGGCTGTGCGTGCGATGGCTTGCAGTGAGCGCTCACCATCAACTGAGAGTTTCGGAAGTTCTTCAAGCACCATCGCCTGAGCCTTGGTGTAACCCTTGTTGACGACATTGGGGTGAAGGCCCTTGTCGAATAGACCCTCGGCGTTGCTTAGCAGTTGACCTGCGAGCACCACGCTGCTGGTGGTTCCGTCGTAGCAGTTCGTTTCTTGGACCTTGGACACCTCGACAATCATCTTCGCCGCAGGGTGGGCGCTATCCAATTCACGGAGAATGGTTGCTCCGTCGTTGGTGACGATGACATTTCCGCCACCGTCAACCATCATTTTGTCCATACCCATCGGACCAAGCGTGGTGCGGACAGTGCCGACGATGCGCTTGACAGCCTCGATGTTCAGTCGTTGTGCGTTGTGATTTTTGTTTTCAGTCATTCCCAGTTCACCTCAATTTCAACAATTGACCCGTCCTCCAACGAGCGGCTTTTCACCACTCCATTCTCACGACCGTGTTGGTAGAGGTCGTAGGTCAATTGAGCGTCTTTCAAGCAGTATTCAGCCACCTCAAGGTAGCGGCCTGCTCGCCATGCTTCAGGGGCATCGGCACTTGTCATGCTCTTACCGATGTCCAGTGTGTTACGGGCCAGCATCTCAAGGCTGGTAGCGATGTCCTTGCCGCCAGCGGCCTTGCTGACGAGTAGTTTGGTGTCAATGACACTCTCAGACTTGCTCATCAGGTCGCCTGCTGTCCAGCAGTCCAGTGCTGCGTTGAGCACTGGGAGGTCGAACTTCTTGATGTTGTGACCGAGCACGACGCCTCCAGCGTCAATGTGCTTTTGCAGGTGGTCGCCCAGCGTGCGTGGGTGAAGGTCGTGCACCTTGGCGGTAGCCATGTCAATGCTCTGTTTGCTGAAGACATCGCCGTTGGCTCCGTCCCATGTAGCGACAACGGTAGGCTCGAACAAGGCGTGCTTGTCCCAACCTCCAATCTCATACGAGTAGTTACCCGTCTCGATGTCAAGGGCCATTATTTCAGTCATGCCTCGGCCTCCTTCAAGCGGAGGTAGACGGTCGCCCCATCCTTTGCTGCGTTGAACATGTGTGCTGCCCAGTCGTTGAACTTCTTGAAACCAGTGGCTCGGGTGATGTGGAGGTTGGTGCAGTATTGCTGGATGACTGCTGACTTCTTACGCCAGCCGTCGCCACGCTTGTCAAGTTCAACAGCGGAGACAGAGTTGAACGCAGCCATCCAGTCCTTCTTGTGCTGCTCCTTCTCAACCTTCTTTGCACCGACTTCGACCTCACCCTCAAGCCACTGAATGAGGTTCTTGAACAAGTCGTAGAGGATGTCTTTCGCCATGTCAAGGTGCTCACCCGTGATGACCCACGACTCATCCATCATGGCGAGGTGCGTGGCGAGGATGACAGAGTAGTTCTCCATGGCGGGAACAAAGGATGCGACGACATCGGCGATGGCGAAGTTCAAGTCTTTGAGTAGACTGTAGAAGTCATCCACGACATCGTAGGACGCTGCGTAAAACGACTCATCAGCCGTGAACATCTCGTGCATGCAGGACTGAACGAGGTCCTCCTGCTCCTCACGAGTGCAGTTGTCCCACTCATTCTTCGTGGTCCCCGTTAGGTCAAGCACACGGTAGCGGAGGCGAGTCTCAAGCCCTCGGAAGTAATCGACGATGTCCTTGTAAGAAACAACGGTGTCCTCACCCTGCGTGAAAGCCCGGTTCATCCGAATCTGTGAAACCTGTTGGCGACGGTCCATGTCCCAATGGGACCAGTAAAGCAACACACGCTGGAAGATACCCTTGGTCAGCACATACTCCTTCACGCCCTTGGGCGGGTAGGTGGTAATCCACAGCGAGGCCAGCGACTCCGTTTCGATACGGCGACCACTCAGGTGCTTCACGAGGATGTTGCTGTTGCTCCCGATGGGGTTACAGGCGGACTGCAGGTAAAGCACCGTCTCTTGGCTGTGCTTACCGGGGTTGAGGATGATGGACCCCTCGTCAAAGTTGAGAGCCTTGCGTCCACCGAGCATGCCGTCGGTCTGCACAGTAATCTGCTCTTTCTTACCCTCGTCGTTGACGACTGTTTCAGTGGTCACACCACCGATGAGCCCGGCGTCCGAACCACTGGTGTATGCGTCGTAGGCGATGTCACAATCTTTCAGGACATCCCCGACAAACTCCCAAGCGATGGACTTGCCCGTCCTTGAGGGTTGAATCCAAAAGCAGTGAACACGGGGGTCAAGGTGAGTGTTACCCCACGGGATGCGCACATAGGGTGCAGCCACCTGCCCTTGAATGAAAAAGAAAGACAGCATGGCTGGGATGTCGTTGTCAATACTGACTTCCCCAAACTGGTCTACATACCCTCGGAAGAAGTCGAACTTTTTCACTGCTTGATAATCCACGGCTCGTCGCATAATTCTACCTCACCAACTACCTCTACTTAAACTATACGAAAGGCAAGACAACCGAGACATTTGACAAATATGATGCTGCATTATAACCTACCGTCGGACAGTGCGTTGAATGTGCACCGGGTCTTCACTGGTGAGAACATCAAGAATCATCTTGCGTCGCTGCTCACCGAGCCCCTTGACTTGCTTCAGTGCCTCGGGGAACATCATCTCCTCAATGTTCCCACACTTCTCAAGGAGGCGGTCGACAAGGTCGGGTCCGATGCCGGGGATAGCGAGCAAGACATCCTTCCTGACATCATTGGTTGATACTCGACGCACGGCTTTCGCTCCGTGGCTGCTGGCTGGCTTGTGCAACTTGTCATGGAGTTTAACGACAAACAGCGCAGCCTCGCTGACATTGGGCGTGTAGAACACCTGACAGTCAAAGTCAGCCATGATGCGAGCGATGGTGCCGGTGAGTTCACTCTGCACTCGACTGTGCGTCAGGCGCTTACCGTTCTTGCTGCCCATGGCGACATGCTTCGCTACGCTCCCGTGCACAAGCAGGAAGAAGCGTTCGTAGTTGGCGTCCATGTTCTCCAGTTGTCGCCATAGGTGACCTGAATGGCTGGACTGAAACAGGTCGCCGATGCTCTTGGCTTCAACGCACGCTGCGCCGAGTAAGTAATCACCTACCACGAGAGACTGACGGACGACGGCCAACCCTGACTTCTGCGCCTTACGCAGAATGGAGTCGCAGAGCGGTCCTCGCTCGTTGCTGTCAATGATGAGGTCGGGCTTAGGCATTGTTCCTTTCCTCCTCTTTCTTTTTTATGTAGCAAGCGCTGCACGGACGCTTCTCATTTGTGAAGATGATAGTTTGGTTGCAGCCCTTACACGGTGTGGCGGTGGGTAGAGAAGCAGCCAGTTCAACTCCAATTGGACTGAGGATGTATGTATTGACATCCCAGCAGTCGCTGCTTCCTACGGTTTTGGCTGACTTCACCTTCCCGAAGATTTCAAAGGCCTCGTCTTTACTGAGGATGTTGCTCAGGACAACGGTTGAAATGCCGTGTTTCCATTGAACTGTATAGTCAATAATCTCGTGGTGGGAGAGTGGTCTGTCAACCATGTCCAGCAATTGAATCAGGCGATTCTTGTAGCGAGTCCTCCTCGATGAACCTACTGTCCTCTTCATCACACTTCCTCCATGATACTCCCATCGTAGTAACGACATCGGCCCACGCAGAAACCATCTCGTTCGATGGTGGAGCAGCGGGGTGCGTCCAATCCACACTTGCCTTCGCCGCCGTAAATGATGCTTTCGACTTGCATTTTTGTCATGTCTTCCTTGAAGTCTACCCAGCCCTGCTTCTCGATAATTTCACACAGGCGTTGAACATGCTCCGCACGGTCTTCGTTGCTGACAGCCTCAGGTCGGAAGAACCAGCGCATGCGTGCTGCAAGGTAAGAAGCGAGGTGCAGACGGTGACGGTGTGTTGGGTTACCGACTCCAAGAGCGGGGGAGAGACAGGGGAGCACGACGATGTCGTCAAGCGTGACATCGGGCAGGTGCTCTACTCGCTCAACCTTACGCTTGAAGAAGTTCTTGCGCTCGGGCAAGGTGATTTCAGCGCCCTTGCTACCGTGCTCGATGTAACCGGGGCGAGGGTCTTGAGCGAGTTCCATCAGACCGTCGTGGTCCAGTTCAAGAATCTCCTTGCTCAAGAGGGGAATACTCCAACAACCACGGCGTGCGTTGTAGGAGTTGGGAATGCGAATCATGCCGCTCGTGTCGAAAGCGACAGCAGGGTCGTTACATCCGAGGTCCAACTTGCGATGCCAGTAAGACATCAGGTTGCGACCACCCTCTTTGATGCGGCGGACTTCTTGAGGAGAGGTCGGCATGTAGGTTTCAGAGAGGGGCACCCACAGGTGGAATCCACCGCCGCTGAACCACACGAAGTGGCGAATGTCTTCACTCAGCAGGAAACGATGTAGCCTTTTAACCTGCTCGTGCATGTAGGAGAACGGGACCTCAGCGCCACGCTGTTTGAAGTCCTTGCAGTCAAAGTCCATGATGAAGTGATGGATGACTGGCGTGTCGTAGTCGACTCGATGGTTGCGAGGCGGCTTGGTAGCACGATAGCCGTAGGCCGTAAAGTAGGCGTTACCGCTACCGTTCTTGCCCTTCCAGTATCGTTCCAACTCATCCCATGAACGAACGATGAATCGTCCACCCTGCATCCCGTTGGAGCCAATCTCCAGCACTTCCCGTGGGAAGTCCAAGCGAATGAAGCCCATGGGCTCACCAGTCTTGTCTCGGATAATTGGTCTTGATAAGCGCCAAGATGTGCTCCAGCGTGTCACGCAAGCACTCAGAATCCAAGGCTTGCGGGTGCACCGTGAGGTGGAACTCGTAGTTCTTTGCCGGTGGTGGTAGAGGGATTTCTTCACCCAAGTCACCGAACTCATCAAGCGTGGTCTGCCTCATGGCGTGGGAGCCAACGAGAAGGAACTTCCCGTTCTTCGGCAACCCAATGCGCAGCGTGAAGCCGTCATGCGGCCGTCGCTCACGCAGCAGTTCTTCCAATTCATTCATCTGTATTCTCAAGGTTTCCCTATTAATCATGTATATCATCTCCTATTTTGTAATCCCCCATCCAAGCCGGGCAGCGCTCCATGAAGTCACAGTAACTGCACTTGCTCTCGTTCTTGTCAGCAGGGAAGTCTCGCTTAAGGTGAGCGTCGACGAGCGCCTTGATGCGCTTCTCGACGGTTTTGGGTGCGTAACGGCCACCCGGCCCGTTCACGGGCTCGTAGTCCCACACAGGACCATCGCCACCATTGATACCGCCGCCGGGAAAAGCCCAGCCCCATCCGACAACGGGGAGGAACTCCATGTGCGGGCTGTGTTCTAACATCATACGGTAGAACTGCATCTCAGAACGCATCTGAGCAGGCTTGTATTTGCTCCACTTGCCGGTCTTCAGTTCCATGAGAATGATACCCATGCGGTCATCGTCCATGAACATCCGGTCGATGTAGCCTTTCATGTGAATCGGCACCTCGGTTCCGTCGCTCGCTACAACGATGCGAGTAGCATGCACTTCCGTCTCGTTACCCACGGGGAACCAGTCCTTGATTTCATCACGCTCGCAGTTGCACAGCCGTTGAAACGCCCACTTGACATAGAGTCGTAGTTGCTCAGGCTCCCCGTAGATGTATGGCTCAGGAGGTGTAGGGAGTGTGTCGATGCAGAGGCTCAGGGCGGTGTCCTTGTCGCCCTTCTCGATGAGGTCGTAGACATCCTCTACGACATCTTCCATGGCCTTCCACCAGTATTCGACAGCGTCGTGGACATTGGACCCACGGATGTGATAATCCTGCTCCTCGCCACGCAGGCCGAGAATCTGCTGGAAGTAATACTGCTGAGGGCACCAATCGAAGGTGCCGACCGATGACTTGGTGACTCGGAGAATCTTGTCCTTCATGTCGGGGTCCCAAGCGTAAGTGCTCTTCTCGTAGGATTTGAGGAGGTCTTCGTGCTCGTAAGTGTCACGCTCGTTATTGCCCCCTTCGGGGTTGGGATTCCATCTCACTTCCAATCACCTCGTAGTGCTCCTGCGAGAGTGTCAAGGGAACGCATGTCGTTATCGTCCTTCAACCACACATTGTCGCAGATGGTCTTGACTTTTTCACCCTTTGAAGCAACATCGGCGGCGAAGTTCCAACCACGAATAATGACTCTATTGCCTGACTCGGTCGTGAGCCACAGTAGAATACTATCGCTGTTGACATACTTCTCAAGTTGCTTTGGAGGCACCATGCGTTTGAGTTTGTCCCAATCTTCACCCCGAAGTCCCTTGACTTCGACCGGTTTTTCTTTCAGTTCAATGTCAGGGTTCTCAATGTCGCCACGGTAATTCGTCTTCATTGATTGATAGAGGCGAGTGAGATAGACTTCAGCGGCAATTTCACAACGGGCACCAACGATAGCACCGAAAAGGCGGTTGTGGCTGTAGACACCAGTCCCAGTGTTGTCGTGATGCTCCTTGGTTTTTTGAGCGTGTTCACGACACCACTCCACTTGTGAGTCGGTCAAGTTGATGGTGACCGCTCCGTTGATGGTTTCAACCATGACGCTCATCCGAAGTGACCCCCCGGTGAGTTGGTCATGCGCTTGTATTCACGAGCAAAGTTGGTCAGGGCCATCTCCTTGCTCTGAGCGACGACATCAAGGTCAGCGAAGTATTGCTCCTCAAGCACAACATCAATGCGAGCGACGGCATCCCACGGAAACAGGACATGACCTTCGCCTGTGTCAACAGCCATGAAAGATGAGAAGGGACCGTCAGGTAGAACAAACTCTCCCTCGACAATGTCACTTGTGCCTCCGGGCTTAGCGAACTCCACTCTGACTTTCATTCGCTCACCTCTTCCATCAGGCGCTGCACATACACAGCGGCGTCCATGAGTTCTTCCTGCAGGTGCTGCAGCCACTCCAGCAGGTTGAGGTCGCCACGCTCCATGGTTACACCATACTTCTTCTTTCCAACAGCAGCACGCTGCTGAATCTTCTCGCACACTTCATCTTCAATTCTGCTCATTCTTCTTCAACTCCATAGATGCGCTTCGCTTTTTCGTAATAGCCTTCAATCATGCGCTTTTCTTCTTGCGTCCGTAGTCGCTTGAATATCCTATCCCAAAATCCATTCATCTCAATCACCAGTAACTTTTGGGAACCACATCTCCCGCTGCAGCGGCGATGTCCCAACCCACGCTCTCATAGAGACGCTTGAGTTTTGACTTCACTAACACATCAAGGACCTTATCCCAGTCCACGATGTAGTTTGACAGTTCTTCTACCTCTCGGAAGGCGATGAAGGCGACAGGTGAATCCTGACCCTTGATGGTGACAAAGTCAGCAACACCCTCGTTGACACCTTTGACATAGGTCCATGTCACGCTGTCGCCCTTGCGCCATAATTCGCCACCGCAGTGTTGGTTGTAATATAAAGCAGCCTTGGCTCCCGGCGTGGGCGAATCGTAGTCGGTCGGGTCCTTGGTTAAACGAGTGGAACACGCCGTGTCTTTGATGGGCACCTCGCCGTTCTTGACGGCAAGGGACAATGCACGCAGCGTCTCAGTCACTTCTTCCTCTTCGGCTCCGTGACCGATGAGGCGCATGGCTGTCTCCTGAATCTCCTTCGTGATGGCTGCAGAACTGGATGCTTTGATTTCATAGCCTGATACCTTTAGTTGCCCTGCGTCGCTCTCAGGCCACACCTTGTAACCGAAGTAGCGGTTCTTGACAGGGGCCGTGGTCCAGTAGTCGAAGTAGGCTTCCAGTTCCACATCCATGTGAGACAGGTCCAACTTAGACTGAGCCGTGCTTGTCAAGTGCTCAGCGAGGGTATGAGCCTCCTCGAATGGGACTTGGATAAAGGCGGAGTCAGTGTGGCCGAAGAGGGACTTGTAGCCCATCTCCTCGCTCTCGCTCATCAGGTGGCGGATAGCCTCACGCCCACGGAAGGTGATGGAGGAAGCGATGTCGTTGTCAATCCACATACCGTCGACAGCCTTCATGCCGCACATGCCGTAGAGGGCGTTGACAGCGACCTTAGCGGCAGTCTGCAGCATGTTGTAACCGAGGCGCTCTTCCTCGCTCTGAGCCTCTTTCATCAGTTGCTTGTAGCGTTTTCTGAGTTCCAGCATCTCTTCCACGATGGATGGGAGTAGACCCTTCTTGGTTTGGTCCCAGTGCGTTCCGTTGCCGAGGCTTTTGATACCCGGCCCCGGACCGTCACGCTTCGTCTCATAGGAGAGGTTGTCGCTGAGAATGATGTTCGGGTAGAGTGCGGCGTAGTCCACCAGCGCAACGCCAACATGACGGCCGGGAATGGGGTCAGGGATGTAGGCCGCTTGCATGTCCACACGATTCTTGTTGCGTGCGCTCGGTGCTTTGAGGTCCGTGCGCCTACCGATGAGGCCACGGAAGTAACGAGTCACCTTGTGCGTGCTTCCCCATGAGACACCGCACAGTTGTTGCATAGCGACGAAGAAGTCGATGGCGTTGAGGCGCTCAGCGATTGCTGAGAGTAGTGTAGTGTCACGAACACAGTAGTCTACGAAGTGGTCGTAGTGGTCATACCAACCATTGAACACCGTCATGCCTTCGATTTCATCCGTCAGTTTGGAGCCAAGGTCCAACAGACCAGCGATGGTGTTCAACTTGCGGTTAGGTAATTGCCCACGCCCGGACTTTTGCCAAAGTGTCTCAAAGCCACTACCGCTCTTCCAGTGCGCTGCTGAGTCCCAGCAGAGGCGTCCTTTGATGGGCTGCTGTGTGTCCTTGTAGCCACTGTCCTTGAACGGCTTGACCACTTGACCCAACGGGGAGAGGCGGTCAGGGTTCTCCAGTCGGCGCAGCAAGTGCGGTAAGTCGGCCCACATGATAGCGTGAGCCACGAGAATATCGGGGTCACAGGCCTCCATGTGTTGAAGAAACGCTTCGTGCATGGCGGCTTCGCTGCCGAACTGATGAAGCATGTAGCCACCCTCACGCTCGACATAGGTGACACTCATCGTGTCGATGCCGCGCTTCCAAGCGAAGGCCACAGGCACATCAGCGTGACTGTCAACCACGGCCATGACGGTCGTGAAGTCTTGCTTCGGGTCCCACTCAAGGTCGAAGAACCACACACGAGGGTGGAACTCAGGGATTTTCTCAGGGTAGAAGTGTAGCAGGATTTGCTCAAGGTAGTTCAAGTCTGCTTCATAAGTGTCCATGAGGTCCTTGACTTCCCAAAGGTCGTTCGGCTTGTCGACCTCGACCTTGATGAGAGCGCGACCGTCACGGCCTGTCGCCTTCTCTTTGTAGAGGACATCGGCAGCAGGAATGCGATTGGCTAAGCGATTCAACTTCCACTGAGGTGTGTTGGATGGAATCCAACAGAATGGACGCAGGTAGTCATCGTCTTCAGGATGGACGGTGCGTGTGACCAAGGCTCCGTCCTTACCCCTCGTCCTAAGGTAGAGGGATGGTGCTCCGAACGAGTCGGACCACTCAGGATAGAACCAGTCGACAATCACGCTATCACGCTCTTTGGTCAACCACGATAAGCAAGTCAGCGTTCTGTCGCACTGCAAGGATGGTGCTTGCGCCAAAATGAATCTCAGCAGGACCTTCGCTCAGCAGCCCGATGGTTTCCATCAGCCATGGCCCGTAGGTAGACTCGATGCTGGCGTTGGGACCGACAGGGTCCGTCAGCGTGACTGTGTTGAACAACCGAGCCTCATGACGCTTTCCTGCAGTGATGCTAAGTTCAGCCTCTTCTGCATTAGCGATGATTCTGAAGACAGGGCTGGCGTTAAGGATGCCTCGCATCTTCGACACCGTCAGCAGGTCGGTGATGTTCACCGTGCCGCTGACTTCCAAGTCAAAGGTGCTCCACTTTGTCCACTGCGAGTCAATGGTCTGATTGATGAGACGCTCGATGAGCGGGACCTTGCTGTAGGAAACAACGGCCGTGCTGCTCGGAAACTGCACCTTCGTGGTCCCGGCGTTGATGTAGAGGGTCTTACCGCTACCCATTTGCTTCAGGGTCACCGTGTCACCCTTGGCGCTCTTCAGGAACTTACATGCCTTCTCTAACTCGCTGATGTCGATGGTGCCCGCTGTCTTCACAGTGCCCTCGACCTGACGCTCCTTGTGAAAGTAGTGTGACATGAAGGCCACCGTGGCCGTCATCTTACCATCAAGGGCAAAGGTGACCTTGAGGTCGCCGACATTGTTGCCGAACGAGGAAAGGAAGCCCAGTGCCTGCTTGCGGTTAATCGTTACTTCTGTCATTTACTATCACCTTTTTTTCTCACACGGGTGGGGGAACGGTTCGGAGGCACCCCTGCCCCCTGCCTCAAACAACCAGCAAGCGATGGGATGCACGCTGGGAAGAAACAAACCATAACCGTTTTTATTCAGGCAAACCCCCATGTGTGAGTGTGTCTCAGAGTGAGCCGTCGTAGAGTTCGGGTAGCCCGAACCACTGCGGCTCCTGTCCAGCCTCCGTGATGAGTGTCGTTCGCTTTTGTCCCTGCAAGCGAGCATTGGTCTTGCTCTTGTCAAAGGTCACTTGGTATTCGCTGCGGACAACTTCACCCGTCTCGTCATCCAGCACATCCTTGCGCTCACAGATGAGGATTTGATAGACGAAGTTGTTGCTGGCCTTCTCCCAGTCGGGTCGCCACGATGGGTCAACGGCCTCGCTCTTGCCGAAGGAGTAGTTGGTCAGGCGCAGGTGCGTCTCCCAAAACACTCGGACACCAGCCTTGACCAGTGCACGGCACAGACCAGTCAGTTGGTGGAAGCGAGTCTTGCGGATGGCCCAGTCCCATTGATGCCCGACCTTCTTGTTCCAGTCAGCGGCTTCAATACCGTCCTTGGCGATGTTGAGGTCAACGATACGCATGCAGTTGACACACACGCTGTCCCACAGGTCGACACCAGTGACAAGAAGACCCCACAGGCGGGTGCCGGTGTAGTCAGGGTCACGCTGCTTCTGAGCGATGTCGACAGCAAACTGGACAATGCTCATGACACGGTCGTGAGTAGCAGGGTAGTCGTAAGCAGTGCGGTCGCCACGGGACATGACCCATGGTTCCCAGCACTTGATGCGACCTTCGTGAGCATGGAACGCTGACTTGTTGGCGGCACCGCCACCCTCGAAGTCAAGAATCCACAGTTCCTCACCAGTCTCACGAGCACGCTCGTCCTTGGTGAAGGCGTCCGTCACGATAGCGGTCTTACCGGTGTTGTCGTGACCAGCGATGCCCATGAAGATGTGCGTCTGAGGAGTGTTGTCCATCATCGCCAGTTCCTTTTGTAGAATAGCGAAAGGGTCAGCGTCGGTGCGCTTGTGAGCAGGGGTGGCCTCAAGGACCTCCTGCTCGACCTCTTGCTTCTCTGCTTCTTTGGTTTTTCCGAATCCAGCCATACTTCATCACCTCACTCGAACTGACCTCGACCAGTGTCGCCTCCGGTTGCACGGCGGCGAATGCGGCGAGGGTGAGCAAAGACACCCATGACCTTGAGGTTGGGGATGTCGACGCCTTCCTTTCGCTTCACGGCGATACGACCACAGACGAGAACCGTTGAGCCCTCAGCGTAGGGAATCTCCTCGTCACCGTCGAAAGCGGAGAAGGGATTGGTTAGGTCGTTACAAGCACTACCAATCCAACACATGACTTCACGCTGGTCCTGCTTGCTGTGCATGCTCTGCAGGGCGCTGGAGGTTAGAGAGAGCGAGTAAGAGCGGTTACCTTCATCGAAGTCACTGTCACGAGCCTCAGAGGAGAGGCGGTTGACGGTGCCCTTGGTGAAGACGATTGGACCCGACTTGCCCTGCTCGCCGTTGATGGTGAAGGTTCGGCTGCCGGACTCGAACACTTCCACGAGGTCTTCAAGCGCAGCGTAGTGGCCATGGAGTTCGCCATCGACCCACATCTTGAACGGGTTCAGGAACGGACGGACATCCTTGTCGACGAACTCGTCGGTGTATTCGATGCTGTCTTTCAAGCCGAGGCTCGTGCTCAAGACATCCTTGAAACCTTCGGGGGCGTTCTCGTTAGGAAGCCGAGCGTTGATGCGGCAGGGTGCCCCGATGCGCACGACCATGTCGGCGTCTTCACCTTGACAATCAAGTCGCCACATTTGGATGGCGTTGTCGTTGGTGAACTCCTCCTCAGGTGCGCCGAGGAAGATGTAGTTGCGCCCCATCACGCTCATGGCCTTCGGGCGATTTGTCTTGGTGAGCAAGCAGATGCGTTCGCCATCAGCGATGAACGAGTGGTCGGGAATCTCGTCAGTGGAGAACTCCGTGCGACGCTCACCGTCGCTGGTGTTGAGCATCCACACGCCATCGCCCTTGGTGAAATGACCCACGAAACCACTACCGACAGCGGCACCTGCGTCAAGGGTGAAGTCACGCTTGGCTCGCTTGACGAGCCCATCACGACGGTCACGGGAGTTGGGTTCGACGCCGACGAACATGCCGACGAAGGGCACGCCACCGTAGGCTCCGCCGCCACCGCTGCTTTCGTTGCGGGTTTCAACGAGCATTTGCTCGGCCCAGTCTTCAAGAAGGTCCTCATCTTCAGCCGAGGCATCTTCACAGAGGTATTCGTTGGCGATGTAGTCATGGAACTGCTGCGTTACCGTAGCGATGTCCTTCTTCGTGCGCTCGGCATACTTGGCCAAGCGCTCCGTGACCCCGGAAGGCAGTCCGGTGCTGTCGTTCGTTTTCTCAGGCATGTCGTCTTCGCCGTAGTCCGGCTCTTCGTATTCATCACTCATTTGTGTGCACCTCCTTCTTCAGCCTCGCAACGAGGCAATCCACGAAGGAATAGGAACCGATGGGCCACTCATACATGTGAGGCACCATCTCACCAAGCACGGCCATCACCGTGAAGGTGGTATCAGCATCCATCTCAAAGAACTCGGTTAGATTCTCATGGAATGTTCGCATGACGAAGGTAAGTGATAACCCTCGGTCAAGCATAGAATAGAATTGCTTACGCATGTCACCATACTCACCACTGATGGCGGCGAGTGCGGCCTGTGATGGGTTACCCCCATCGGATAGCCTCTTCTGTAGAGCAACAAGAGGAGCGTCACCATGACTCTCCATGATAGCGATAGCGCTTCGCATGTCGCCACCAGTGAACTTCATGAGTCGCATGAATGTGTTATTCCAAGCGCTGAGTGTTGCGCTGTCACCAATCCAACTCAAGTGTCCTTTGAATAATTCAACAAGTCTCTTAGCCCCATCTTCAGGACTGATGGGCTTGAACTCATATACGAGACACCTGCTCTGAATAGCAGGACGAATCTTGCTGATGTCGTTGGCTGTGAGAATGAAGAAGCAGTTGTCCGATAACAACTCAATAATTTGACGCAGCGCATCTTGCGCTGCAGGTGTGAGGCCATCGGCCTCATCAAGCAAGATGACCCGTCGGTCAGCGCCCATCGCCTTAATGGTCGCCCACTGCTTGAGTTCGTTGCGAATGAAGTCAATACCACGGTCGTCGCTGGCGTTGGTTATGATGAAGTTCATCGGGTCAAAGAACTCACCCAGCGATACACGAGCGAGCACCTTACCAACCGTGGTCTTACCGACACCGGGGGGACCGTGGACAAGAACGGCGGGTGGATATTCACCCTGTTCTGCCCAACGCTTAGCCTCGGTAACGAAGGCACTCTGCCCCGCTATCTCGTCAAGTGTCGTCGGTTCAGTCATCACGGTCATCCCCCTTTGATACTTCTTTAAGTAGTGAAGGATTCAGTGCCTCGATTTCATCGTCGTAAGCCTCAGCCCATTGAAGAAACGATTCGTAGTCACGAGGCGGTGGGTTGTCGTAGACCCACAGAAACATGTGCAGTCCGTCTTGGTCAGCAAACATGTTACGGATGCTATAGGCATCATCCATGCGGAGGATGAAGGCCACCCACGCCATGAGTTCAGGCTGACTCTCGTATGTCTCCTGCACCTCAAGCCCGGCTACGAAGAGTGCTTCACTCACAGAGCGCTCAGCATGAAGCGCCACTGGCTTTTGGAAACGAATGCTGGAGCGGACACGATAACCGGCGGGCCGGTCACTGGCCTTGGACACGCTCACGGTGAAGCGAACTCCTCCGAGGATGTAACCCAGTCCCAGCCACATCTCACGGTCATCAGTCACCTGCATGTTCTAACCCCCTTTCAATCAGTTCCGTCACTTGGGTGACATCGCCAATGCCCAAGTCAGGACGCATGTCCACGAACAGGCACTGGTTGATGTTACCCTCACTGTCAACGGAAAGCACAGCCACCTCCACGACAGCACATGAATCTTCTTCCACCTCACGGATGGTCGGCTCAGGACTCTCAATCCTCGCAACAGGCTCGTAGTCATCCAGTCCATCCAGCGCAGCAAGCGTCCAGCGACTCTCATCAATCTCATGCAGGCGGAGGAAGACGCGAGAGCGATGGGGAAACATGGTGAATCCCATGACCTCGTCAGGCTCGTAGTGGTTCGACGCTCGCACGAGGCGGACGCACTGGACATCATCATCGTTCAGACGGCGCATGACATTCTCCCATGCTCCATGGTCGGCGAGGGTGTATGTCTCAGCATCATCAGGGACTCGGTCAGCCCACGCTCGTGCGGGGTCGCTGGCTGGAATCCTGTCGATGATATGGTCGCCCGCCCACTCAATGAGGTAGTCGTTGGCGTGCACGGAAGACAGACGCTCTCCTGAACGGGTCCGAGCCTCTCCTCTCCAAGTGAAGTAGAGCGGTCCATTGGGAACGATGACAGCGATGTGGTCATCCTCGGGTGGCGTGAGTTTGCGCCACGAGCGCCAGCGTGCAGGCGTTGGGAAAGCGGAGTGCTTCCACCATTCGGTCAGCGACTGGATTGAGTTCGGGTCATCGAACATCTTGATGAGTGTGTCACGCGTCATGCTCTGTTTGACAACAGCGGAAGGTAAGTCCATGAGCGTGGACATGATACCGAAAAAAGAACGCTTGCTGATGTCAGGTGTTGCTCGCATGAGGTAACGCCATACGAGGCGAGCCTCGACTTCATTGAAGCGGTAAGCGATGTCAGTGAACGACATGGACTCAAAAGGTAGGTCAAGCACCTGCTGACAAGTCATCGCACGGGAGGCTGACTTGTTGCTTTCAGAAGCAAGAGCATACCATGTCTCTTCGTCGGGCATCATGTTGGCGGCGACATCGTAGAAAAGCGACAGTTCGTGCGCTACCTTACCGATGGCTGTGCTCGTTGAAACTCTCGCACGCTCGGGGTAGAAGAACTCGAAGAAGAAGAGTGCTTCCTCCTTGGAGGTCAGGCGCTGCAGTTGACCACGCTTCGGTGAGCCAAGTCTGATACGCTCGTGTATGTCAGCGAGTGTAGCGAACCTCATGCAAACTCCTCGACGAGTTCAGTGAAGTCCTGCATCCATGAACTCGGACGAGGCTGAGTGCCGACTCCGAAAATCTTCAGCGTGTGCTCTCTCATCTTGACAGCACTTGTCTTCATGCCGCTGCGCTTCGCCACGAGGTAAATGCAGTCAACCATCAACCCGTGAGGACTGCGCACACCGAACCAATTCGGTGCTTGTTCAATCCGTATCTGTAGCATTTTGGCGGCGGCGAACTGCTCGACGCTCAAGCCGAGGCTGGTCGCCAGTTCAAGAGTCCGGTCGTTCTCACTGTGCGCTTCGACAGCACGCCTTAGAGCGTCGGCCTTGTCACTCATGCGCTGTCTTCACCTCGTGCAGTGTAGACGAGGATGACTTCGTTCAGTGCAGCGAGTGCTTTGCGCAAGGCTGCGTTCTCACGCTGCAGTTGCTGAGTGAACTCTTGAGCGGCGAAGCCTTGGTCCATCTTCTTCTCAGCAAAGTCAAGTGCATTCTCCAGCGTCTTGATTCGCCGGTTAGCGACGATGTTTCTCGCACGGCCTTCCGAGTTCTTCTTCTTCAATTGCTTGACAGCGTCACGCAGTGAACGCAACTCCTCGCTACTGATGCTGACCATGTCTCGCTTCTGTATGGCTGTCGGGAGTGCATCTTCGCCAGTTGGTTGTGTGTCGTTTGGTCCACGCTCACCGGTCGCAGGGGTGACTGGTCCATTGGATGCGCCTCGCTTCTCATCAAGCGCTCCGCTCTTGCGTAGGTAACTCAGGCGGGTGTTCGTCGCAGCGAAGGTTCGCCCGAGCACTCGGGCAATCTGCTTCACTTTGAGTCCCTGCTTGAACAGGCCCACCAATTTCTTCTCTTCATTCGTCGTCCATTTTCCTCGGTTCTTTTTGGTCATACTTCTACCTCCAGTTGTTCATCCACTTCAGCCTTGATGGCGCTCACATCCATGTGCGCCGTGCTCAGGGGAATGGCCTGCATCTTGAGCAGCGTGTCACCCGAACGGGTGGACATCGTGTGCCCGAGAATCTTCTCAAGGGCTGCATCAAGCGCAGCCTCGTGCTTGTCGTCGTCTTCGATACTGTCGTCAGCGATGATGGCCGCTATGTCCTTGAGAGCCTTCTTGACGACAGGGCTCATCTCATCGGGGTCAGCATCTGTGGGAACGAAGTTGCGAATCGCCATGCGCAACAAGCGCCGCATGACACGCTTCATCGGTAACTTACGAGGGATGCGTTGCTCGACAGCAGCGCAGCGACGGTAGCCATGGCCGTGGGTCTTACCCCCAGTGTGTGGCTCAGTCGTCAGCATGACGCTTGAGCCAGTAGTCATGTCCATGAGCATGAGTTGCGGGTCAGCGTAGTAGTCCTCATGCTTGTCATGCAGGGACTTCTCACGCTTCTCAATCTGAGAGGCGGCCACCTTCAGTGCCTTGGCCGTCCCATCAGTCCAGTCCATCTCGGAGAGTTGCTTCATTCATGACCCTCCTTTGATACTGCTTTAAGTAGTGAAGAGCGGTAGTCGTTGAGACACTTGAAGACGAACTCATCTAACTGAGTGGTAACTTCAGGCACAGGAGTCACGGACTCAGGGGTCGGCCCGCTCTTGGTCGGCTCAGTCATAGCACGAGCCATCGCTCGCTGCGTCTTTGCACTGAACATGTTGGTCCTGCAGGTGGGACACACAACTGTGACGCCGCGTGCTCCGTTGAGGATGGGATTGGGAAACATGTTGGTGCACATCCTACATCGGATAGACTCAGGTGCATTCGGAAAGAGTCGGTTCACGGCACTCACTCCTTGGCTTTGTAGTCAGCGTGCTCTTTGGGTAGTCGGTGCAGCCTGCGCTCGACCATGTTGTCAAGCAAGGCAAGTATGTTCTTCACGCCATTATCGAATCGTTTCCGGCTGTGCTCGTCAGTAGCCATGGCCGCTTCAAGCGGAGTGATGTTCACGCTGGACATCAGATGCTTCAGCAGTTCGTATTCGACTTCGGGGATGTTTCTTGCTCGGTTCATGGTATCACCTTTTGATGCTGCTTTAAGTAGTGAAGGCCACAGCGACAGTGTTCCGTCCGTTCACTCATGCTCACTCAGTCCTCCTTGCGTGAACGCTGCTCTTCGATAGCCTCGCATTCCTCGATGGCTTCCAGCAGGCGGGGGAGCATCTCCTTCATCTGCTGTAGCGTCAGCCTTACGCCGTGGCGTGTGTGTTGATTCTTACCATCGCTTGTATTTACAATGCGCAAGTCAATCCATGACTTGCCGTAGTAATCAATGAACGCAAGGCGCACATCGCCCTTGCCGTCCCTCCATTTACCTTCCATGCTCGCTGTTCGCCATACGGTTACTTCACTCATCATACACACCTCTTGATTTGATTATCATGTAGCATCGGTGACAAAGACTCAGGGTTGGGTGGAGCACCTCTTCGTCTCGGCGACAGCCTCGGCACTTGGGGCCACGCACTCGTGGGTGCCTGCGCTCCACCGACTGCACTTCTTGCACGGTGTTACGACGCCATCGCACATCTACTCCTCCTCTCCTGAGCAGTAGGCACAAACAGCAGGCTCGTCTCTGTCAGCGTTTTTGAACGCCTCACCGCAGTGTTTGCAGGAGGCAAGGCGACAGTTGCTCGATGTGCACTCACCCGGAGCATGAGCCTTGTCGTCAAAAGCCCACTCACACCAACAGTCACAACCGTCGTGTAGATGGTGACCGCACTGTAACTTCGGGTCATGGTGCTCGTCGTAGGCCGACCAACTCCAGTTGTCAGGATAGTTGTGCACTACTCTTCCTCCGTGGGGTCGCTGATGAGTTCCTTGTAGATGGCGTCAAGGTCGTAGTCACGAGAACAGTAAGTGCCCCACATCCATGGCGGAACCTTCTCGCCAGTGTCAGGACACTCGCTACCGACAAGGACCCCGAGTTCATCGCCCGACGCCATCTCAAACATTTGTTGACGAGTCATCGCACTGAGGTAACCGAACTCATTTCGATAGCGCATGAAGAGGTCGTCACCCGCCAGCAAGTTGTAGTCGTCAGGGTTCATCGGTATCTCTTTGCCGTCGCATTCACCGCAGGTGATGACCACAGCCCAGTCCTCAATGGAAGATGTTTCACCGTCGTCCAGTAGGATTTCACGCTCACCCATGAAGGTCGGCGTGCCGTCCTCAAGGTCCATGTCGGCGAGGCGGATGCCGCACTCACAGGTCCACGATGAAGCGACGGCTTGCCGCTCCTGCATCTCCTGACGGAAGGCGTCCTCCGCTGACAGGGCAGCAGGCGTGACCATGACCTCGTCGTCTTCAACCCGAAGGTTGACCGACTCCATCAGACGAACGATGCGCTCGTGATGGTGCACAGAGTCAGGGTGGTCGATGCGATGGTCAAGCGTCAGCACATCGTCACCACTCTTACGGTAACGCAGGCCAGTGCCTTCCGGCCGCCACACGGCACCGGGAGCCATTCTACCAAAGTGCTCCAGCATCCATACTTTCAGTTCAGGGTCAAAGTCTTCGTTCATGTCCATTGTTTCATCTCCTTCATGTCTTTGGCTATCTCGTAAAGCATCATCGTGTTACAGCACTTTCCCACGAGGTAGAAGTGTTGCTCCATGATGATGAATAGCGAGTCTGTGTCAGCAAGCGTGACCATGCACATCGGGCAGGATTCAAGGAAACCCTCGGTCCCGCAGAGCACAGCACTGACGGCCTCATGTCCGTAGTCACCGGGGAGGCGTAGTTGAACATTTCGCAGGTCTACGATGTGACCACTTGAAAGGGTCCACATCCCATCGTTGCTGATGTTCTCGGCTCGCAGTGGCTCAGTGACACGGTCGTCACTGCCCATCGGGCTTTACCTCCTTGATGTTGTAGGAGGGTAGTCGCTCGAACTTATCACGGTGCTCGGCGATGACCGAGGGAGCAGCGTTGCGCATGAGCATCATGATGTCCTCAGGACTGAAGTATTCCTCAGGGTCGACGGTGCCGAGCATGACGAGGGAACTCGTTTGGTCGATGGAGCGGATGCTCCACTGAACATTCACCTCGTCCTCACGCTTCTCGAAGTCCTCGTGAGTGCGGTAGGCGAAGAAGCCCCCGTTCTCAAGGTGAGCAGCGGCGATAGCCGTGGCGAACGCCTCGGCCTGAGCCTTGGAAGCGAAGCGCATGTTGGTGAGCACACCACGAGCGTTCCAATCATCATACTCTTTACGAGCCACGATGTAGTCCTTGACTTCTTGCTGTGGCGTCCACACGAAGTCGGCAATCTCGTGACCGTAGGACTGACGAGAGCGAGTCTTGGTGTAGACCCAGCCGTTGACGATGTCACCTTCCTTGCGCTTTTTGCTGTTGGTGTTCTTGACATACGAAGCCATCTCAGCGAGCCAACCCCAGTCGGACCACTTGTGCTTGGCGTTCTTACCGATACCCTCCTTGCTCACGATGTTGTCGTTGCGCTTGAGCATACGAGAGAGGCTATCTTTGATATGACCGATGACCTCGTGCTCAGGAACAGCGGCAGCCATGCTGCGACGCACCTCATCCCATGAGACGGTGCTGGTAGGTTTGATGTCCCTATCACTCCACTGGTGGTTGTTCCACCCACTGTGACAAGCCTTACGGGTGTAAGCAGTGACGAAGCCGTCGTTGTCAGCGTGGCGCACCAAGGCCCACATGGTGGACTTTGGTGTGTCGTGATGGAGACATGCCTTCTCACTGTCGTTGGCCCACGCACACTCACCTTTGTAGTGTGTGAGAGCATAATTCACCTGCGTGTCTTTCACCACCTTGAAGTCAGGGAACCGCTCAACGAGCAAGTCCAACAAGGGCTTGAATGCTGGCGTTTGAAGGATGTGCTCGAAGAAGATAACGCTATACTCGCTCAGCCTGACTTCAGCGAGAGGGCGGGCAGGGTGGTCGTCGGGCAACTTCAAATCGTTGAACCACTGCTTCATGGTCTTGGTGTTCCAACTGCCGGTGCTGAATCGCAGGTAGCCGTTGGCGTCCTTAGACGGGCGGCCGAGCAACGCTCGGTAGCCCGTGAACTCATCGTGACCGCAGGACGGAGTGCCCGGCGTGGGCACTTCACCCCACGCCACCTTGCGTGTCATCATGACTGCGGCGGCACGGGTGAAGGGGTTGACGAGGTCTGACCAAGTCAACGAGGCGTTCGGGCCAGCCTTCATCAGACTGTAGGCCACGGCCGCATCCATCGGCCAACACTTGCCGATGGCGTTCTTCGTTCGCCCGACAGCGTGGTCGACGATGATGTCTTCCTCGCTAAAGTCAAGACTCCGCTCAACAATTCCTGCTTTCTCGTATCGTTCCCATGTGTTCCAGCCTTTCCATTCTCCGCTCATGCAATCACCTCCGTCAAGTCATACTGACCTGATGGAATAGGAACAACAGCGAGGTCATAGTTCCACGCTTCTGCAGGTGACTCGATGGTGAGGTCGCTGAGTTCAGCGACAACCTCGACCAACGGTGTGATGGGGGCTCGAATCGGTCTTGACCAATCGTTGGTGTAGAAGACATGACCACACCTATGTGTGAAGGGGAGCATCCTGAGGACGACGATGCAGTCGACCTCGAACTCCCCCTGTGAGTAGTGGTCCAGCACCTCATGCCTCGGAGCAGTAAGTGTTGTGTGCCGCATGCCGTCCGATGTGATGTATTCATTTCCGATGATTCGGTCACGATGGTGCATGCCGCTCAGGTTGTGGATGTCTCCATTGAGCATCCGCACGCCGAAGAACTCAGTGTCCAACGGGGTGGATGAGTCAGTGCTGCCTGCAGGCACACACGATTGACCGTATGAGTAGTCAGCGGCGTGCTTGTCGGCCAGTGCTTGCATTCGTTTCTCTTCTTTCGTATTGTCTTGGTTGTCCATGTTTGTTTCCTCCTTGGTGTCCTCTTTTGTTAATGCTGCTTTAAGTAGTGAAGACTACTCTTCGCTGTCCTCCACAGTGTAAGGGTCGCCAGCCACGAGAGTCAGCAATCCGTTCTGCTTGGCGAACTCGATGAGTGTCTGCACGGCGAGGTTCTCAGCGTTCGGGTCCATCGCAAGCGCAGCCCCTTCAGGGTGGTTGAGCGATTCACCGAACACGACGAGTTGTGTGGTGTCGCTCTCAAAGTAGTGCCGCATCTCTGCCCTGATGTAGAGGGCGTTGCCGCTGGCGGGGCTCACAGTCGTGGGCTCCTGTTCCTGTAGCCAGCCGGTGAGTTCAGGCGGTGCCTGTAGTTCAAGGGCCAAGCCATACTTGCGGTTGACCTGTATTTCTCCTACGCCCTGCAGGTGAATGCGTTGAGCATCAAACTCACAGCGCACTTGCAGTCGGTGTTCTCCATATTGTCCATCGGTGTTACTCATGTTTGTTTCCTCCTCGGTGTTCTCTTTCATTGATACTGCTTTAAGTAGTGAAGTCAGCAGTTGTCCTCCTTAAAGCCATCAACGAAGTCATACAGGTCCTTGCCCTTGAGCCCGCCCTTGGGCACAGGCTTGAGTCCTTTCTTGCCTTTGCCCTTGGGCTTCTGTGTGGCCTTGCGCTCGCAACCCACACAGTGGAATGTCTTACAGTTGATGACCTCAGGGATGTAGTAACGCTTGCACTTACCGCACTGCACATCGCCATCCCGTGTCTTCTTCTTCTGCTCCTGAGCATGACAAGATAGGCAACGGCCATCAGATTGGATGGCTAAGTCGTTGCACGGGCTGTCGCACTCAAGGCAAGTTGCATTTGTATCGTAGAGGATGTCGTTGGTATTCAGTCGCTCAGGGCTACCGCACTTGCACGGTTTATCAGCATCGTCTTCATGCACCCAACTCAGGTCACCACAGTCGTGACAGCCGAGGAGATTGAAGCCCTTGGGTATGGAGAGCCCGTCTTCATAGTCTTCATCCTCGTCAGCCCAGTAGATGCTTTTAGGCACGCTGACTGGGGCATCATCACTGAAGGTCAAGGACGGCCCACGGGCCTTGAATGATGCGAACAATGAATCCCCCATGGGTATGTCACAGCACTCGGCAACATACTGTTGTTGACTCGCAGTCTCAACAGCGTGACTGCAGTAGGTAGAGCGCACCCACTTGATGAGGGAGGCGGCATCGGGCTTCTGCACTGCACCCATGATGTGAGCAAGGATGGCGAGTTGCACACCAGTGCGACCATGGCCACCAACGCACTGCGTGGAGACGCTCTTGATACCGAGTCGTCGCATGTCATCAACGAGGGAGAGCCACCACTCACGGTGGATGTCCTGAGGGATGTCGAAGTCAGGCCAGTCGATGCTGATGATGTATGGGGTCGACACATGCTCAGCGCAGGTGAAACCGTCGGGGACTACGGTTGCTGATTGCTTGCCCATGACCTGAGCAGGACCCATGGCGAGGTCAGGCGCAGGTGACATGCGGTGGTAGCCACCGTTACGGCTGTGCCCTCCAGCGTGCACCTTGACACCCATCGCTTCAAACACCACGGGGTTGCCGGTGTGACATCCAGTCTTCTTGCTCGTCTCGTTCATCCAGTTGCTCATTCAATCGCCTCCTTGTTGTTGTCATTGTCGTCCGGCTTCTTACCGAGCAGTGCGTTGACGAACGCTTCCTTGTCGTCCTGCTTGGACATGAACTTGTTCAGGACATACACCATGTCGGGGTAGTCCAAATCGTCAGGGTTGAGTGCGGCGTAGATGGTCTTGAACTCATCAGGGGTAGGGAAGAACTCCTTGGCCTTGATGAGAGCAACCTGTTGCTTGACGGAAGCACGGGTTTGAACCACTGTGCCGACCAACCACACATCCAACTTGGTCGGAGTAAGCATGATGTCGATGGCTCCTTCCTCGAACAAGTGTTGCACCTCGACCAGTTCGGGCACCTCGTTCTTGTTATTGGCTGCCCACAGCATGAAGGACGCACACTTGGAACAAGTCTCAACACCACACATGATGAAGTCCTTGCTGTGACTGCTGTTGTGACTGCCCTTGTCGCCGTGGCGGTAGGCCACCGGCATGGTCTTGGCCGCAGTCTTGAGTGCCTCAGGCACATTGGCGGCAATCGCAATCGGGTTCTTGCGCCAGTAGGCCGGAGTCTTCTTGAACACAAAGTCAAGCACTCCATCCCAGTCATGCTGAGGTTCCTCAGCCGGACTCATGTCCTCCACTGGGTTGAGCAACTCACTCGCCATGGTGTAGGTAGCGGCCATGTTCTTGATGTCACTGCGAACATTGAAGCCATCAGTGCCTGCGTCCAGCGCACGCTTGCTCAGCCACTTGTTGAACAGGAAGCCGTTGTTGTGCACCACATTCTCAGCGGCGTTGGCGTTGAGGATGAGAGCGTCAAGGTTCTCATCAGTAGGAGCGTCAAGGAATGTTTGCACACTCTGAGCGAGCGTGGCTCCAGTCACCATGGAGTTGCCCCATGCAGGACCGCCGTAGCCAGCCGACCAGCCCTTCATGTAGTGCTTGGACAGGAAAAGCATCATCTTCGCCATCTGTGAGAAGGTTGGTTTGATGTGCCCGATGGCTGCATAGTAGTGGCTACGATTGCTGTCAAGGTGTGGCTTGTCGTGAACCTTGACCCACACATCTTCACCGATGCAAGCGGTGATGGTAGCGAACAGTGAAGCGTTAGCGTTGCTCTTGAGTGAAGTAGCGTGCCGCATCTCACCGAGGCCGAGGGCCATGATGGACTTCGGCAACCATGCACAAAAGACACCAGCGAGGAACGCTGTGTCCTGAGGTTTGCTCAAAGGCATACTGACCCACTGATGGAAGAAGGTGGAGAACCACCCCTGTTGCTTAGCCCAGTAGTCGTTACCAGCATTGAGGCCACGGATGAAGTCGGCCTTGAATGCGGAGGGAGCGTAGGGCTGTGGCTCAAAGGTGCCTTCGTTGTCAAGCACCACCCAACCCGGAGCGGCCTCGACCCAACGGTCACCTTTGTTCACGGACTCAGTGATGACATAGGGAACACCAACGCCACGGCAGTGAGCGTAGATGTGAGAGAGACGAGAGCCGTTCGGCTCGACCACCATGTAACCGTCAGGGCAGTTGTCCTTGGTGATGTTCTCTTCAAGCCAAGCCACCTCTTCAAGCCCACTCATCATGATGTAGTCGTTGATGACAACCTCACCCTGCGGAACCATGCCGATGGTATCAACACCAGCAGGTGGAGGGCTAACGGGAGTGTGCTCAGGAGCCCCACGAATCTGAGTGATGTATTCACCATTGGCCTTGCTACAATCGAAGACACCACGCTCTCGCTGACCCTTAGGCATGGTGAAAACGAACTCAAGTTCGTGGTCTGCTGGGCTACAACCCAGTGCGTTGAGTGCGATGTTGTCGCTGTGTTTCTCGGAACGAACAGGGAAGCCCAACTGCAAGCCATGACCAGCAGTTACACCGTCGTGACCGGGGCCGAAGACGGCGTAACCGTTGAAGTCACCGTGGCTGAGAGCAACCACAGCACTGTTGTCAGCGTCGATGAACGGCATGAGCATGAGACAACCCTCAGGGTCATCGTCAATCATGATGTCACGGAGACGCTTGAACTCAGAGTGAAGTGATTCCATGTCATCGCAGCGCACAGACTCAAGCACACCGTGGCGTGGGTTGAGTGGGCAGGTTCTCAAGAATGCAGGGAAGTCGGTGACTCCGCCAGCCGACTCAACATGGAGCGGAGTGTCAGTCAAGAGCAAAGGCACAGCGTTGGGCACGGCCCAGTCCTGTGGGATGCTGAAAGTCCCGAAGGCTTTGGCGTATCGGAAGATGGCCGCCGCCTTCTGCGACTTGACTTCAGCCAACCGCTCCTTGCTCAGTAGTTCGTTCATATTCATCATCTCCGTCATGTTTGTTTCCTCCTTGTTGTCCTCTTTTCTTAATGCTGCTTTAAGTAGTGAAGTCCTCAGTCCATCGGTTTTCAACTGATTTATGCCTCCGTGTATTCCCAGTAGATGTATTCGTCCGTCTCAATTTTGATTTTCAGGTTGTGTGCATTCGTATCACTCATGCCGTCACCTCCACGCCTCGCCACCAGTCGGGAGCAGGTGTGCCCTTCTCCCACTTGGCGAAGGTCTTGTCATGGTAGTAAGAACGGTAGGCCGTGATGGCGCACGGGTTACGGTGTTCGTCGGGCATGGCCTGAGCGAACGGGGTCAGCCTGTCAGCATCGTTGAAGAAGCGTGGTGTGAGAGCGAGTGAGTTCATGTGAACGATGGGTCGCCAGCAAGCGTGCTCCTTGCCGAAGCGAGCCTCATATTCTTGACAGAGAGCGATGGCGTGAGAGCCAAGCCAGTCAAGGTTGGCCCATGAATCCCCGGCCCAAACGGTGCAGGGATGGTGAGCGTAGCCGCCCTTGTAGGGCTTACCTGCTTTGGTGAGAGGCATGTCCTCATCGGTGGCCCCCCATCGGCGCAGGGCTGAGGCCATCATCTGTGCGGCCTCGACGCACATCTTGGGCACATGCTTGTCGCAGTGCATCTCAGCGGCGATGATGGGGTTCTCATGGAGCACGAAGATGTTCATTCCTCTTCCTCCTTGGGTTCTTCAGGGCGCAGGTCGGACCATGGGTCCTCTTCATCAGAGTCCTTGAAATCGTAGTTCCACCACTGTCGGGTGCCGCACTGTTGACACTCCATCAGGACGCAGTTGTAGACACCGAAGTCATGCTCGCTGTCAACAGCCACCCAGTAGTGTTCTTTTTCAGCGCACTTCTCAGGAGTGAAGTTCTTGGAGTTGAACTCTTCAAGCCGTCGCAGTTGGAGGCGAAGAGAATCCATCTGCATACGGATGCTTTCAGCAGTGATGCGGGTCATGCAATCAACTCCTCTTTCGATTCCTTCGTTTCAAGATACGCTGACATGGCCGCTATCTGCAACTCAATGTCCCATTCCTTGAAGGGGGTGCCGAGAATGTGCATGTTGTGCATCTCAGTGATGAGTCGGTTGAGTTCCGTCACTTCTTGCGAGTGAAGTTCTTCGGTTTTGTAGTGCTCCCTGCAACACTCGCATTTAACGCTCAAACATGAGGTAATCATTCAAACACCCACCCATGCTTTTCCATCTCGGCCATCGTCTCTTCGGAGAGCCACTGCTCCATGGCCTTGAGTCTCTCCTTGAGTTCACGGTTCTCCTTCTGTGCTTTTCGTAGTGCAATCATTGTTCCTTTCATTCTTCCTCCCCCTCATCATTTGATGCCGCTTTAAGTAGTGAATCCTGTTCCTCAATCAAGTCATCAAGGTCGCCACGCTCGCCAGCCTCGATGACTGAAACCATGGCTTCCCACAGGAATCCGTGGTCGACATGGTTGAAGCCCCATTCAGCAAGGCTCTGAACGAAGTCAGCGATGGATGGGTGAACTGCTCGTTGCTTGAGGTAGTCCGTGTCCTTCTGTTGGCCTTCGTCCATCGTGTTCGTAAGCCAAAACAGGTCAGAGCGCATGTTCTCGTTCTCGCTCATCAAGCGTTGGATAAACTCCAACCGCTTCTCAGCGAGAGCCTCCACCTTTTGTAGTCGCTTGACTTCTTCAAGGAGAAGTGGTGCGTCTGCGATAGCCCTTGCTTCGGCTTCCGATTCGCAAGCGATGGTTCGCTTGGTTTCGGTGTTAATCAACATCCAACCCCTGTGTTCTCCTGTCACTTCATATGTCAATTCGCTCATTTCCCAAGTCATTCAATCATCTCCTGCAATTCCTTTACTTTTTCATCATACAATGTAAGTGCCTTTTGTTCATCTGCGACTATCCATCCTTCGAGCAACTCTTTCGTGTCCTCAGATGTGTGTCGAACAATGTCAATAGCCCAAGTGAAGTCAGCAAGTTCGTGCATCTCAACTTCCTTATCTCCAATCATTCCACTATTCATTCTCCATCACCCCGTTCTCTTTGAACTCCCATCCGTTAGCCTCAGCCGTTTCGTGCAAAGCCTCGTCGGTGTAGCAGTAGTCGTGTGCCTTGTTCAGTTTGTCCATCAACCCTCGCATGTTATCGGCACGCAGGTGTTCAATCACTTCCGCATCCCAATAGCAACCAGTCAAGGGGCAAGCATCTGCATCAAGTTCAGCCAGCAGTTCTTCATCGTAGTCCGTGAAGCGAATCACATCACCTCGGTCCACATAAAGGGAAACGCGGTAGTCGAACTTGCCTCCAATGTGTTCGTGCAACTTGGTGAGGGAAGCAAGGAATGCCTCACCTTCGTGCTCAGACAAGTAGTCTAAGTTGTCCCGCATCCACTCGTAGCACTTCTCCTTGTCGGGATGTTCGTCAATCGTGTAGACTGTGTATGTGATGCTCCTCATTCGTTCACCTCCTCGCTTTGACAGTAGGAAACGATGTAGTCGGAGGCCGCTTGAGCCTGACCGAATGCGGCGGTGAGGGCTTTGTCTTGCTCGTTACAAGCCTTGAGCCATGACTGAAGGTAGGCGATGTTGTTGGCGTTTTCCTCCATGACAGCATCAGGTTTGAACTCACCACCAAGGCGCACAACAGTAAGCATGGAGCCAAGTTCAGCGACCAGTTCCTCAAGCGCATACTCAGGGGAGCCGAACGAGTTCTTCAGGTCACGCTCACAACGCTGGGGGTGCCCAGTGGAGTGAACCGCTTCGTGAAACGCCGTCATGACTTCGCCGAGTGAATCGGTGAATGCTTCGTGGACGGGGAGTTGGATGGTGTCGCCGTTGAGCCGATAGAAGGCACGATTGCCGCCACGGTTCAAGGTCAGCGTGGGTTGACTCTCAACATAGGTGTTGAAGTTGCTCATCATCTCATGGACGGGAACAGGTTGATGAGAGTCGCTCACGGGAGGGGCTTCGTAACCCTCGCACTGCTCAACGCACCACACCTCATACCACCGGGTGACATAACCTGAGCGAACCTCAACCTCGCCTCGCTCGTTCTCTTTCTCGTAGGTGTTGGGTTTGAAGAAGCGGATGGGGAAACCAGTCCCGTTCTTCAGGCCAGCGATGCTCATGCCCGCCTCTTTGAGTTGGTTGCGTGTGGCGAACCGAAGGTCGCTGAAGCCAGCCGCCATGGCTGAGAACCACAGTCCCATCAAGTTACCACCACGGTAAGTCTTCTTGCTCTTGAGGTTCTGAGGCATACCTGAAGCACCACCGTTCCACGGCTTACGCCATGGGATGTTGCCTGACTTGATGCCGTCAGCGATGGCGTTGAACCACCGCTCGCTCATCTCATCGCTCTTCTGTTTGCCGTATGTCTTCTTCTGTTCTCTACTCATCTTCGCCATGGTTGTTCCTCCTTGCTGTCCTTTGTTATTGATGCCGCTTTAAGTAGTGAAGTCCTCAGTCCATCAGTTCCAAGATGACTTCCATCTGTCCGTCTTCTCGCTCAACGATGACAACCACCTGAGCCTGACCGTGCCGTGTGACGATGCTCATTCGTTCATCACCCTCCGCATCTCGGTGACATCAACGCCTTGCGTCTGTAGCCAGTCCAGCACAAAGTCGGGTAGAGCAAAGACTCCATCGTAGTCCGTGAGCACACCGTCGGTAATCCGTAGTCCACCTGAAGCATACCAGTCCTGTTCTTCGTCGTAGAACTCAAACCAACCACGCCCGGTGCTCGGGCTGAAGCCAATGTCCACAGTGAGTTCAATGTCCTCCGCAGTAGCCACAGTCCCGAAGGAGTTCTCTCTGTTCAGGCTTCGTGTCTCCGTGAATGTTTCCTTGATTGTATCGTTCGCCATCAGTAACCCTCCGTTGGTTCAAAGCCAGCGATGTCATCGTAGTCATCAGCAGGGCGTGTTGGTTTGTGGTTGAGCATCCACAGGATGAGTCTGCTGTAACTGTCCTCCATCATTCAACCACCTCCGAGATGTCATCAGGCTGACTGAGTGTAAGTGAGTGTAGGTAGTGGGCACGGCTGTCCCACACATTGTGATTCAAGTCCACGAAGATGCCGTTGTGAAACATCTTGTCACCGTCAGGGGAGGCAACATACCAAGTCCAGTCACGCTGGGAGATACGCGCCGGGCCGAACTCATTGAGCCTCGCTTTGGTTGTCACAGTAGTCCAACCACCAGCACTGAGCACCCATCCATCCACATAGATGCGGAGCACCATGGTGCCGTGCAGTTCAAGTCCGTAGTGGTCGCCCAACTTATACAGTCGGGTGTTGTTCTTCATCGGCTTGCCCTTGTAAGGGTCACGAGCCGTGCTCATCAGTTGTTCGCATTGGTAATGGGTCAGGGTCATTCTTGTTCCTCCTTGCTGCTTTCCGTTTTTGATGCTGCTTTAAGTAGTGAAGTTTGCTGTTGTCCTTTTTGTCTTGGTTGTCCTACGCTTTGTGTATATGTCATGCTCATTCCTCCTCGTCGACGACGGATGCGAGCGCACGGTTCACCATGCTGAACGCTTCGCCATGGTTGACAGGCTGGGGCTCAGGCACCGGGGCCTGACACATGGGGTCATCGCAGTTCTCTACTTCGTGCATGAAGCACAGCACACCATCCATGACGGCTTGGTTGCGAGCCTCATCCTTCGCCTCCATGATAGCCTCATGGACTTTCATCTGCTCGTCGGTGATGTAGCCAGCGAAGGGGCCGAGTTCATACATGAACGAGCCTTCCCAATCGCACACGCTACACTTCGTCCTGATGAGAACCATCTCTTCTCCGTCTGTGCTCATCTTCTCAGGGCGTGTGTCCCAGCGAGTCCAAAACTGATTGAACTCCTGAGCCATGGAGGTGTCACCTTCTCCACACTTAGGGCACTGCCCTTCAGTTTGGTTCTCCCATTCGTCATACATCTCGTTGCTGTTTGTTGTCATGTCAGTCATCTCCTTCCACAGTATATGAAGAATCATCATCCTCGTCAAACGCATTCGGCATTTCAACGCCCTCGTTGTCCCTGTAGTGTTGGATGATTTCACCGAGGTCGCCGCTACCACTTTCATGGTAGGCACGGATTTCACCAAGGGCTGATTCTGCAAGCATGAGTCTGTGTTGTAGTCTCTTCAGTTCTTCAAGGAGAAGTGGTGCGTCCGCCATGAGTCGTAGGTTAGCCTCTTCCTCTTTGGTTATCAGTTGGTCTTTGTTGTAATTCCAACAAGGGTATTCCGCTATGATTTCATTACCACCTTTAGCAGTAGCATGAATAGTAGCACTGTCGTATTCCCATTTACCTTCTGTGCGTCCTTCGTATTTGCTTTCATCAATCATTTTTCATCACCTCATCTAAGACCCTAATCACATCATAGTTCTCCGCATGAACAATGGCGTATTCAATCGCTTCACGCAACCGCTTGACTTCTGCGAGGAGAAGTGGTGCATCTGCGATGAGTTGTGCGTTTGTTTCAGCACCCGGATGGTCGCTCATGATGAGCCACCCGACGAGTCCACCACCACACAACATTTCCCTCGCGTCGTCGTAGTCGGGTTCACCCATTTTCAACGAGTCGTTCAGCGTGTGTCCTTCGTATTTGTCTGTGTCAATCATTCCTCTTCACCTTCGTCTCCGCACACATATTCAATGTAGTCCATCATCGCTGAGTCATTACCATTGACCGCATTCTCAGCCCAATCGTATGCTCTAATGAGTCGCTCACGCAACCGCTTGACTTCTGCGAGGAGAAGTGGTGCGTCTGCTATCAGTTCAGCAGTAGCCGTGAGTTCCAACATGTCTTCCTCACACACCCAGCATGGTAAGTCCAAAAACACCTCTCGCTTTTCATCTCCCTCAGCGATAGCCACATACATGTGCCCATCAGTGTCGTCCAGTTCCGCCTCCCACGGCCCCGGTGTGTGTCCTTCGTATTTGCTTGTGTCAATCATTCAATCGTCTCCTTGTCCTGTTGCATTGATGCCGCTTTAAGTAGTGAAGTCAGCAGTTGCCCTCCTTCAAATTGCACTCGCAGTTGCACACCCAAGTGTCACCACGAATAGCATCGGGATGCAGAGTGAACGAGCAAGGCATGTCGCATTCAGGACAAGCACCGAACTCGTAAATCAAGCACTCACCCCCATGCTCTTGAGCATGTCGGCGGGCATGTCACCAGCATCAACCATGGCCTTGAGCAAAGCCTTGGCGATACCATCACGCTCGCCCATCTCTCCGCCGTCAATGATAGCGGAAACGGTGGCTCGCTTCTCTTCAACCACGGCGTTGAACTTCTCATCAATGGTTCCAGCCACGGACAGGTAGATGGCGTGAACTGTTTCAGCGTCCTGACCGATGCGGTTCACACGGTCTTCGGCTTGCTCTTCCCAGCCGGGCACCCATTCACGCTCAACGAACACAACGGTGTCAGCCTCGGTCAAGGTCAGTCCTTCCTTGGCCGCAACCGTGGAGCAGACGAGGAACTTGGTGCCTCCTGATTGGAAGCGTTCAACTGCTTCCTGTCGCTTCTCTGCGGAGACGCTCCCGTTGATGAAGTCAATCGTGAGCGGGCCGAAGATGGCTCGGTCATCCTTGGTCAGTTTGGAATGTTCTTGCTTGAGGGAGTCGGTCACCATCTCTTGCACATCCCGGTGGTGGGTGAAGATGATGAGAGGCTTGCCCGTGGTGCTGTGGTAGTCCATGGCCCAGCGAGCGGTGGCTCCTGCCTTCATGCGGCCAGCGTGGTGTCGCAGTTCGGTAAGCATGTTCAAGACGAAGCCAGCAGGTAGGGTGCCCGCCGCCTTGTGTGCTGAATACTGAGAAGACCACATGCGAGACATGTCCCGATACTCTTTCATCTCCTTGGGCGCAGGGTGGACATCCACGATTTGACGAATCTTGTCAGGCAGTTCAGCCATGACCTCCTTCTTCAGTCGGCGGATGGCTACGGTTCGGGTGCGCTCATGGAGTTCCTTCTCGTTGGACGAGCCACTAAAGTCCCAGCCCCATCCGTTGTGGTGGGCATCGCAGTATCGCTTGCCGAAGGAGAAGAAGGATGGGAACTCAGCAGGACGCAGGAGGTTGAGTGTGGTGAAGAACTCGCTGGGTCGGTTGGTGATGGCCGTGCCTGAGAGAGCGAGGACGCTCTTCGCCGCCTTGGCTACCTCAAGGCTCGCCTGTGTGCGCTGAGCCTTGTAGTTCTTCAGGTAGTGGGACTCGTCAAAGATGACGGTGCCGAAGCCACGCTCCAGCAGAGCGGGTGCCTGTTTGTTCATCAGGTCGTAGTTGATGACAACGACATCGGTGTCAGGCACAGGGTCGCTCCCCTTCTTGATGACCTCGCTCTCGTAGGTGGTGAGCCATGCCCGTGATTCCTTGAGCCAATTGAACTTGACATTCGCAGGACAGACAACGAGGACAGGGTGATGCTCAGGGTGAAGGGCGGCGTAGGCCAAGGCTTGGATGGTCTTACCCACACCCATGTCGTCGCCGATGAGGGCTTTGCCGTTGGCGAGTTCAGCGAAACGGACACCGACATACTGGAAGGGGTAGAGTTCACGGCCAGCAGGGAACACTTCAGCCAAGCGGTCACGCATGTCAGCAACTGCTGACTCGTCGTTGAGTTCGGCGGCACTACTGATGGAGATGCGCTGGGCCGTGTTGCTTACGATGCTGTTCAGTTGCGGGACGGCGGCGATAGCATCAGCGAGTTCCTGATACACGCCGTCAAGGCGACCCTTGAGGAAGGAGCCTTGAGCAAGTGGGACAGACCACACCTTGCGCTGACCGTTCCACTTGCGTCCCATGATGCCCTTGACGATTGACATGACTTGCGCTCGCTGGTCATCGTTGTTGAGCCACGGCCACTTGAGGACGAGGGAGTCACCCTCAACGGTGGCTTGGATGCGGGAGTCAGTAGGACTCACGGGTGCGGCAACGCACTGGTCTTTGAGCGGGCGGAGTTCGTCAGCGTAGTAGCCGTTGGCCTCAAAGACTTCACACGCCCGGTCAATGAGAGCGGCCTCCATCTTGAGCGACCATGCACGATGCTCAGGCTTCCAAATGCAACGCCCCTCCCCAACGAGGGAGGACTTGAGGGCGGCGATGAGTTGCTGGTCGTAGGGGAAGCGCAAGAGGATGCGCTTGCTGGTCTTTGGGAACCGCTTGTGAATATCGTTGCGCCCATACCATGTGTCGTCATAGACTTCACATCGGATGGTCTTGCGCTGGCGAGCCTCGGCCTCATGGCGAGCATTCTTCTCCTTGTATTCGGACACAAGGGAAGCGTAGAGTTCAGCCACATCGGGCACGGCACTCAGTCTGTCGTGTGCGGTGTGACCGAAGAGTTGCTGGGCGAGTTGCTCAAACGGGGAGAGGTTCTGAGACTCACCCTTGGCCCCACGCCGAGCGGCATGGCGAACCAAGGTGGTGAGTTTCTTGACCCCGTTCATGTAGTCGGCGGCTTCCTCACCCTGCTTGGCGAGGTCGTCAAGGAAGGCGGTGCCGTCTGCGGCACCCATGCCGATGGTGCTCAAGAGCCACGGGAGTTGGGTGTTGCGGTAAGTCCTGAGCCGACGGGCGGCTTCGGCGTATTGGGTTTCGTCAAGGGTCGTGTGTAGGGAGGCGAAGAAGGAAGCGTCCCCGGCGTTGGGCCCGATGTTGTCCTTCCTCCCCTGCACATGAACCTGCATGAAGTAGTCCAGCATTGTTTTCATCTCGTCTTGTGTGATGGTCATGTTCATTCCTCTCCCTCAGTTAGTGATGCTTCTTTAAGTAGTGAAGGGTCGTTCACCTCTTCAATGAAATACCAATGGGCTGAGTCCGGGTCGCCCTCGTTGCACAAGTATTCGTAGTGCGCCTTCGCTTCCTCGTATGTAGCGAATGGGCCATCCGACTCACCGCATTTGTAGTGTGTCACGAACCATTCGCTCATTCTTCTCCCTCCTGTTCGTCAGCCGAAACGATGCAGTAGTTCGCATCAACCCAAGTGAGGTTGCTGTGCCCACCCTTCCAATCAATCGTCTCTGTGTTCACTTCGTCCTCGTATTCGTGGACGGTTCCGTCTTTCATCTGAATGTGTAGTGTGCTCCATTGAACCCACCAACGAACGATGTCCTCACGGTTCAGGTCTTCGGGCAGGTCAATCTCATGATAGAGGGTGTATTCCATGCAAAGTTTGGTTGCGCCTTCAGGTATGCTACTCATTCAACCACCTCCACGGTTATGTCATGTGCACCGTCAGTTGAAACACCTTCATCGTGCAACAAATCTTGCGCCACTCCCACTGCGTCGTCAATGTCCTCAACATCAACCGTCGTGATGACGCTGTAATGGAAGAATGTGAACATGACATTTACTCGGTTCATGCAACCACCTCCGTGATGGTGACGACGAAGGAATCACCCACTTGCTCGCCGACCTCAATCTTGTAACGCTCAGGGTGACGACACATCGCCATCGCTTCACGCACAGGGAAGGATGGGTAGATGAGCATGAGGGAGTAGAAGCGGGTGGCCTCATCCACGAAGGACTCCACCATGCTGTTCCTGTCTTTCGCCAACGCACCGATGAGAGCGTCGGGGTCGTTCATGTAGATGGGTTGGCCCATGATACTGCTCAAGCAACCACCTCCACGGGCTCAACCACGGTGCCCACCGGGTCGCTGGTGGACAGGGGGACAACATCGGTGAAGGCGTGTTCGGGGATGAGGGTGCCGTCGTCGGTGTAGTCAGGCAAGAGTTCGTTGTGTGTGATGCGGATGTTGCCCTCAAACTCGGCGATGACCATTTGTGCATGACACGAACGGCACACCTCCATCACATCGTATTCCATGGGGTGGTTCCCCCACTCGTAGACAACGAAGCGGTGGGCCTCGTTGCCGCAGTCGTTCTCACATTGGGCTTCATGGATTGGCTGGGTCGGTTCCATGGCCTCCAACATTGATACTGCTTTAAGTAGTGAAGGCTGAGAAACGGTGGACTGAGAGGATGTCAAGGTCGTCGGAGGTGTCGTCTATACAGTTACAGGTGCTGTCCAAATCTCGGGCACCCCCTACTCTATTATGTTAGAATAACATGTATGTATATAATAATAATAAGACAACCTATACAAGTGTAGGTGGGGTTCTGCAGAATGCGTCTATGCGTATATGCGTAATAGGGATAGCCTACGCTCGCCGTGGTGGGAAGGTCAGGACTCGCCGCCCTTCGGCGGGCGTGGTGGTTAAGAGGGATGGGACAGGGGCCACGCCTCTCTGTGGAGCAAGGTCATTATTTTCAGAGGGCGCAGGTAGAATGGATGACCCCACCCATATGGATGGAAGCGGGGGAACCGAAGCCGAAGGAACGCATCCCGCCGAGCGAAGCGAGGCGGAAGCGAGCGAAGCGAGCCAAGGCGGCGACTGCCGCCTCCCCCGAGCGAAGCGAGGCCGGTGCCCCCCGCCTGCGTAGCAAGGCTCGGGAGGCCAAAAAAAATGGCCCCCGCCCCGAAGGGCGAGGGCCGGGGTGCCCCAGCCGCCTCCTCGTAGGGGGCTGGGGGCTTGGCGTTCGTTCGTCAGGCTTCGTTAGGGGGTCAGGGGCGGCGTATCGCTACTCAGATACCACCGATTCCCTTGGAGCGCAGGTAGGCGAGGGCGGAGGCACCCGTCTTGATGTCGGCACCGGAGCCACCGAGAGCGACGGCCATGGCCTTGGCCTCAGCGGCTGAGAGGCTCACGGTGGCGGCGGGAGCGGCGGTGGACTTGGGCGTTTTGCCCTGCATCACTTCGCCGTTGCGACGGACGACGAGTTGAGCCTTGAGAGCGGCCCGCTCTGCCCGTGCGTCGTCCTCGTTCTCCAGCGAGTTAGCGTCCTTCCAGTCCTCGGCGAAGAGGGCACGGACACCGAAGGCGATAGCGTCGGCCTTGCTGGCGAAGGTGCGGTCAAGCCCGTCCACGGTGTAGGTGTCGGCGTTGTCCTGTGCGGCCTTGAAGGCTGACATGGCGTGACGCTTTGGCGTGTCGTGGCGTGGCCCGGCGGTGAAACCGGCGACCACGACGCACTTGCCGTTGCGGTTGGTCTGGGACAGGGCGAGAGCGGCGGCTTTGCGGCCCGTGATTTCGCCGGTGGTGCCGTCGTCGCTGATGAAGGCGGCGAGGGTGGAGTGGGGTTCGCCCTTGCTGTTGCGTGGGATGACGATGAGGCGGTTCACGGCCTCAATGACCTCATCCGTGGTGAAGGTGCGGGAGCCCGTCACATAGGGCTTCCCGAAGAGGGGTGCACCATGGTCAAGGTTCACCTCCATGGTCACGGACTGGCCTCGTCCGTTGAGGTGGTTCACCATGGTCGTAACCATGGCTTGGGCTTGCTCGGGGTATGTCTGCTTGTCTTGCATCTGTATCTCTCCTGCCGTTTCGGCGACATCTACTATTGATACTGCTTTAAGTAGTGAAGGCTTTCAGTCAAGCGGTTTAGCCTCAGGCTACGCCGGTCAGGCTACGGCCAAGGGAGGGCGGCACAAGCCACCCATATGGGTGGGGGTCAAGGGGCCGAGGCTTGCGGCTCAACGCCTGAGCGTGATGCTCCCCATCGGGGGGCTCGGGGTGGGGGCGTAGCAAAACGCTGGGGCGATGCCGCCTTATATGCGGGGAGCCTAACGCTGGCCCTGAAGTGGCCCCCCGCCCCACGCTTATGAAGCAACACCGCCCCAGCCTAACGCTCCACGGGGCCGTGGGAAGGAGCGGCACGCTGGCTTCGCCAGCGTTGCGCTCCGCCGTGCTACGCCAGCACCACGCCACCACGCCGCAGTGCCTTGCTACGCCGAACGGGGTGCGGTCTATAGAACGGGGCACCGGGGCCTTGCTACGCCGCCCCCCTTAGCCGGAGCAATAGGCTACGCCGTTATGCTACGCTCCTTATGACCGCGCACACCGCTCCAAAAAAAATTGAAAAAAATAATAATTTTACCTACAGAACTACCTTTCATTACCGATGGCCTCAAAATCTCAAGCACCTTAGGCCCAGCCATGTCGGAAGCGTTTGAGCAGGCGTGGAGCGTCCTCAAGGCTCTCAACCCTGCTTTTCAGGACGACCCGAATGCTCCTGAGCAAGACTTGCGTCATTATCAAAACATGCAATCCATGCTCGACACCTACACGCCTCGTGGTAACACCAATCCACGGTGGCTTCAACCTGCTGGACACAAACCGCTCACGCCCTTCCCGCAGGGCTTTGTTGACCTGAATCCGTGGATGGAAGCCGCCAATCTCGACCATCAAGCAAGGACATCTCGCAACCCCGCTGACGCTCGCATGTTTGCTCAGCAGGCCATAGAGGCTCGCAACGCTCCCATAGCGGTTGAAGACCCCGAAGGAAGCCTCCCTGAAGCAATCCCATGGGAACAGGGCATCGACATGGAAGAGATACAGCGTTACCTTGCCGAAGCGCATCGACGCTCTATCGCTCCGCTCTCCTATCGTCGCAAAATCAAACCATTGAGCGATGAAGAAGTTGCTCGTGATTTGAGGCGTCTGCGTGATTACAGGCGGTAAAAGCATGTCGGAAGCGTTTGAGCAAGCGTGGTTGCTGCTTAAACAAGTCAATCGGCAGTCAAGGCTTCCCGGCTACGAAGGGCAGATGATTGCTGATAGCAGGCGAAGCAGGCGAAGAGATGGCCGTGGCTTTGCGGATGAGGGGCCTCGTCAGATGGGGCCTTTCCTCGAAGGTCTTGAAGAAGTTCTGAATAACCCACGGCAGCGTGAGCGTTATGTCGCCCGCAGAAGAATGCCTGCTCGCATCGTAAGGACATTTGAGAATCCAACTGCAGCAGGGTTTCAATTTGATGACGCTGTCACCTATGCCCTTGAAGACGAAGCAGGGGAACGGTTGGCTGAAATCCACACTAACAGAGAAAATCAAATCAGCGATTTTGCCGGTGAGGTCCCCGCACAGCATCGACGCAAGGGCTACTACCGTGAACTGATTGAAAATCTCATTCGGCATGGTTTCCCATTGACTTCACATTCACGCAACGAAATGTCCGACCCGTTTCACAAAAAGTTCATTCGCACGCTACCTGACGACATAGATGTTAGCACGATATTTGATTCATCGGGTGACAGCGAATATGACGACCATCACTACACCCACGCTCCTTACTTCCCCGGCAAACACGGGCCGGGCGGCGATTGGGGCGACCTGCGCGGACCGCATCGTATCACCGTGCCCTTTTTTGACCGCTCAAGCGAGTCTTATCGAACTCGTGACCTTGAGGTGCCGGGACCAATAGCAGGAAGACCACATTACCATCGTAACCGGGACATCATTGTCCCGACCGAGGCGGCTCGTGAAATCCTTGCTCGTGATAATGGTGGTTTTGACTATGAAAGACGAAGAGTGATTAACAGTCTAAAAAACGCACAGCGCGAAAAGGGGATAGATTCCCATTACAGCAATCCATCCTACGGGCTTGTGCAAGATGCGCCTATGCGTCTTCCCAATCCCGCTTACGGTTCGCGAATCTTTTCACAAAGTCGGCTTCCCGGTCTTTTGGAGTCAGACTACGCCGCTTGGGAGGCCAATCAACCGCTTTTCCCTATGGACGACGCATCGGAGATGGCTCGAAGGACACGGGCAAATTACATCCAATAATCTTTTATCAAGCAGCCTTGTCAGAAGTTTATGGTCCGACCCTTTGACGCCGCTTGGTCCATCATCAAGCAATACGATGTGAACTCCTATCGTGGTCAGCGCACGCTGGGCCGTGAAGGGCGCATGGCGCTTCGTGACGATGCTATGGCTGGCGCTAACGCATTCCATCAGGCCCGCATCGACGCTATGCGAAACTTGCCTGACCCCCGAGATAGCCGGGGTGCGTTTTCACAGCCCGGCGGCGAGCCATTCAACCCGTTCGTGGAGCAGGCTCCTGTAGCGGCCGCTCCTCGCCCCATCGACACCGATGTTCCTCTTGGCTCAACGGGCCAAACGATGCCGCTCTCAGCGGGCAAACCCCGTGAGATGCGTCGTGGAGAGCGAGCGCCAACGACACCTCGCCCCGGTTTCCGCACCCGTGAAGCCATGCCGTTAACTGATTATCACTTCGGAGAGTGAAACCCATGAGAGCCTTTGACGCAGCATGGTCCGTTATCAAAGCGCTCCCTGAAGACCAAGTGTTTGAGCAAAGGGGCGATGGAAGGTTTGAAACACAGCCTACACAAGAGCGGTTTGGAACCGTTCACCCCGCAATTCGAGGATTGCTGCAACGCCTTCATCGTGGAGTTGGGCCGGATGGATATACGGACTTTAATCGGGCAAGACCTTCAATGCAATTTGACCCTCCCCGACATTGGTCGTCACCCGGTCCAAAAATTGAAGACTTAGGCACACTCTACGAAGACCCTGTCGAAACCATAAAACCAAGTCCGGGCTCTTCTCAACACAGCCTTGATATTGCTCAAAGGTCACATGGTGTGAAAGAATTACCTTACTTTGAAGATGAAGACCAAAACCTTGCTTTCTTTGCTCAATATCCAACAAGAAGTCTCCGAGAAGCCGCAATTCGTCGGCGCGAACAAGGGCAACCTATGAGGCCGTCGCACATATTTTCTCGATTCAGCAGAGATTCTGTTCCTTACAGGGAGTTTTGATGATGAGAGCCTTCGATGCAGCATGGTCTGTTCTCAAAGCGGACCCTCGTCAACGAATGTTTGGCCCTCCTTCGGGCGGGCCGGGGAACATCTCGGTCAGTCAAACAGTTCACCCTGCTATTGCCGGTATGGTTCAGCGGGCCACAGACCCGTATGGATTGCCGCCGTCAGTGAGCAAACCTTTCAATTTTGACTCAAGCCGACCGCGACCGTTCGACACCGTCACTCACACCAACCCACAGACCGGTGAAAGTCGCTCATCCGCTTCAGACCTTGAACGAAGAAGTCTCAGCAATATCAATTCTTACGAAGCAGGGACTCCTCATTCAAAACTTATGACGGCTTTGGATAACGCCTTTGTTCCTGATTTTAGAGAAGGGGCTACGCTCAACCGACCACCTTATGTCACGAGTAGGCCCATGACACCGGAAGAGATTGCTACCGGTGAGCCGGATGCGACATCACCCATGGCTTTCAGAAACGATGTGAGGGAAAATAGGGAAGGACGAGAGTTCCGAGACAGCCTCAAAACAGCCCGTCAATACGGCCTTTGAGTCAATAAGTTTAATTTCCACACCGCCCTCGGCTCACACATGCTGTTGCCGACGCTGCTCTTCCTCTCTTTCATAGCGGGGTTTGTAACGATGTGGCTGGCTACCCCCGACCCCACTGACACTGTAGTTTTCATTGAAGACGAGGCGGCCTTTCACCAAGCCTGCTTCAACGGAATGCGGAGGGGCATCCAGTGAAAGTCACCGTCTACGAGGTCGGTCCTCGGGACGGTTTGCAGTCACTTTCGCATGTCGTGCCGACTGAAAAGCGTCGTGAACTCATCAATGCTCTCTACAACGCCGGTATCGAGCACATCGAGGAAGTTTCGTTCGTTCATCCCAAGATTTTGCCGCAAATGGCCGATGCCGAGGCGGTTTTCACAGGAAAAGGGTCGGTTTTGGTGCTCAATCAGCGTGGATTTGAGCGTGCGATGGCCTGCGGCGCTGAAAAAGTGAACATCGTCCTCTCACCGTGCGAAACATTCTGCATGCGCAACATGGGTAAGCGACATGGTGAGTTGATGCTTACTTATCGTCAAATGTTGAACAACTACTCCAAGGAAAAGGTCCGAGTCTACATCTCGATGGCCTTTGGAAGCCCTGATAGCGGCTCTTTTGGTCGAAAACACCTGCAAAACATGGTTCGAGACGCCAAAATGTTCGGCGACACGGTGGTTTTTGCCGATACGGTCGGCTGTGCGAGTCCCAGCGACATCTCGGTAGCAGCATCGGTCGCTTTTGAAAATGAAATGACGCCAGCGCTGCATTTGCATCATCGTGGAGACGAATCACAGGCGATTTCACTCGTTCGAGCCGGTTTGCTTGCCGGAATCCGGCAATTTGACTCGTCCATCGGGGGTCTTGGTGGTTGCCCATTCGCTGAAGGCAGCGGTGCTAACCTTGCTACCGAAACATTGGTTCGCCATCTCAACGCTTGGGGCTTTGAAACAGGCATTGACGAGCGTAGCCTGCAGGCTGCGGAGCAAATAGCGATGCGTCTCAAAAATGCTTTATCAAGCGACATCATGACAGTGGTATGAGCGGAGCCTTTGACGCAGCGTGGGCTGTGCTCAAGATGGCTCGCTACACCGCAGGCCCCTACGAGATTTGGGACAGCAACGAGCGTGTTCGTGGCTCTGAAGGCGATGCTCAATTTGCTCACCTACCGCAAACCTACACTGTGCCCAACTTCAAGCAAGATGAAGAAACAGGTGAGTGGATTGAAAGCGGAACAAGAGAAGAAAAGCAATACTACCCCATCGGTGAAAACTCGGGCTTTGAACTCAAAGCCGGTAAAATGATGATGACCCCCGAACAATTTCACCAATTGGTAGGGGCTCCCGCACCCGAACACCGCTCAGGTCAACAAACGGCCATTCGTGAGTTTATGGACCAAGGTGCGCCGATTGCCGCCCCGTTCCTCAAAGTCATGCCCGAAGAAGGCGGTGGATTCAGAGTTGTAGGACACGAAGGTCGACATCGCATGCAGGCACTTCGTGATGCAGGCTACGGCGATGTCCCTGTTCCGATTGAATTGCAGAGTAGCAAATACCTCTTCGGTCATGACATGACCAATGAGAAGTTAAGAGAAGCATTGATGAACGCTATCCTGCGTCCCGAATACGGTTACTACGGAGCAGATGAACTCGCACAAGCACGCTCACATCATGACGCTGATGAAGAATACCGAATGGGTTTGCATCGGCTCAATAAGCCTCTGTTAATCAACAACATCGACCCCGTGTGGACACGAGGTGAATACCGATGAGGGCTTTTGATGCAGCATGGGCTGTGTTGAAGGCGGAAAAAGTGAGCGTTTCAGGATTACCCATGGGTGAAGGGTCGTTCCGACAGGTCTTTCCAAACAGAAGGAACAGGAACGAAGTCATCAAACTCCCTAACATGGGCGGGCAGCAAATGACAAACATCGCCGCCATGGACGCCTTGGCTCAACTGGGTTATCCGGTCATGCCTGAAACACCGGTTTTAGCCTACAAAATTGGAGGCACTGTGCAAGGTCCTTACCCCGGAACAACGCAGCCGAGAGCGAACGCTGTGGTGTCGGATGAAAAGGCTCGTTTGTCAAACGACCCCGACACTACATGGCAAGAGCAAACTGATTTTCAGAATCAATTCAGAGACACAGTGCGGCACCCGCTCATTACCTACGGGCCGATTCAGGACCCCTTGATGCAGGCCATAGGCGTTACGGATGTTCGTGAAGCAAACACGGGCATTTACGACGATGGTATGAAAGCCATTGACTTTGAAGTGATGAATCTTGGCGCTCATAGAGAGCCAACTTACGATGAAAATGGTCAGAAGTGGGCATCGACGATGCCTCGTTTGAAAGATTGGTTGAAAGTGCCCGATGAGCAACGACGCAGTTTCATCAACATTTACGGGGACACTTCACGCTTTGAGCCTTGGAATGACGCTCGCAACCCTCGCACGGGGTATCTTGGAACACAAGAAGAACTCTACAGAAGAGGGCTTCGTAACCTCCAATTGATGAACGACATGATTGACAACCCTGAGCAGCGTCGTTTGTTTGAGTTTGTTGGTGAAGAGGAAAAAGACCGCGGTGAAAGTGAGTATTACTGGGGTCAGAAACTTGGTGCTCAAAAATGGCGAGACATGATTCAAAATCGAGAGCCAGTGGAGTAGCCAGCGCAACCGCTATATGAAGCGACATCATCGCAGTTGCATGAGCCGTGCTTTCGCTGCCGCCTTTGACCTCATCAAAATGAATCACTTCAACGCCACCTACGGTGCTGCGTTATTCGATGCCTTGCTCATGAAGGCCTTGGACGACGGTGTGCTGCGTAAGAACATTCAGGATTACATGCACATGTCTCTTGCCGAACTGGCGGATTTGCCTCCTGAAGAAAAGGAATATGCTTTCAGTCTCCTTCAGGAGCACCTTGCCGCTCAACCCAAGGCGACGGAAAACCCTGAGGGCGAAACCCCCGCTCCCGAAGACGCTGTGCCTGAGCCTGTCGCCAAAGCCTTCTACTCGGTGATGAACGATTACTTTGGCTTGTTGTGATGTCCAATGACATCCTCGTTCGACCCGGACGATGTTGAAAAGTTCTTTCCAGCGATTGCCGCTGTCGCACGAGCCGGTCTTGGTGCAGCCAAAGCAGGGGCTAAAGCCGCAGGTAAAGCAGCAAGCGCTACCGCAGGTGCAGCCAAAACAGGGGTCGGTAAAGTCGCCGATGCTGCTAAGACCGCTGGCTCTAACATCACAGAGGGTCTTGGAGAACTCAGAGAGCAAGCCAGCGCCGCTATGCAGAGCGGCACGCCGCAAAACAAAAAATTGCAGCGAACCATGATGGTTCAACAAAGCATTCAACAGCGGCAGCAGGCAGCCGAGCAGCGAAAGCGGGAGCAGGAGCAACGAGCCACTGAGATGGCTCGCAGTGCAGCATCTACGGGGACAACCATTGGTAAATCTGACGAAGCGTTCGAGATTGATTACAATGAGCCTTCACATCTTGAAACTGGGACACTCAATCCTGATGATATGTGTCAACTCTGCAAAGAGCAACCCGCACAATACAAAACTGGATATTCGGCACGAGGTCGACCGCATAGCCCAGTTACCTACAACCTCTGTGAATCGTGCTTTGACTCGTTCAGTCACGGAGGGCAAATGTCAACCTATTCCCAATTCATCAAAGGTGAACCGATGGACTTTGCTTGGCGGTTGTTGAAAGAAGAAGTGCTCGGTGGCGACCAACACGCTTCTACCGGGGACCCTCGTTTTTGGGACATCATGAGGCATTACGGTTACTACGACCCTTACGCTATCAATCAAGCCTTTGAACCATACCCACTTCAGCAAATGAGTGAACTGACACCTCATGTTGACGAACTCCTCGCATCTTACGGTTATGAGCCGTATTACTTCGGCGGGCGTTATCCGATGCCCGACCTCAACAAAAAGAATTACGAAACTGGTCATCTCGCGATTTACGACCCGGAAGTTCGCACGGCTGGGTTCAGTGACACGGCATTTACCGACAACTGGCGAAAATTGCACGAACTCGGGCATGCCCTTGGTCTTGAAGACATCAACGCAAAGTGGGGTGAAGGTCGTCGCTTAGGGAAACTCGGCGTTCGCACTCCTCGTGAAATGTTGCGTGCAGTCGACTGGGAGCGTGCGGCCATGGAAAATCAACGAGATTTGATGAACGAGGTTGGTCTACAAATTACCCCTGAGGCTCGCTATAACAGGGATTGGAACACGACGATTGGCGATGCTGCTTTCCGGGCCATTACTGGGAAGTTCACATCCCCTGAAACAGAGGGCTTTGTTCCCTTCAGCGAGAAAATACCTTTGGACATCGCCATGCGAAAAGTCCGTGAGCGTGCGGATGAGTTGGGACTCGACATGGATGAGACATTGAGAGACAAGCGAGGTGGCGCTCGCAAAATTGCATCAGAGCCGATGGACCTCGCTTGGCGTCTGCTCAAGCAGCAGACCTTCAACGACTACTTCGGCATCAAAGACCAGTGGGTTTCACTGCCCAAAGAAGGTATGGATGAGCGGCCTGAACTCTACAATGAAGTGGCTGAGGCCATGAACATCGCCTATGCTCCGATTGGCGGCCATGCTAAATACAAGAACGCCGATGACCTTCGTGGCGAAAGTAAGCATGCTCGCTACGACTTGATTGACAACGACGAAGACCCGTATGTCGACGCTGCGCATGTTTTCCAAGAAACTGAGCACGGCTTCAAGTCATCAGTGCTTGGACAAGACGGCTCTCAGGCCGGTAGGCGTGCTGTTGTTGGTCACGCCGTTGAAGCGATGAACACACCGGGGCATTTCATGGAGGCCAGCGGTCCAATGGCTTCGGTGCTTGAGCGCAATCAAGTCGGTGTCGTCGAGAGTCCTGAGATGATTCAACGAGTGTTGGCGGGTAAGGACATTCGCATGCACCCCGATGGCGGAGGCGTCTACACTCGCACCATTGGAGACGAAGAGCACGACAAGCGTATCTTTGGTCAACCGCTTGAGAACGCAGTCGCCGTTACTCAACCTTTCATGGAGCAAGTCTACAACCGACAAAGCATGACCAATCCGTTCGACCTCTTTGGAAAATCAGATGAGTTTATAGACGAAGCGTTTGACATGGGTTATCCCCTCATTCCTTACGATGAACTGCATGACAAGCAACGAGTCATCGCTGACTTTATCTCCAACAAAGATGGGCAGCATGTTCCATCTTACTGGACTGACCCGGCCAGTCGTGAATATGAAACTGAATACTACAGCGGCATGTTTCGGTCGGACAAACACCATCTTTACCCTGATGAAGCGTATGACCAATATCATCGTTACCTGCAGCATTACTTTGATGCTGCAAAAGACACCGCCGCTCTACCTCGTGAAAAGCAGTTTTTCTTGATGTCACAAGAGGCTAAATCGCACCCTGAACATCCCAACAACATCGCTCTTGCTCGAATGGCTGAGGAGTTTCCTGAATGGGATGTCGAAAATCCCCATAAAGCCTTTTGGGAACGCTATAATAAATCTCAAGGAGGGCTTGCGTCTCGCATGGCATCCGGCGGCTTCCTTCGCTCGGAAGTGCTTGTTAAAGAGCGCAAATCACCTGAGGCCATGCGTCACAAGCGGGAATACGACGCTGCTTACAACAAGCGTCCTGACCAAGTCAAGTATCGTGAAGAAT